ATTTACACTTCAGGAACAACAAGATATCACATTGTAAATTTTAACTTACTTAAATAAATTAATTTAATTAGACACCTTTATAGTCTTTTTTTACTACAAAATATGCACACCACACGAAAATAAAGGTGGTTTTACTAACACATAATATTTAATTACCCATTTTGTATAATTTGGAAGTAAATAATGTGTCTCTCTTTTTTACTTCACATATAATATACATGGCGTTCAAAGGGTTTGCTCTATACAAAATGAATAATGACAATAAACCAAAGGTTGTTGTTAACAAAGAGCATATTTCACGTAAACCATTCAACCCTGTAAAGATCATGCATATTAAGGAAAACATTAAAACCAATAATAAATTATACGCTAAAAATTCACTTCGTAAACAAAGTAAATCCATTTTTTTGGGTTTGTACATGACTCCAAACAAAGAGATTGAACTATTAAAAGATTTACCAAATCATAATGAGCTACTCAACTTCATATACGATCATATAATTAAAACATTCGTTATAGATTATCGTCTAGTCACACTACTTTATTCAGATACTGATAACCAATTACGAATAGAAATAAACTACATCGATGTTAATGTAAAACGAATTTTGATAAATACATGCGAAAGCATATTTAATAATTTAGACTTTGCTCTATCATTGAGTAAAAACTTTGAGACATTCAAAAAATCATTCATATTATCAACAATTACAATATCTGACGACGAAAAAAACGTTTTTACACAATCATTAAATACTGAACCATTCAAATATTACATGAACACACCTACATCGACAATATACGATTATATCATAGTTGGTGGTGGACCAGGTGGAATATTAGCGTCATATAAACTAGCCACACAATATCCCAATAAACAAATATTATTACTAGAAGGATCGGAAATGGAACATTCAGAATACACAACCAAAGGTTATAACAATAGTTCGAAATGGCGCGACGCACAAATGGATGAAAATTATATAGAACAAGTAACAACATCCGACAACGTAACAATATCACAAGGCAAAGGGTTAGGTGGAGGGACATTACATTTCGACCTCCGTTATATTGATAGTACAGACATCATAAACAGCAACTTCGCAGAATGGAAAAAATATTTCAATGAATTACACGATATAATAAACCCATATGAACATTCATATGGAAATAATAAACCAACTGATGCTCACTATAATTTGTACAACAAATTGAGCAGTTCATCTTCATTGAAAACATATAACAATAAAATATATGTATCAAAAGATGATTATTCTAAACGGATATTATTAGGAGATCTAATTATCAATCTTAAAAATATAACAATTAGATACAATACACACATTTCAAATCTGGTAATATTGAATAATAAAGTAACCGGATGTTTAGATACTAATGGTGTATCATATAATGGAAAAACATTTATAATGTCATCAGGAAGTATTCACACACCAATAATATTACAAAAAAGTGGTATAGACTGCGGGAATAATGTTTATGATCATGCTGGTATTAGATTACAATTCAAAAAAATTGTTTCGATTGGTAATAGTGAAGATGAAGATATATATGAAAATGATATGGGTTTCGATAACAACAAAATAGTTTCCCATATTCAAACAATGGAACACGCAAATAAATGGCAAACATTATATTCAACAATTCCTGGTAAAAACGACGTCCTGTATGTTACAATTGCTCAATGTATGAACATCCCGTCAAGTGGACATGTAAAATTAATTGCTGACAAAATAAATATAGATATGGATCATTTTGGCAATGATAAACAAAAGCAACTTACGATTAATTATATTAAGGACGCGTTTATAAAAAATAGCACTTTGCTCGAGGAGTTGGGGTACAAGTATATGGGGAAACAAATTTCTACAAAATTAATCGAAAACAACATCGAAAGTCTCAACCATATTCATGGTACGTGTCAAATCGGTAAGGTAGTGGACACAGATCACAAGGTTTATGGTATTGATAATTTATATATTGGTGATTCGTCAATACTCAACCACCCGTGGGGTGGACCAACAAGTACACCAAGTGCTGTAGCTGGTATGGTTACTGCATCAAAAATAATAGAGGCTGCCAAAAAATCAGAAATACCAACACATATACTAGTATGTTCAAATTTAAATTCATTAGACGAAAATGTAAAAAATGTAGTCGCCGATACAATTCGAAGATGGAGCGAAGTCATTGTAAGTGTTCCTTCTGGTAAACCAATTACATTTAGTTTTTATGTAGAAGAATTACCAAAAAATACACTAGGATCAACTCGCATTAACCAATATATAAACATCCAAACAAATGAAGTAAAAGAATATAATATGGAAAACATTGTAAATGACATGATGCATAAGAACTTGGGTGAAATAATTCCTTATTCCGGTGAAATAATACTATCATCTGATATGTGGAAAACATACGCATATAGCGGGCAAACATATCAACGAACAAAAAATTATTATACCTTATTGCACGAGATTGGTCACATTTTGGGCATAGGACCAATGTGGAGATTAAACGGCGCAATGTTATACGATGAATTGTCGCAATCATTTTTTTATGGAGGGTCAAATGGTAACCGCGAATACAAACATTTATTCAAGAACCTTGATGTATCGTATATGCCGATAGAGGATGATGGTGGTCCAGGGACTTCAAATGTCCACCCTGAAAAAGGCGAATATGGACATGTATCCAAAAACAATAGATATTATAATGGTATTCTACATCCAGGAATAGAGAATGAAATAATGACAGGGTGGTTAGATAATAATGCAGGTAATATAATATTACCCATTTCAAGAATAACAATTGGTGTAATTCACGACATGGGATATGAAGTAGATTATACAAAAGCAGATATAATTTATATAGATTGATCAAATAATATTTGATAATAATTTTGTAAAAAATATGATTTACATAATTATTTATTCTCGCAAACTAGGATTCATACATATATCCCGACTAGGGAATATATTTTTCGAAATACATGTATCCCCTTTTGCTACATCAATACAGCTTCGAACGCCTTTATCTTCGCCTATAAAACACCATCCTGTCTTTTTAGAAGAATTTGATTTCTGAAAAACACTTTGCGAATCATCTGACGTAACAACAACCTTTTTTATATTTTTTTTAACCTGTATTTCATCGTCAACCGGATGAGGTGTTTCACTATCCTTGTCCAAAGCAACTTCCTGAGTTGTATCAATAGCGGATGTTAATGTCCCTGCAGCTACATCCACGCCCAATTTAGCTCCTTTGGCACTAATATTAATTGTTGTTTTAGCTGTATCTGTAACGGCATATCCAAATGTGGTATACACTTTATCAATGATTGGTTTTAAAAAATCGCCAGTTGTTTCAGTAGCATCGCTTAAATAACTAAATATATTAAACCCCAATAATGCTAATGATATAATTATCAACATAATGGTTGTTAAACTGAAATCAGGTAAATATCCTTTCAAACTACTACTTGTACCCGAACTTGTACCCGAACTTGTACCTGAACTTATACCTGAACTTATACCTGAACTTATATCCGATTCGTAAGACGTCTCTATATTATTAGAGGTTATGTCTGCATTCTTATCTAAAGTATCCGATGATGATATTTGTGATGCGTCGTTTCCGCTTTTACGCGAAGAAAGAAACGAGAACATACTACCCTTTTCAGGTGTGTTCTCTGTTTGTTTTTGATTATCTTCCATATACAATACTAAGTTTTTATTTACATCGTATTTCGCTCGAAAAGAAATTGAATTATATTTCCCTTTTTTTCTGGAGATCTAGTCATGTATTTCCTCGCTACATCAATAAAACCATATAGCGTGGTTATCATAATTGTAACGACAGCACCGGGTCTAACCCAATCATCGATTATCATAAGACGCATATCTGTGCTCACTACTTTGTTATCATCTGTATCTTCAGCCAATAAACGTTCCTCGCGAATTTCTATCAAATATAGCAATGTAATAAGTCCAACTATTATAAACCACATTCTAGGACTAAGTTTAGAACTAACTAAAAATACGAAATATATACCGAATACTAAACTTGCTCCTTCAGTCTTAAGATCAGGCATTGTCAAAAACACGAAAAAGAATAACGTAAGGAAAGCAAATGCGTGTTTAACATATCTATTAGTATTTAATATTTTTTCGACACCCGGTGGGAATAATTCTGCTAAAAAATTTCCCGAAATAATAATCAATAGCGCAAACAGACCAATCATTCTACCCTGACTTCTGGCTAAATCACCTACAATCAATCGAAGACCACCTGGAGGCAAATCCTTCTCTTTTGGTACGTCCTTATCCTTATCCGAGTCACTCATTTATATATCAGAACATATTTTTTTGTAAAATTTCGAGTCGCTCCATAGTTTTATCTAGATTGCTTTTTTTAGGTATATCATTAAATAAATAGTCGGTACCCGAAGACTGCTCGTTTTTTTTAATTTCACTAAAATAAGTATTCATTTTACCTAAACAATTATCAATAATCGTACTATTTTGAACACATTGTATTTTCGGATTCACGCTTTCTGTTAAAAAACTCACACAACAATACAAAATCATTTTTCGTGTATTCGCACCATTCGCACCATATCGAACCATAAATAATTGCAATAGTGATTCGATAACTTTTTCTACCAACTTATCGTTTTTCTTTTTCGAAATATCCAAAAAGATCTCCCATATGATCCATACACAATCTTTCATATAAGGTGTATCTACATGCACAAACGACCTTGTCTCACATAAACATTTCTTCTTCTTCTTTTTACAAAGTTTCTCAAAATCAATTATCCATTGACACCAATAACACGCCATTAAATTATTATTCGATTCGGATAGATGATAATAAAGTTCATTACATGAAATATATAATTCTTGAGGGTCATCTTCACGAAAAATATGTTTTACAAACTTCGGAGAAGGTGCATAAAATTTATCACTTATATTCGTCATATCAAAATCATTTTGTTCCGTTTTTACAGCTTGAAGTCCATGTTTCCTATCCGAAGTAATTATAATAGATATAATTTCAAAAAACATTTTGCGAATATCATTGTTGTTACGTATAGATAGTTCATTTGTAGCATATCCACTTCGCATTATATTTCTAAACTCTTCTAAACGCCTGCTTAAGTAAATAAATAATTTAGGATTACCAAGGTGTATATATTGAGACGAATACAATATGAAAATATTCCACAAATCAAGAAAATAACCACTACATAACATTTCTACACACCAATGAAGTGCATATTCGGGTTGTTTATTCGTTATACTTTTGATTAACTCTTTTTTTACATCGGTTTTTTTATAATTCGAGAACGTATTAATGCGCATCATTTTAGGTTCACGAATGTCATCTATTTCGACATTCATATTACACCATCCGAAAATAAAAATGATACAAAATCGAAATAAAAATAAACAGAATACATATACATGAATATTATCGATAAAATATACGTCCAAACAATGGAAGGTTCAGTATGGAAACGAATATTATTCACTTTAGTAATTATATTATTAATTGTGACATACTATCGTTACACAACACCGCAACAAGAAGGTTTTGTCCAATTAAATAAGTTTGAAAATTATAATCGCACAAGTGACATCTATGACGATTTTTATGCTGACATTTACGATGAAATTTACCATAGCGATTTATTATGCGAACATTCATTCGAAAAAATTAAAGAAATATCAAAACCTACTAAAACAAGTCGTATTTTAGATGTAGGATCGGGTACTGGGTGTATGATAGAAGAATTCACAAAGGCAGGTATTCCTATAGAGGGTATCGAAAATTCACAGGCGATGATAAACAAAGCAAAGGAAAAGAATAAATTATACAAAATGAAACAAGGAGATGTACTTAACTCGATGATGTATACAGACGAAGATTTTACACATATTTTATGTTTATACTTTACTATATATTATCTAGCAGACAAACACATGTTCTTTCAAAATGCCTATAATTGGTTGGAACCAGGTGGTGTTTTGATAATACATCTTGTAGACCGCGATCAATTTGACCCGATTGTACCAGCAGGTAATCCACTATTGTTTGTAAGTCCACAACGTTATGCAAGCGAGCGTATTACTAAATCGGTAGTCAAATTCAAGGATTTTCAATACAAGTCGAATTTTAAAATAGATGCAAACGAAAACCGAGCATATTTCAAGGAAGAATTTAGGGACGACAATTCTGGAAAAGTACGTAAACACGAGCATACATTATACATGCAATCACAAAAATCGATACTTGGAATCGCTAAAGATGTAGGATTCGTGATCAAAAAGAAATACCATATGATAGAATTACAATACGAATATCAATATTTATACTTCCTAGAAAAACCATTGGACAAATAAAATCTTTACATTTAACATTATAAAAACATATCCGAATGAATTATAATGTTATATTTTGTGATTCTATTCATTTTATTAATCATTCTATTTATATTATACAAAACTAAATCGCCGTTCTGGAAATTACAACCAGTATACCATCTGTATAATCCATTAAATTACTTTCATGGAAAACCATATATTATAAACAACGAACCTATAGAAAAAAACAAATACTTCAATAAAATGATTGAATGTAAACCATATTCAAGGGTCGACAATAACACAAAAACATCTATTTTATCACTAATACAGAAACATTTCTTAAACACAAAGGATGTACATTATTCACCTTCGACAGACGAACTTTTTGAATATTTCAAGTCACAGAATAGTCCATCCTATATTTCTCTTTATACGATTGAGGAAAAGTTGGTGGAGGAAGAAAAACAACATTTCACAACAGATGATAAGTTAATTGGTGTAATTAGTTCACGACAATTAAACATCGAATTTACAAAGGGTAAATCCGAAAAGATTCCGATTTATTACGTCGATCATTTGTGTGTTCATTCCAAATATCGTAATCAAAAGATTGCTCCACAACTTATACAAAATCATGAACGTCTAAGAAGACAAATAGCACCGAAAATTAAAATTTCATTGTTTAGACGTGATGTTACTCTTACGAGTATAATGCCATTCACAATATTCGATTGTCATGTGTTTGATACTACACACTGGACATATCCTCCTAAAACCCCAGGGTTTTTCAACGTATCTGAAATAGATGAAACAAATATACACATGCTTTATGAATCAATAACTACATTGAAAAATGCGTTTGAATGTATTATAATACCTGATATAACTCATATAATTCATTTGATCAAATATAAATTAGTTCATATTTATGTAGCACAGATAAAAAACGAAACATTGGGCATTTACTTTTTTAGAAATTCGTCTACATATTTCAAAGGAAATAACGCTGGAGAATGTTTTGGCTCGATATTCAACAAGAAATATCATATGACTGATTTAATTACTGGATTTCAACATGCATCATTTGAATGTGTAAAAACATATAAATATAGGAATATGCTTTATGACGATACAAGTCATAATAAAGCATATATAAATCATCTTCTAAAGTACCAAGAGGAGAATTATAAATTTCAATGCGCATATTACTTTTACAATTTCATAATTCATCCTAAACAACCATCTGAAGTATTCATTTTTCATTAGCGTACATATTTCCCAACACGTGCGAAAGAATCAACAACAAAAATGACGAAAACGCCTAAAAAAGAATATAAAATAATCTCCTCAGTAACATGATTCGTCTTTTGATCTTGTTGTTCTTCAAGTAAATGAATCATATAATTCATTTTTTCAATCATATTAGATTGTTCACCCCCACCTCCTCCTACACCTATATTCGACGCAGGAACACTATTACTATTGAATGTTGGCGCATATTGTTGGTAATATTGTTTAGCATATTGACTCGGTATTTCTTCATCTTCGCCAACCGAAAGATCGTCAATAGGTGTATCACGCTCAATAGTACGTGTAACGCCTGCAGATATAGGTTTAGGAACGGGGTTAAAATCAGCTAAACCGCCTCCGGTCTGTTCATCATTGTCATCGAAATCACTTTGATTGTGAATTTGTTCCAATAGAACGTTCACCTTTCCTGACGAAGACTTTCGTGTATTATTATGCTGTTTAGAATGATTTTTTTGTGTATTATTATGTTTCGGTTCTGTTATTCTATTATCATTATCAAATGGTGCAGCATACATAGCTAAAGACATGTTATTCTTACATTTTGTTTAGAAAAAGTATTCAACTAAAAACCACATCTAAAAGTAAAAAAATATGTGTTCAATATATATGTACCCGTATTTAATAAGTATTGTTATCATACTGATTATGTTAATATCCCCAAAACAAGATGTAACCAACATCACTGATACTGCTGCAGGTAAATTCTTTATGATAGTCTTTCTTATTTTAGCAATTAAGTACAATATCTTTCTTGGATTACTAGTACTGGTTGTTATATTATCAGTAATGTCAAATACACAAGAGGGAATGGCTGGTATGCGACGAAATAGATTAAGCGAACGTCCTAAAGCAGCAAATAGTAAAACAAATGCCGATATTACACAAACACAAGAAAAAGTCGAACCATCAAGTGAAAAATTACAACAAAACCTTAACCTTAACCAACAAGAACTAGGTGTCATTCGCGAGTTAATTCGTTCTAAACAACGTGACCCAAAAGCAAAATGTCGTCGCAATTGCGGTAATGCCTTATTAAGTTGTTTGGATGGTTGCCAAGTAAGTGATCAAATGCGAAAACCTATATCTTCTAAAGACATGCCTGTAAATAACAATACAGATAGTACCGAAAATGTCGAGCCAAACGATGAAGACATTACCGAAGGGTTTACCAGTTTCTAAAGAAAATTCTTTATATGCAATATATAACTAGCATGTCCTATTTATTCGACTTTATGAATACCAAAATAAGTTATCTAAATGATAGTAAGTTTTTTGCTGGTCTAGTCATGATTATGTTAAACATCGGATCACGATATATAACAATTAAGTTTAGCAAGACTCAGGAAAACTATCTTAAAAATGTTTTAAGTAAACAAATATTTATTTTCTCTGTCGCCTGGATGGGTACACGTGATATTTACTTATCGCTTATTATTACACTGATTTTTGTCGCATTGGCTGATTACGCGTTTAACGACGAGAGCCGATTTTGTATGCTTCCATCGTCTTATAAAAACTTCGATCACATATTAGATAAAGACGGAGATGGTAATATAAGTGACGAAGAGTTAAAGAAGGCGCATGAAATGGTTGCCCGTGCTGAAGACGAAAAGCGGAAAAAAGACCAGAAGAAACAAATTCTACGATTTCATTCAATGACAAAATAATTTCTTATTATATAGTAACCAAATGCCCTATATAATAAATTACATTAAACCAACAATAGAAACAAACCTTGAAAAAATTCCGGTTATACCATTGGATAGTTTAAAAATAAACAACACTTCCAACGATAAAATAGCATATCTAAAGAGTGTTCACATGACCAAAAAAAATATCAAATCAATGTTAACGAAGGAAACCATATTTTCAAAATTCAATATGCGTGAATTGGCTGAAGAATACGAGAAGACTACTATTATAAAAAGGGATGATGATTATTCCGAAGGGAATATTCAACTGATTATTGACACATTATTCCCACAGGGAAAAAAGATTATTTTAAACAAAAAGAACTATATTATTTTAAAGGCTACATGGGACAAACGTAAGAAAAAGTCTTCGTCAAGTTCTTCGTCAAGTGGAGATGACGACAAGGTATATGACATAACGATAAAAATTGTGTTTAAAGAAAAGGAAGATTTTACAGCATCTGATAGGCGTGAATTTAACTGCGATGAACGTTTTGTACAAATACAAGCAGATATACGCGATATATTTAAAAAAAAGGAGGACATCGAAATACCTATCGCAAAACCTGTATCTGGTGGTAAAAAACGTAAACGCACAAAACGATTAAGACGCACCAAGGCAAAAACAAGAAGGAGATCCCGGAAAAAGAAGAAAACAAGAAGGAAGAAAAGATTAACAAAAAGGAAATAAACATTATCTAGTATCTTATTATAATATTATGTATAACCTGTATAATAAGTTACACCATTTAGATTTCGCCATGCGCACTATGAAACCACATTTTCGCCAGTTAGATGTCGCTGTCCGCCATTTAGATATTGCTACACACAATTTGAAACCCAACTTTCGCCTATTTGATGTCACCATGCGCGATGGGCTACAGAGTCTGAGTAATGTGTATACAATGAAACATAAGAAGAAATTATTGGATCGCATTATCAAAAATTGTCCAACAAAAGATATCGAAATTGGGTCTATGGTATCACCAAAAATTCTACCACAAATGCGCGATTCCCTATCCCTTTACAAATACGCCGAAAAGAAATACCCTACCCATAATTTCTACATGCTTGTACCCAATCAACGTCTATTTACAGAAGCTATGGAAAATGGTGTGAAAAATTTTTCATTTATTACATCCGTATCAGACGCATTTCAAAAAAAGAATATCAATAAATCATTAAGTGACACACAATACGAAATTTTTCAAATGGTAAACCAACTCACGTGTAAAAACAAATCAAAGCTTTATATATCATGTGTAACTGAATGTCCAATAAATGGTAAAATGCCAATCGACCAGGTTACATTCAATATCAATAATAATCTCAGTTTTGAAATCGATAATATTTGCATTTCTGATACATGTGGAACACTTAGTATATCTGATTATAAATACATTATTGACAATGTGAATCAAGATCAATTGAATAAAATTTCATTACATTTACATAATCCATCCAATCCCGATTTGCAAGATATTATTCAGTATTCGCTTACACGAGGTATTACTAGATTTGACGTCTCATACATTGATTCAGGAGGATGTTCTGTTACGATAAGTGGTGACAAGATGAAATCTAACCTAACATATGAAACATTCATATAATGTCAAGAAATCGTACATTTGCCATTTTAAAGGTACTTACTTTTAGTGAAAATAGACATGAAATAAATGTCCAAAATGAAAATCGTAAAAAACTTTCCAACCTTCAAAATCAAGCTTTTTCGCAATTACTAGATATATGCTTTAAAAAAATATTTTTGTATTTTTAAAGTGTTACCAACCAGTTTTTAATATTATAAAAAAAAACAATTTAGGCATTTTTTCTGTTCGAAATATATAGAACAATTCGAACAGAAAAAAATGCCAAAAAATGCCGTTTTATTTTCCTGTAAAAATTGTGACTTCAGTTGTAGCAAGAAAAGTAATTATGATAAACACCTAATGACACGTAAACATGAAATTCGAACAAATTCGAACAAAAAAATGCCAAAAAATGCCACACCATTTATGTGCTCTAATTGTTCAAAGGAATATACGTCACGTAGTAGTTTGTGGTATCACGCCAAAAAATGTAATATAGATGTAGTTGTACAAAGTGTTGATATATCTTCGTCCACATGTATAACCAAGGCAACAAATGAAAATACATCGAAAATAGACAATATTAATATAAAAGACATGTTTTTAGAGGTGATACAAGAGAATAAGGAATTGAGAAAAACGATTCAGACGATGATTCCAAAAATGGGAAATACAACGAATCATATAACCAACAAGTTTAACATGAATATATTTTTGAATCAAGATTGTAAGGACGCGATCAACATTATGGATTTTGTAGAATCCTTAAAAATACAAATGGACGATTTAATACACACTGGTAAGGTGGGGTTTGTAGACGGAATTACGAATATTTTCATACAAGGATTACGTGAACTAGAGCTACATAAACGTCCAATACATTGTAGTGATTTGAAACGTGATGTTTTATATGTAAAAGACAATGACATGTGGGAAAAGGAAAACGAAGGCAATGAAAAGGTGAAAAAGGCAATACATTCTATCAAGCGAAATAATATACAACAAATCAACTCTTGGGTAGTAGAAAACCCTGAATGTATGTCAGAGAATAATATAAAGAACGACGATTATATGCAAATTGTACATCATTCGTTAGGTGGGACTGGTAGTCAACAAGATAAAAATGTTCATAAAATTATAAAGAACCTTGCTAAAGAAGTGTATATACAAAAAATAGATAGCATCGACTAAACAAAAATGAATAGAAAAATATGACTTAATAATTTTCTATGATATAGTCAATGGATGACAATAGATGTGAAATACATAAGGAAACATACAAAGATAATTATATTGTATCTCCGTGTAGAGCTAAATGTAAACTATGTCACAAAAAGAGGGTAAATGGATATAGTAATCCAAATCATGTATGTAATCCTTTTGGATATTTGTATTTATTTCCTGAAATATGCGATACTTGTTCAAAAAAACACACCAAATGTATATGGTGTATTGATTGATATAGAAATTGATTTAGAAATACAGGAGTATAACTATATATAACTAAAAATGGTTAAATATAGTTGTGAGAAATGCGGGAAGGATTTCGGACAGAAGTCTCACTATGACCAGCATATGCGGCGTAAAAACCCATGTGTTCACGAGAATAAATTAAAGGAAATGATTGCAAATGTTATAAAGGAGTCTAATTTAGAACCCGTCGTAATTCCACCTGAAAATGTAGAGGAATATAAAAACCAGGATTACTCTTCCAATGGATCCGACGTATTAAATGTGGAACCCATTGTAAATGAAGTAATCGAAATGGAGAATAATATGTCTTTAGATTACGCAAAGGAGAAATCGTTACCTTATTTAGAGAAATACTTGGCATTTCTTGAGAAAAAGGATGGGTCGGGTTTTAAACGAGTGATTGTTTCGCCTCTGAGATACGCTGGAGGAAAGAGCAAGGCGGTTGGACTGATCCTTGAGTTTTTACCAAAACTAAAAAATAAGCGAATCGTTTCACCATTCTTTGGTGGTGGATCATTTGAATTGGCCGTAGCACAAAATCTACAAATCGAAGTGATTGGATATGATATATTCGGCATGCTGACGAATTTCTGGAATGTATTGATTCATCGAAAAAACGAATTTATCACCGAACTACAAAAATTCGAGGTTACAACAGAAGAATTTACCCGCAATCGCCATATTTTGTTATCTTACTGGGACACAATTAAACCATCGACGCTGAAATATAAAACGATGAAGCCGTTGGAACTAACAGAAGAAGAAAAGGCACGCCTACCGAACAATGAGGTATTACAAGCAGTTTACTATTACTATAATATGTCGCTCTCGTATGGTCCAATGTTTTTGGGTTGGCCAAGTTCGAACGAAATAAAGAAGGATAAGTTCGATCGCCGCATAGAATTCCTTAAGAAAATGAATATTAATAATGTATCGGTTCATTGTTGTGATTTCAAAACGGCAATCAAAAACCACCCAGATGACTTTTTGTTTCTTGATCCGCCTTATTATTTAGGTGCAGATTCAAAGATGTTTAAAGGAATGTATCCAAATTGTAATTTTGCGATCCATCATAATGGTTTCGAACATGATATTATGTGTGAATTGTTGAAAAACCACAAGGGAGGATTTTTGATTACATACAACAATTGTGAAACAATTCGTGATTGGTACAAAGATTATAATCAAGTATTCCCAGAATGGCAATATACATATGGTCAAGGTGAGAAACGTATTGGAAAAAATCGTACAGAAAATGGAACAAATAGCAACGTTAAAGAAAGTCATGAAATATTCATCATTTCACCACCCATTATATAGAATGGATGTGAAATAAACCTAATATTTTTTTAGTGATAATATATATTATGGATGTTCCAAATGATGCAATAATTCCGGTTGATACTATTGAAGAGACCAATGCTATCTCTGATATGCCTTCTGTTGTTACTTCTACAAGTACATGGACTAGAGGTCTACCTAAGCCAGATAAAAAAGCTAATTATTTTAATCTAAAAGATAACAAATCAGCAAATGATGGAGCCGGATATAATTTATTCCCCAGACAAGAATTAGCAGTACAAAAGTTTGCTTTACAAAAAAAGAAGGCATCAATGTTATTTCATAGTGTAGGATCAGGTAAAACAATCACATCAATATCGCTGGCTATAAATTTATTGAATTGGAATCTGGAAAAGGATCAGCGTGTAATTCAGGTAGTTACACCAACAAGTATTTTTGAACCTGGATTTCTATCAGATATTATGAAGGCAATACCAAACATTATTTTAGATGGCCGGGATACTGAAAACAAACTCGGTAATCACAGACAAGAAATGGGGCGTGTCTATAGTTTTAGATATTTTGGTAAACATCGTGGTTCAACTACTGATGCTACGCGTAAGACACCATTTGAATCGACTGGTTTCTACATACATGCTATAGAATATAGAGATTTTTCCAAATTGTATATGAAATTTAATGAAAAGAGCCATCTCATTAAAAATAATTTTAGTAATAAAGTAGTGATATTTGACGAGGCACACAGATTATTCAGACAATTTGATATGTGTGATCCGAAATCGATGATTATAGATAAATATATTTATAACATGCTGTTGGAAGATAGTAAGCATGTTATTTTTATGACTGGTACACCAATGAAGGAAGATTTAGTTTCGATGTTTAAATTATATAATTTGATAGATGCATTAAACAACCCGGATGGAGAATCTGTATTTAACATAGATAAATTGGGTAATTATAATAAATATATTAAATTTTCATCAATTCAAGAACTAGGATTTAATACAATGTATGGGTTACAACGATCGTTTACAGAATGGGGTAGCTTCATGATGTCAATCATGATGCGATCTCAGACATCACAATCTGATAATTTCATAATGAATGGTTGGTTTACGAATGTAATCAAAGTTGAAGAAGCAACCGCGTTAGAGAAAGAATTAAACACCCATTTATTTAATAAAAAGGGATCATCGTGGTGGTCTACATTTGATAATATTTATAAAAGGCTAACTAGTTCGACTGATAGAAATAAAGTTGAAGACCAGAAAGGCGGTGAACCTGATGCCGACTATGATAATCACGAACATAAGTGTGCGATGATAATAGGTAGTTACAATGCAGAAAATTATGGTATGGAAGACACAGATTCTGAAAAAATTAATAATGTGATGAATCATTATTTAATATCTATAAAAAATGGAATTATTAAGGATAGAAAAGACCAGTCAAAAAAGGATAGTGAGTTATTTCAAGATGAAATCAAATTATTCAAAGAAAAGGTTATAAAAATAATTAAAAAGGGTGTTTACGATTTACAGGTTCATCAAATAGATTATTTGTCTGACATAATGAATAATAGTGTTGGTAGTGATAAAAAAATAGAAACGTATGCTGATTTGATTAAATTTTATGACGATGATAAAAGACAACTTATTAGCATGGAAATAGATCTTGAAAAGATTAACCAGACCCTCCCCAAAGACTCCTTTTTATTAGAAAAATTTAAGGGTATAATGGATTACATACAAGAACGAAATAAACACCCTACGTCACAAATATTTACTAAACCCGAAATAGACGTGGTTACCAAGATGCGATCGTTCGAGAGCGCGGTTTTGACAATGGATACGGAGCGCATCTATGAAGTAATCGATAATATGGAACATGATTCAGATGAAATGCGTGATCTCGACATACCAAAAGATTCTATTGAGGACAGACAAATAAAATATCAACAAATAATTGACAACCAGAAAAATTCGGATCCCGAACTAGATTTTAGTATAAAGAATGAAAATGGAATAATCGATAAGGTTACAGGTGTAGCTACAGGTATAAAGGAGGACGTCGTACGTGTAGCTACAGATATGAAGAATGTAGCTGTAGATATAAATGAAGAATATGGTATTTTACCATCAATAATTGCGAATGTGTTTCCTTTGGCTCTACAGGCAGCTACAAGTTTGTTTGGTGGTAAAAAATATGATAAGAAGGTACTAGATGAATGTACATCCGAGTTTAAAAGATTTATGTTTGCTACTAAATTAAAGGGTCAAAAAAACGTATCAAATATGATAAATGTATTAAAACCTGAAACAAGAGATTCGATAAATGATTACTATAATAAATTGTTTGAAGAGAAAGAATTACCAAAAGAGGACCTTAGAGCTATGCGTCTTAAAAAATATGATAATACAACAGGAACAAGAAAGAATGGTGGGGGACAAAAAAAAGGGACAAGAAAGAATGGTGGCGGACAAAAAAAAGAAACAATAAAGAATGGTGGTGAGCTTTCTACGAATTCACAAACACAGGTACAGATCTTACCACCAGGAACACCACCAGGTAAAAGTGATTTTACCAAAAATGTAGATAGTCAAGTAGAAAGTGAAAAACAAAGACTTGGTCTGGTGCCCGCGAAACAGATACAATCAACATCGGTAGGTAATAAAACTGGTCACGGGATCATGTACGATCATTTTAATGCGAAGTTCGATTCCATAAATGCCGAATTTAAGAAGGCGTTTGTAAATGAATCAGCAGTATATCACTTTCTAAAAGAAGAAAGTGAAGCGAGTTTAAAATTATTACAAAAGATCACCAAACAAACAGAACAACATAGTGTTTACGAAGGTAAAATACAACTATATACTGATTTGATTAAATTTTATGGTAATGTAATCGACGCGAGTAATTTACAACATAGTACATTGTTCGATAATATTAGTAATATTAAACGTCTATTTTTAAATAAACTAACCAGTAGCAATACAAAACAAGATGGTGGTGGTGGGGTCGAAATATTTCAATACTTACTTGGTATCATGGGCTATGTTCTTGAGACCATTGTATCGGGGTCTGTTCCTATATTTCAGACACTATCTACTATGATATCAAGTGCCGCTGCAACCATATCTAATGTAACTATTGCTGCTGGTCTCAATCTAACAGGTACAGCATTATCCATGGGTTGTGGTCTTATTGGTTCCGCTATTGGATTAGCATTTAGCCACCCAATAATAGCACTTTTTGCATTGGTTATGATCGGGTTTACGATTAAGAGTTGGGCGTGGCGACATTTAATGGAGGCGTTTATACATTTTTTAAAATTTTCCGGGTATACATTCATGTCAGTGGTTGAATATGGAACTAACATCACATATTTCACAGGGCAAAGATATGGGGGTGAATATTCTGCGAAACGTAAATCGGAGATGAAGTTGATGTTTAAAAGTTTATATTATGGGTTTTTTAATGGTTTAATAACATTAAGATATCAAACAGAATGGGATCAATTAAGAAGAGCAAAGAAGATAGGTGATCGAACTAGTATCACTCATTATAAGTATTCCCTTTTGAAAAACGATGTTAATTCATTTATTGGATATAAATTGCCATCCATAATTAAGGATAGTAAGGATTTCATTTCATCCGTAAATCCCGAGATGAAAAGCATAAATAGTCCAATATTTGATTTGTTAAAACATACGAATATATCACTATTCAAGGATGTAAATGAAAGTACTGATATAGATTTAATCAAAAAAGGCGACGACGAGGTAATTGTTTATCCAAACTTAGCAGTGAATGTTATCATGAATACTTACACACCTGAACAGAGTTTATTATACAATGCGTTAGAAAATAAGGATGTTAATATTATTATGCCATTGCGACTAGAATTTTTACCATGTTTTTTCAACCAGACAATATCGGCAAACAAACGTTATATTAGTAATTGTTATGATAATATTCATTATATCACCAACTCAAAATTACAGATATCTGGTAATCCAATTGTTAAATATGACCCCTTAACGAATACATACGTAGATAATAGAAAGGAAGAATACCAAACCAAAATAAAAAGCGAAAAATTTGATAAGTTATTGAATAGATTATTATTAATGAAGACTGGTTACATGGTAGATGAGGACAATGGTTTTTTAGTAACCCAACCACACATAACTAGTAAACACATATATGGTAGTAGTATGGTTTCAGACGCTGTGGATAATGTAAGAATAGCTAAAGAAGGATTAGCAGCTCTACAGAATGTGAATGATGATGCGGTTCAAGATGCTATAAATAAATATATCAACTCTGAGGCAGGTGGTCAAGCCGCAGTCAGTTTTTATAAGGACGTCGATCCTTGTGAAATTGAAGCATGTAAGGAAAAATATAGATCTACAGAATCATGCAAGGGATTCGCAATAGCTACAGCTACTAAAATACATGAAATAAATGGAATGTCTGCCCAAAAAATCATTGACGATATTGGTAATGGTAATGCTTTAGGATTCAAGAATGCGACCAAAATTCTTCAAAAGGGTTTAGACATTGAGGGACCGAATTGTAGTATGAAACAGATTTCTGATGGTATTAGTGCCGATGCCAATAAAAAATATTACAACTTTTTACCATTTGTATATAGTTCAAGTGATGTAGTTGGACTAAATTTATTTGCTAAATATTTAGATGGGAAAGGTTTCAAGTATAAAATAATGCATGATGAATCGCCTGATTCGATGAGAGCTTCCGAAGAAGCCATACAAACAAATTATAAGATCAATCATATTAACGAGAGGGACGCATACGATTATTATCTGAAAAATATTAAAAAGGATACCGAATATATTGCTAATCAGCGTATAGAAGGCGCCGAGTCCGCAGATCAACGCGTATCGGTGAATAATATATTAAATCCTGTGGATGTACCAGAGTGGGTTAAATCGATTAAAGACGCCGGTCACCCTATTTGTATATTGTTACATCCGTTTAAAACGGAAGGTATTGATGGAAAATATAATCCAGCTATATTCTTTCTTGATAATCCAAGAAATTACGGGGATTATAATCAACTATGTGGGCGTATTTTGAGAACATATGGTCAACCCAATAGCACAAAATTTACAAACTATAAACCCGAAATAGTTAAACGAAAAAATAGTGAAAATAGGTTAAAAAGGGTATATTATGGGTCAAGTAAATACAATGCCGACGCAGATAAAACTTACGACGCGAATGATATGTTATTCGGCGAATATTTGACTAGATTAAACAACGAAAGTAAAAAAAAAGATGAAGTAAATGATGCAATGGCTCTTCGTGGGGAAGATGGACATAGTAATATCGTAGAAACGCTTAAACGCGCATATCCTATAATAACATCAACTGAAATTGTATTTTATGAAATGGCGATGAGTAACTATGGCAAATATTACACAAAAAACAAGGATGTACATAAAAGCGTGGATAAAATAACAGAGCTTTCAGACATAGAATTTGGACAACTCGAGGATTTTTTCTACACGCGCATCCCAGAGGTATCTAGTACACGTTCAGTAATCGGTAAAGGGCTCAGTCAAATAGAAAAGGATAATGAGATTTTAAATTTCAAGGATCAATTATCCACATTTTTAACAAATGATATCTTTAACCAGGCGTTTTTAAATATTAATAGTTTACTTAATTTAGGTACAATCATTCCAAGCATTTCACATGTTAAATTATACACCGAAGACGGCAACGAGCAACGCTACAAAATGCTGAGAGGTAGGTTAGAACGTATAAATGACTATTATAGCCAACTTGATGATACATATACAGATGGTGATTATACACATTTAACCTTTTCGAAATTACAAAGGTTATCATCAACGTTGGAGAACTATGATATTTATATCGGTATGAAGAGAAAGTACGCATATATTACTAAGTTATATTTAGAATATGACGCCAAATCATCCATACGTAATTGGATACCTAACCAGCGCAGCGCCAACCCTTTTTATAACGATAAAAAACCAACAATAGAGATTAACAATGATTTTAACATTTCGGTTGCTAAGGCATTGTATACACAGAAGATCATAGAACTTTTGTATCCTAAATTCGGAATATTATTAAACGACGAGAAAAACAGGAAAGAGGTTATGATTAAGGATGAAACAACCAAATACATTGAAGAATTCGACGCGTTAAAAATAAATTATGTATCCGATTCCCCTAATAGCATGTATCGACTTATAAAAGCTATTGGTACCGAAGATAAATATTATTTTAATGAGCCTCTTTTTAAAGAATATATGAAAATAATCGACATGTATGACATTAATAACATGAATTTAAATAATCAGAGTATAGAACTTGAGGATTATAATAAACTAAAAAAAAATGGTTCGGAATTCACAACATTAATAAAGTATTACGTGCGCGGGGAAGATTCTGATAATGGTGGACAAATACAGGATCTAACAGATATTTCACTCATCTATAATAGAGATGACGCTCCAAATGAATGGGAAACGTTACGACCATGGAATGATGTTTTTAGCAACATGAGTGGTGACAATGTAAATAACATTATACACATTAATAGAAGCAGTGAATATTCGGATTATATGATTAGAACAAAGGATACGGGTCTTGTAGATCATCATGATGACGTTGATTATTTCATTAAATATGGTAACGCTTATTTAGATGAACGTATAATAAATTTAATTAAACAATACAATGGAAAAATATATGAAGATATCGTGTTATTGGAAACGAAACAGACAAATACGGACGAAACATATAAACACATCGACAATATTGTTAGGTTTTTTAAACACGCGATTGACAAAAAATGTATATTCGATGTCCTCCCTCAAGGCGCAGCAATACCACAGCCTATTTTCACTGACATAGATGTCGCCGCAATACCTGAAGTTTTAGAAGACTATATAAAACAACAAACCGATGCTATATTATTTTACATCAAGGGATTCCTCCCTGTTGATAACAATGGTGATGCCAACATATCCGAAAGTTATAAGGAAATAGGGAAAATAGATTCGGTGTTGCTTAACATGTCGACTATAGACAAAACTAAGGAGGAACGTGCGATTGTATATAAACAGATTTATTTCCGCCAATCTAAAATATTTACCACATTTTTCAATGCACGAGAAGATGTTAACGAAAGCAAGATTCGTTTATGTAATAATTTGTTATACCTTGTATTTTTATACAAACAATTGTATAATATACGTGTGAAACGTGATGCTGCTCCTGCTCCTGCTCCTGGTCCTGGTCCTGGTCCTGCTCCTGCTCCTGCTCCTGCTCCTGCTCTTGCTCCTGCTGCTGTCCCAGATCTTACAAACGTTGGAGTGGAAAATATACAAGCTGTACCGAGGCGCGATGATGCGGTTGTCCGCAATCTCGGTGGATCAAGGAATAAAACGAGTAAAAGACACAAACGAGGAAAATCGAGAAGAAAATCACTAAAAAGAAGAAGAAGAAAATCAAAAAGAAGTACACATACTAATCATTGAAACGGGTTACAAATATCATTTGAAAAAATACTATAATAAAAAATATTTATATAATTTTTATTATAAATTACCAAGGGGATTTAAATATCCAAACTAATGGTATTTTTATCTGATTTCTGACGGCGTTTGGAACGTTTGGGGACGGAACCTTCTGTCTGCATTTCTTTCAACTCACTAATACTGATGGTACTACCATTATCATTTGTGTCATCTAGTGCTTGTTTCATCGCATTTTCTTGTGGGAACATATTTCCACCAACATTGGGGAAACGCCCAGCCTGTGGTGCCTGTTCCGTTTGTCTCATCATTTGAGGTGGTAGATCTCCGGCAGATTTAGGTTTAAGACCGGATAGGATGCTATTAATATCACTTGGTCCTTTCATTTCGGGTCTAGAAGTGCGCGAAGTCTTATCACCTCTTTGTACGCTTTCAAAGCTCTCTTCCATACTTATACCTTGTCCTTGGTTTTGCCCTTGTCCTTGTCCATTTTTGCTTCCAAATGGATTTCCATCCACAAAACCCGGGCGTCTAGGAGGTTGGGCAGATTCGGGTCCTTGAGTGGCTACTGGAGCAGGAGGAGGACCCATGCGAACATTGCGGGATTCAGTTTCGGGCTCCATCATATTATTCATAAAACCACTGAATCCAGGATTGGTCTGTCCCATAGAATTCACCGCGGCACTTTGAAATTGTTGCATTAGATCAGGATTTTGTCTCATAACATCATCCATATTCGGCATAGCACTCTTAAACATGGTGTTGGTCATGTGTACCATCATACCACTAGCGGCTAGTTGAAACACTAATTTAAGCTCAGGTGCCATTTGTGCCTTAGATTTATATTTTTCATGGAGTTCACCAAATATTTCATCATAATCGCCAAGATTTTCACCGAATTGTTCACCCCAACCATCCAGTTGAATATCAAATGGATCGAATTTATTATTTAAAAATTCAATACCATTAATCATCGCCGAAAGCATATTTCCTTGAAACTTAACCGAATTTTGCATTTCCTTTTCACCGATAATCATTTCGTATTCACCCATCATCTCAGTAAGTGATGACTCCATTGTATATTTTTTAGTAAGTTCTACACCTTTCTTTTCAAGAACCTCTAACTTTCTCAAATACTTGAATTTTTCGCGTAACATTTCCTCCCTTGATAATTTGGGTGTAGTAGAAACCTCTACATCAGGATTCATTGGGATATTATTGAATTGACCATAACCATCCCATGTTTTGTTTTCAGTGGCGTTTTCACTGGTTGCTTTTCCTAGTTGGATGGGTGGGTCGGATGACTTAATGTCAGGTGTATCAAAACTTACACGAAGATTATCTGTTTCATTTTCTAAATCATTTGAACCAAAAAACGACGTTTTAATATCATCTGATCCCCCAATGTTCAAACTAATTGGTTCATCATTGGAAAGATCGTTCAATTCCCGTTCGAGACTAGTTAAATCTTCGATTCCGACATCTGACCCTCCTCCTTTAGATTTTCCTACTCTATCGTTCATAAGTAATTCTATACCGGGACCAAAATTAGAGGACTTAGGTCCACTATTTCCTAAATCACTAATATCAATAATCTCAGGTTCAATAGACATATGATTTAATAAGAACATATAATTTTAAGTAGTACGTATTATAATTTATTATTAATGTACCATAGTCCCTGTAATAATGTGTCACTCAAATCATCCTTCTTTTTTGAGTTTGCAAAGATATCAATCCATGTTGAGTCGATATTATATGTATCCGATTCAATGAGTTTGCGTGTTATTTCGATACTATCTTTTTTTCGCTGCGCATAATTGGTCTTGTCTATAATATGGTCACGCAACTTGTTTTCAGATGAGACATACAATATTTCCGCATCGGTTTTCATAATGAAATATTGTGTGATCATTCCTTGGAGTGTTTTCATACGATTCGCGATTGGACTAATTTGATTTTCAATCAATACAATGTCAATGGTAGTATTCCATTTCTCTAAACAATCATTCATTTTAGAATGTAAATTTTTACCGATGTCGATAAGTGAAAAATCGTTTACAAGAACCTTCTCGATATTTTTAAATTCGTGGTCGGTTATATGCTGTACTACCCTTTGTTTTATATTTTCCTTGGTGTCTTTTTTTGTAACAAGTAACTCATTCTGCTCGGCTATTTCTAGTAAGCGCTCCTTTTTCATTTTAATAATTTTCTGAGTATCAAATGATCCATGGTTAGTATAGCATGAACATGTTTTGGCACAAATGCCACAATATTTCTGATTTTTGTAGACGAATTTCGCTGGTTTGTAACATGGTACATTTTTGCGATGTTGCATACATTGTACAGAGGTTGTGTTTTTATTGTCGTTACATAAGTCAAGAACACTCCAGTCGTCTATAGACACACATGCGTTATCATAATTTATTAAACATAATGCAAGATTCTTTACACCTACATCAATACTGAGTATTATCATTTAATATTATAGATATAAATATAAAATATATACTCATGTTTAAGTATAAATTTTATGAAAAACAAATTTTAAACGCTACTTGATGTAGTATTATTACCACCACGTTGGAAAAGGTGGTTCATTTGGTCTTTGGATAAGCATGCACATCCATCACCATTGGAAAATGTGCTGGGGCAACATTCGGGTTTAAACTGCGTATTACCAAAAAAATCCATTTTACCATCTGGAAGTGGAATAGTGGGTCCTTGAAAATCCTTGTTTATGTACAATGCTCCGGGTTCTTTATTGAGAGGTACACCTTCTTCCATTTTATATCCCAGCGCGCTACCTGCGTCAGCCATCATTTGAAATCCTTCTGATACACCAATCTTACTGCACGAACATGCCATATGACCAGCTAATACATAAAATAGTATTACACATAATATGACAATTTCAAGTCTTAATGTAAATCCGAAAATTTTAAATTCCATTTTATATTATTAACAGATAAAATATGTTTCTAAATATATGATGTTTTCCTAGCTTATATAAGATTCAACTAATGCATTATAATCTTTAAATGTGATATCTCCTACTTTAAAAAATCCCCTCGTTGTTATCAAGTGATATACTTTCATATTTTTGGGTATATTATTTATAACAGATGTGTCGTCAATTTGCGTACTTATTTTACATAACTTTCCTAAATGATTAATATTCAGGTTTTCTGATACATAATAACTCGAATTATTATTAACTATGCGCAACATTCCGTGGTGTAAATTCTTGTTTAAAATTTCTACACAACCTAAAACACGATTTTCTCCTTCAAGCATATCGTCTTTTTGTATATTTTCAATATTCTTGAATGTGAAATTACTTAATTGGATTTTTGCTCTTCGTGAAAATCCTCCATGGTAGAATCTATGAATAAAGTTATTAGAAGATGTATTTCTATTACATATAATATTCGCGCGTACATGGTTGTATAAATCAGTTGTTTCGTCGTCATTCATCTCGTCATAATCACAGAAATTGGTATTATTTATATTGATACATTTATTAGATACATTTAAACATACAAGACGAAAACGCCCATTACATGTTACTATGGCATCAGGGTGGTTTTTAACATACACGATATTATTTTTATAATACACTTTATGACTACCCGTCACATAGGTATTGTCTAGATTGTATAGTGTTTCATATTTGGACGACATTATCATTTTCGATGTTACAATATTATTGTTTATTAAAATGTCACCAACAACAATGTCCTTCATTTTTTTCTTCCTTCCGTTGTTCATGAGAACAATGGTATTTTCTTCGAAGCACCCCGGTGTGCTAGGTATTCCGCTTAATGTAGTCCCCATGGCAGAGTTCATTGCGACAGCAACAATAGTTAATGGAATAGCAATAGCGACAAAAATAGCTGTCATCGCTGCAGCAAATCCCCAAGTAAATGGTAACATCCACAATGGGATTATAACACCCAAAAGAATAAATAAAATGATAACAATTATTTCAAATAATGCTCCAATAGTAGATTTAAGTGTATAATAACTACCAAGTACAACATAGAACCCAGCAATAAATATACCCTGTATTTTGTTAATCATCTCACGCATATGTATAAAAAATTCTTGGATACCAATCGTTATGTTCATAATTCGCGCCATAATTTTTTTACCAAATGCTTTCAACTGCCCACGTATTTTTGTTAGCATTGTTCGTATTTTATCTAGAACCTTAAGTAACATGGTAAAAAATTTAGTTATAATACTTAATGTGTATTCAACAGGCTTTGTAATGTGCCCAACGATATCCTTTATAATATTTTGTGTACATCCTGTGAAATTATCAGCAGTAAACTGAGAGTTAGAACGTCCGTCGTTAGGTGGATTAATCATTGCAGCAAATGGCATAATATTTGGACGACAACGTTGATTCACCCAATCATTTTTAATAGGTTCTAAATTATTCAATACATGGTACCATGATATGAGACCAAAAAAAATAATAGCAATGAAAAGTGATAATATTACATCTGAACCATATGAATCAAAATAACTCAGTCCTTTATATAATTTTTTAATTTGTTTAAATGTGCTTTGACTTTCCATATACTATTTGGGTAAAATTATATACTTATCCGATTTTAATTTTTTCATCGTGGTGTAATTCACATGGTAATAGCCCGTTGTCTTCCCAATCACCAAATATGTATTCACCTATAGGTATTTCATGTGTGTTCGTAATTAAACATATAAGCGTATCACTATTCGCATCCAATTTTGTAGAATTTGGATGTTTATATACTTGAATGAATGTCCCTTTGTGTTTTACTAAATGTGATGCTGATACAATAATCCTGGCATCTTGTTCTTCACTATTGTCCAATTCGTAAAGTTCGGATAAATATTCATGTGTTTTATCGCTTGTGTTTTTAATTTGCATTGTTGCATATACAACCTCTCCGTGTTTAAGTATGTCACCATGTTTGATATCCTGTATTTCGACTAGTCTATTATCTTGTAAACGTATTTTTGTAGATGGTAAAAAACATAGACCTCTCAATAATTGACCAGGTGGTCCTTTCCATACACTTTTCATTGTTTTAACCGCTCCATCTAACATAAAAAGAAATGTCGTCATCACACCCATCATTTTACCCATCATATCTTTAATTGCAATAATCATCTGTTGAAATTCAATAAGTATGTTTAAGAATACACCATAAATTTGTCCAAACAATGATTTCGCTAAACCCCTAATTTTTGTAATCATCTTGCGAACCCCATTTAACGATTTTTCAAAATTTCCACCAAGAGTTCCGATTAAAGATAATGAATATTCAATTGGTTTTAAAACGTATCCCATAATGTCTTTGACGGACCCTTGAATACATCCCTTAAAATTGGTCATTGTGTCTTCTCCAAACTGACTTGCGAACGGCATGAATATTGGATTACATCGATGTTGTGGCCATTCATCTTTAATTGCATCGAGGCTTACAGACATCGATTGAAACGACATCGACCCAACAAATCCCATAATAATAAATATTGTCAATAACCAATCATATAATTTCATAATACACTATTATATATATAATAGTTTATTTTTGAGAACACACACCTAAATTTATGATCATCTTCAAATTGAATTTTTCAGATATTAATTTGACGTTATAAACTTGTGGGGGTTTACGAAAATATATTACCAAATGGTAATATATATGCTTGTTGTTCTATATTCACTCGTCGCCGCCATCGTAACAGGTTTTCATATATTTTCACTGAAATATCTAGAATCCGTTAAAGATAATACATATCTAATTTTATCAGGTGTTGTCTTATTAGCGATTGTTTCAAGATATTCTATCTATCATGCGATGAAATATACAGACAATCCTACTATTGTGCATTTGTTCTTAAACTTTAGCACATTTATTACATTTTTTTTAAGTATATGGGTTTTTAAAATAAACAATTTCGATTTAATATACTTTTTATCTGGAATGATTCTTATTTCTATCGGGTTCTTTTTAATAAACAAGTCATATTGTATAGTAAAAAAATAAACACTTTAAATCTTCAAGGGTGTAAATGAGAAATATACGAATAAATATTTTAATCTAATATTTTACAATTCCATTTACCAGTTATTATGTCTTGATCAAGATATTCTTGAGGTTCACATTTTTTTTTAGGTATACACCCGCGATATTTCTTACTCCACTTTCTGGTCGGGTCGATACAAGAACCTGCTCCTCCTCGGGTTGTTTTTCTACCGCGTTTCAATGATTTGCGGGTTTTTGAACCACGTCTAGATTTACTGGACTTGCGTTTTTGTTGTTTTCGTTTTGTATTTCTCTTTCTTCTCTTATATGTTGATTTATTAGATCTCCTGTACTTGCGTGTTCTACGACGTTTTCTTCCTCCAACCAAATGATCCATCTTTGCATTTTCGTGTCCCTGTGATAACGATTGTGCTGTTGATGCGGATGTCTGATTTGCGCCTTGATTACCGGACTGCGATGCCGAAATCTCTTGATGTTGAGGTACAACTATACGACCACCCCCTGAACCACCTTTGAAAGCGGCACCAAGTTCGGTTTGATTAGATACATTGTTATTTCCGTTTATTCGCGCGGCATCGCTTGCACTATTTGCTCCTGCTGGATAAGGTGTATGTTGAGCAGGTGGAATTGGGTTATTTGTTCCCCCGCTTCCACCAACCGACATATTACAACGATTACCACTACAACTCATATATATATAGATTTATATAAAAATATTATCACGTTAAATTTGCTTAAATAAATACTATTTATAATAATATATATGGATGGTAAACATAAACAGGAGTTAGAAAGAATGATCAAAGAAAATGATACAAGGGACCAGACCGAATCAATACGCGAGCGTAGTCATAGTGGTATATTACGCGATAACATTTTACAATTCTATAAGATAAAGTATACATATAAGAAAACGACCGAAGATGATTTGAGAAATATTACAAAAAAACAATGTGAATTTCTACATTCACAATATCGTGAAATGTACGAGATGTTGGTTACAAAGGATCTAAATATAACAATGATGATGAAACTTTTAGAATTATTGGAAAATATCGAAATGGGTAAATCAACACAGCATGAAAGTTCGTTTGCTCTTGGTCAATTATTGAAAGAATTATATATTGATCCACGCATAAATACAAACTCAAATGAAATAGATACTCCCACCATGCAACTTTCGTGGAGTGACTATAAAAAGATGAACAATAAATAGATTAAACGTTTTGTACATATTCTACCATGACTATATTAATCATTGTAGAATCGCCTGCCAAATGTAAGAAGATCGAATCTTATTTAGGATCCGCATACAAGTGTATTGCGAGTTGCGGACATTTTCGTAAGCTTACCAGTTTAAAGCAAATAGACATTCAAAATAATACACTTTCGCTTAAATATGATGTATCGAGTGAAAAGGAACGAAACATAAAGTTAATGAAAAGTGCCATATCAAAGGCATCCCATATTTTATTGGCGACAGATGATGATAGGGAAGGTGAATCAATCGCATGGCATATATGTGATCATTTCGGTTTACCAATTACTACAGAGCGTATTATATTCCATGAAGTTACTAAAACAGCCATCTTAAAGGCGGTCTCGCAACCAGGGCAAATTAATATGAATATGGTCCGTTCGCAACAATCCAGACAGGTACTTGATCTATTCGTAGGATATAAAATTTCCCCTTGTTTGTGGAGCCATGTTTCACGCAAACAGAATTTAAGCGCTGGGCGATGTCAAACACCTGCATTGAAATTAATATATGACAATCAACAGAAAATAGACAATCAGGTTTATGACAAAACGTATACGATATGTGGATTATTTACATCCAAAAACATTTCATTTCAATGTCGTCATTCCTTTACAACATGTGAGGATATACGATCATTTATGGAAGAGTCGAAAACATTTCAACATACATTAAGTGTAGGAACTACCAAACAGGTAAAAAAGGTGCCACCTGTTCCTTTTATCACATCAACACTCCAGCAACACGCAAGTAGTCAACATCAATACTCACCAAAGGATACAATGAGTATGTGTCAAAAATTATATGAAGGTGGTTACATTACATATATGCGAACCGATTGTGCCAAATATAGTAAGGATTTTGTAGAGGATTCAATAAAATTTATTGACCAGGAATATGGTGCGCGATATAAACGCGAATCTCTGTCCACCATTGTGCTGAACGATGACACCAGCGATAAGAACAACGATACCGATAAGAACAACAAGAACAGGACGAAAGATGTAAATTCATTGGCACAAGAGGCTCATGAAGCAATTCGCCCAACAAATATATCAACACTAACATTGCCTGAAAATTATTCAACGAAGGAACGTAAAATGTATGTAATAATCAGAAATCGTACATTAATGACCATGATGGCAAATGCGCATTACGAAACATGTACATGTAAAATAACGGCACCGACGGGTATTTATTACAGCCAAAGTTTTCAAAATAGAATTTTCGATGGCTGGCAAATCATTGAGAAGACCGATGTAGAAAGTTATTTTCATTATATCAAAACCATTATCCCTGAACTAGTAATGAATAAGATACATGCAAAGGAAACCATATTAAATCTTCAAAATCATTTAAATGAGGCACAATTGGTTCAGATGCTTGAGAAACGTGGTATTGGTCGCCCGTCTACATTTTCTTCTATTATTGATAAAATACAGACGCGTGGATATGTTAAAAGGCAAAATATTGATGGAAAGGAGATTAATGTTACAGAAATAGTATTAGAAAATAACAAGATCGCTAAAAAAGACGTAAACGTTGTATTTGGCAATGAAAAGAATCGTCTGGTATTAGACCCATTGGGAAAAATTGTGGTCGAATTTTTATACGAGTATTTCGAGGCATTATTTAACGAAGATTTTACAATGAATATGGAAAAAAAACTAGATAGTGTAAAAGAGGGTACAACTGATTATTTGGTATATTTGAATGAGTTTGATTCATTTTTGAATACGTTAATGAAAACGCAAAAGGAATTGCTTCCGAATAAGGAAACCTATGTTATTGATGATAAATATTCATATATAATTACAAAATATGGTCCTTGTTTGACCTATAAAAACGATGATAATAAAGTTTCCTTTATTAATCTAAAACCGAGTGTTAGTTATGAGATGTGTTTAGATCAGCGCGATGATTTGACTTCATTACAACAGCCAAAAAAAATAGAACGTAGTTTAGGCGATTATCAAAGTAAAAACGTCCTATTGAAAAATGGACGTTATGGTCCATATATTTCATACGGAGATCAAACAATTGCGTTGAAAGATCTGGATAAAAAGTTTGATGAGATCCACATGGGAGATGTCATTGATATGTTGGATAATACAGAAAGGGTTGTTTCAGGTAATCCAAATATTATTAGGGAAATTACTAGCGAAATAAGCATACGCAAATCCAAATTTGGAAATTATATTTTTTATCAGACAGAACAAATGAAGAAACCCAAATTTATTAAACTGAAAGGTTTCAAACCAGACATAACAAGTTGTTCGAAAGATTTGATTATAAAGTTCGTAAATGCGAATTAAAATAAGATAATATATTATATATATGAAGGAAAATTTCGATTCAACAATATATTATTTTTTAGGAATTGTAATATTGGCTTCTGCCATCATCATATTTATTTCGAGAAAAGCAGCATTATATAGTTATGGAACAATGAGTGCAGCGTTGTTTGTGATGATGTTTGTAATCTATACGTTTTTACGGAACCAACCAGTATCAAAGATAACGTTTCGTGTAATATTGGGTATTATAGAACATGGATTACCAATCATCATTTTGTTTCTCATTACATCGTGGTTGTTTTTCATTAATATCAAATACTATGATAAAATACAACGTGACACAATTAGTCCCGATTACCGCAAATATGAATATTTTTCACTGGGTTTTTTAATTGCTGAAATATTGGTATTGTTACAATTGATTGGGAGTTTAGTAAAAATCGCGAAAAAAGAGGCTGCGAAAGAAACTGAAAACATTGCCGAGGATAAGGCAACTGCAACAAAGATGCGTGCGGGGATATATCTATTAAGTACATTTAATGTGATTTTTGTAGGAATAATGCATTCAATTATAGCACTTTTTGTAACTGATGGTTAAGTATCATAACATTTGTATGTTATACCATAATGTTTATCATCTTCCCAAATACCAGAGACTTTAAAAAGAATATTAAATGGTGGTGGACGATCTGGGTATTGGTTTGACGAAAAGAATTTAATACAATTGTTTTTAATCTGTTCGTACAAATTATACTTCGGTGTTTTGGTTGATTTAATTTTCGACAACATATTTATTTCTATATCTTTTAATCGTGTGAGAAGCTGATTGGGTCCGTTAAATACACATTTATATTTATTAAAATATTTTATAAGCAGTACGTCTTGAAGACGCAATGAAAATAACAGATAATTTAATGTGATATTGTTATTAGAATATTGTAATCTATAAAAATACCCGTTATTGATAATATTGTTATTTGCTGGTTCACTAAAATATATATTATCGCTGTTATATTGTTCTATTTGCATGGCGAGATTTACCTTGTTTATTTGATTCATACTACAATAATATAACTATATCATTTTATATTATTATTAGTAACATTTATTTTTATGTATATCTGTATCGGTATATGGTTTGGGTGATAAATTTATAGTTCTGTTGTTTGGTGTTTTAATACCATTACAATATTCTCCATTATTTACCAAACGTATTTGTACTTCGGTTATCATTGTATCCATGATAACATTTGGGTCTGAAAGATCACCTGGTACACTCATATAGATAAGTTTATACCGCAAAACTAAATTTGCTAAATTATCATGATCTATACAATTTTGGTTATTCTTAATACCGACTAGCATTATTGGGTGATCATGGTAGCATGCATTGAAAAACATTATCATTTTGATCCATTCTTCCAATGTTTCGATGGATGAAGGATCTGATAAATCAAAAAAGAGAAAATATCCACAATTGTTTCGCATATAAGATATTATAATGTCGCGAAATAATTTATCACCGGTTGTATCCCATATAATAATTTTTGTATTTGTATTGTCTTTATCGTATGAATAGGTGAGAACATCTATATCGCGTGATCCGGTATATTCCTTTGTATCCGTCGTTGGAATTGGTTCTTTTTTATACATATTTTGTAATTTATTGAAGAATCTTGTTTTACCTGTATTTGATTCTCCAAGAATAATAAAACGCATGACTAATGACATTGTATATATATATGCGTGAAATTAATATTTAATATATATTTAAGGATATGCGGTATACTATATAAAGAGATACTACATGTCAGTAACAGAAGAATACCTAGAATATACAAAGAAGCATTTAAACGACTATGGTGAGAAAAGTATTGTTCTCATGAAAGTGGGAGCGTTTTACGAAATGTATGGTCTTAAAAGTGCGTCAAATATGATTATTGGAAGTAAAGTCGAAATTATATGTAAAATGTGTGACCTACAACTTTCAGAACGAAGTAATATGTTCTATGATACGATGCCTGTATTGATTGCAGGGTTTCGCGATTATTGTCTAGAGAAATACGTGGAAAAAATCACATCGGAAGATTATACGTGTTTTGTATATGATCAATATGAAATCGATAAAAAATTCTACAGAAAACTGGTAAATATTTATTCACGCGGTACTTATTTTAACACGAACGAGACAGAGTTACAAAATGTTACAATGTGTGTTTGGTATGAAAAGGTAAGTAATAATACAATCGTATTTGGAATTAGTCATATAAATATTTTAACAGGTCAAACACATATTTGCGAATACGAAGAACGTCTCATTTATTCACCCACAACGTTTGACAATCTGGAGAGATATTTATCGATTTACAATCCAAGTGAAATCATAATGATAACTAACCTTTCGCGCGAAGAAAATGAGCGGTTTACACACATGTTACATATTCAAACACAAAATCAACGAACTATATTTATAGATGATGATAGTTCTAAATTTGCCGGGCAAGCGAAAAATTGTTCGAAACAAACCTATATACGTGAAATAGTAACTGATATTTTCCACCCTAGCGATTATAATGTTTTTATGACGAAATATTCACACTATACGATGGCGTTGCAGTCATTCGCATTTTTATGTAATTGGGTGAAACAACATAATGAGTATTTGCTCCATAAAATTGGAGAACCGATTATTGAGACAGGATGCGATACGTTATATCTAGCAAACCATAGTTTGAAACAACTAAACATCATACATGATACAAAAATGGGAGGTAAGCAATCGTCGCTGTCTACTATGTTAAACAATTGTGTAACACCAATGGGTAAACGCGAGTTTGTTGAACGATTGGTCCACCCAACATATAATGTAGATGTTCTAAATTACGAATATGAAAATACTGACAAGGTTCTACAGAATTATACGCTGGTTGACTATTTGCGTGGAGAAATGAGAAACATGTATGATATGGAACGGCTACAACGTCAGCTGTTTCTCGGCAAACTTTTACCAAAAAATGTTATGTGTATGTACAATGATATAAAATCTACATTGACCATTCACAAACATGTTACAGAACAACATTGTTATCTAGACGATTATTTAAGTAAATTTGTGGATGTAAGTGAAGATTGCGAATCAATTATACAATTCATATCGAGTTCGATGAATGTGGAAACATTAAAAACATCAGATGCTATTACGGACACACTTTTCGTAAAAGGCTATGATAGTAAATTGGATGACATTGTCAGTGAAACAAATATTAATTATGGATTATTACTCGAATACCAAAGTGTGATACAGAATATTTTTATTAAAATAGAGAAAAAGGAGATAAATTATGTAAAAGTTCATTCGACGGACAAGATGCCACCATCATTGACGTGTACTCAAAAGAGAAGCATTGCGTTAAAGAAGTACCTAGATACACATGCTGTTGAATTTACATACAATGGTTCAAAAATTTCACTTAACTCTGGTTTCACCTTTCCGAAATCTACAGCAGGTAGTGTAATGATTCACCATTCGGATATTCAGTCATGTTGTGAAAGATATTATTATAAAAAGCAAGAGATGCTGAAATATATCGAAATTGTGTTCCGCCGTTTCTGTGATGAAATTAAGGCATTTCATAAACCATATATGGAAATTACTACATTTGCTGTAACAATGGATGTTCTACAGAACAAGGCGTATATGGCACATAAATATAATTATTGTCGTCCTTTAGCGAAATCGGGTTCGCGAAGTTCGGTTGATGCGCATGGTGTAAGGCACGCAATTATTGAACATATTAATCAAGACGAAACTTATGTGAAGAATGATATTATTTTAAACGAGCAACGAAATGGGATGTTATTGTTTGGTACAAATGCTGTAGGCAAAACCAGTTTCATGAAGGCACTAGGTATATGTATTATAATGGCACAGAGTGGGTTATTTGTTCCATGTGATAAATTTGATTTTGTACCTTATACACAAATGTTTACACGTATTTTAAACAACGACAACATGTTCAAAGGTCTATCGACGTTTGCTGTGGAGATGAGTGAGTTGCGTGTAATTTTACAAAGCGCAGATGAACAGAGTATTGTTCTGGGTGACGAACTTTGTTCTGGAACAGAATATGAATCAGCTACAAGTATATTTGTAACGGGAATTCAGTGGTTACACAAACAAGACGTATCTTTTATCTTCGCGACACATTTGCATAACATTACTGATTATGAGGAAATAACAAGTATCGAAAGCGTGACATGTAATCATATGAGCGTTATATACGACACTCAAAACGATTGTCTCATTTACGATCGACTTTTGAAAGATGGTCCAGGTAGTTCAATGTATGGTCTCGAAGTGTGTAAATCTCTTCATTTACCACTTGAGTTTTTAGAAAATGCTCATATGTTGCGCAATAAATACTTGGATATAGTCCCAGACGTATTATCGAAAGAAACGTCGAGGTATAATAGCAAAAAGATCCGTAATCAATGTGAAATATGTAAAATGAATAAGGCAACAGAAGTGCACCATCTTCTGCCACAACATAGTGCTGATTCGAGAAACTTCATAGGACATGTACATAAAAACCACATAGCGAATCTAGCATCGATTTGTGAACCATGTCATCAAAAAATACATCATGAGAATTACGAGATGCGACGAACAAAAACGACGAATGGATACATTTTCACTCTAATCAAATAAACATTGACTACCACACATCGATATTGATGTTGTCAATGATCTTATTTAACGAGTATCTTTTTGTTGCGTATAGTTCATTTGGAGAAAATAATAACAAATTATAAATCGACTATTAGTAAATGACAAAATTAGTTGAAATGGTTGCAATAGCAGAACAAATTCCATATATACCACCTACCAATTCGAATGTTGATGAATGGACGAATGATGAAATGTTATATGAGTCAATTCACATAGGTTTAGTGAATAGTATTCAAGTTAGAACCGCATTAAATATGTGTAATACTTATCCGCCCCTAAAATTAATAGGAAAAAGTATCTTAAGAAAATACATCAACCATTTTATAGATCTATACAATCGGTCAAAATAAGGTATATGTATTGAGTGGGGGTTTATAAAGAGTGTTTTCCCAACCAAAAAAAGTTTGGTTATCCTTAATTTACAAAATAATTCATGTTTCAATCAATGCATTGGTATCATCGGTATCCAATTTACTCAATCTTCGCTCTCGTGATAATGTTCTTTTGCTACTACTTACATATGTTTCGCCGTCTTTAATTTTTTGTTTCAGTGTTGCTATTTTGCCTATATCGATCTCTACGCGTAATTTAGCGTTTATTTTAGACAAGCAAATTTTACATAGCACATATAGGTCTGAATTCTCAAGCGAGTACGTGAAACAACAATTTGTGTCATCGCAAACAACATCACCACATTTGTCGCATTGCTCAATGAATTCCTTTTCATCGCATATAGTACAAAATTCCTTCTCCCTGAGCGTGAAGTATCCAGTATACATGTTTGTCATTTTAGTGACTCTTTTTTATATAAAGTATGTATTGATCGTTCAATTTGTATCAATTTTTATATAAAAATCACCCTCCCCTAATCAAATATTTGGACCTTTACGTATTCATTCGTATGAAATACTCTCTCTTTCTCTCAATCAAACAAACTAATACGTATTATTATATAAATATTTGCAATATATCTATATAATGGAAAGACTGGAGCTACATCAAACATTTTATGATTATTGTGAAGAAAAGAGAAAACATGATATCCATCCAAACATTACAAAAACAAATGGTTCGGGGGACAAAGAAAAACGACAAACAAAACACATGTTATATTATGGTGCAAAGGGAATCGGAAAATATTCTCAGGTTTTGTTGAATATCCAGGATTTCAGCCAGAGTAATTTAAAATATGAACGCAAATTAATTGTGAATTATGATAAAGCGGATTATCTTGTTATGATGAGTGATATTCATTTTGAAATCGATATGGAATTGCTAGGATGTAATTCTAAAACGTTATTTCATACAATAATGAAACATATAGAGGATATTGTCGAAACAAGAATTGGTCGTATTGGGATTGTAGTATGTAAAAATTTTCATTTGGTACATAATGAATTGCTTGATATTTTTTATAGTTACATGTCAAGAATGTCACATATATCCAAAATTGTATTTCATATTATAAGTGAACATGTATCATTTATACCAGACAATATAATTGATGCTTGTCACATAGTTCAAATGGGTCAGCCTACAAAAGTGGCTATTTCGAAAATTACGACAAATGGTAAAGTCAATACAAAGAGAAATGATGGTACCATTCGTAACTTACGGGCATTAAACGAAGAAACATCAATAATTACTTTGGAATCGAAAATAGAGAATAGCATAATCGAATACATCATCGATATAGACGATTTTAATATGTCTAGGTTTCGTGAATTAATTTATGATATGTTGGTCTACAATATTGATGTTCATGAATGTATAGGCAATATAATTACCACACTAGTAAAGAAAAAATATATATCACATGATAAGTATTATGATGTTTTTGTGTATGTATATCAGGCATTGAAACAATATAATAATAATTATCGTCCCATATACCATTTAGAGAATATTTACTATTATTTAATTACTACTATACATGAAGAAAAGTTTCACCACACATGATAATGTAAAATTAGAGCGATATTATCAATTATTTGAAACATCTCAGCGTGAATTAAATGAAGATTACTTACATAGGAAATACAAACGTCTTGCTTTGAAATTACATCCTGATAAGGGAGGTGTGAAGGGAGAATTTCAAGATCTCCAGGAAGGTTACGAGACATTGTTAATCATGTGTCGCATAGAAAGTGATCATTCGGATGATTCGAACATGATTGGAAATATAATGCAACATTTGTCACTTTTTCGAAGCAAATACCGAGAGCCGATTGGAAAAATTGTAGATTTGATTAGTGAAAAATTCGGAAACTTCTCTTTACAATACCTAGAAACATTAGACATACAAACGCTTATGCGTGTTTATACCTTCGTAGAGCAAATATCTGTGTCGAATCATGTACCAGGTGATATTCTTTCAAATATAGAGAATGTCCTTTCTAAGAAAAGAAATCGCAAGTGTATTCTTAAAAAGACCTTGTTTACAGACATGATGGAAAAGAACGTCTATAAATTTGATTATTCGGATGAAACCTTTTTTGCACCAATGTGGCATAGCGAGGTTGAATTCGAAACATCTAATGGCACGGAGTTTAGTGTACAATTTCTACCAGAATTGCCACCTAACGTTTGGCTTGACGAAAATAATAACATGTGTATTTTTCACCAACTATCTTTTGATAATACATTGCTTTATAAAGATACAATTGAACTTGTTGTTGACGCGTATACATTTCAAATTCCATGTGAACGAATTGCGTGTAAAAAAAGCCAGACTATTGTATTAGAAGGTAAGGGATTGTGGAAGATAGACGAAAAGGAAATGTTTAATACACAAGAACGTACTCATATAATTGTATTTCTTGATTTGGAATAATAAAATGTAGATCTAATATAACCATGCCACAGAGAGAAAGAAGTAAATCGATTCGTGTTGAAGATGCATCAATTATACAATATGAAATTGACAATATGGTCAATAAACATGTCAATGCTACACAAAAAAATAAGAAGGTAGGTGTAAGAAGGTCATTGTACAAAGATATAATGCTTTTATGTAGTTGTTTTAAGCGCGGTTAAAATTTTTATAGTATATTTAGGTTGATTCATCTGTAATAGAATCTGATACGATGTCTGTATTGTGTGAATAGATTGGCATATCAGGGTATGTGATTTCATTGCTTGTATACATAGCGAAGATGGATCGGAGTAGATGTTGTGTAAGTTCGGCACCACGAACATCTTGTAACGCAATACCATCAATAGGTTCGCGTTGAGGGTATATAAATAGCGCATATATTTTGTTGTTATGTGGACGACGATACAAGGTATGTGTACAGGTTCCCCACGATGTGTTGCCGTAGCAAACAATTCTTCTATTATTCGTTGCGAAAAATTGTATAATAGATTCCCTCGCCTGAAAAAGGTCTCGTCCGGAAAGTTGTGGTACAAGTTGATTATCGTCTAAATTATTTTCGTCTTGTACAAATGAATCACATCTATCACTATAGTATCGCTCATAGTCTTCATGGTATGGGTAGTCGTCGTTTATCATCTTATTATTTATGATTTTATTTATTGGTTGCTAAATAAATTCAATTTTTCATTTAATATAGTAGTCATTTATTTTTTCTATCACTTGATGTTTCATAACATGATACAATGTATTATGTTATAAAAAAAATGTTCAGGTGCGGGCTCGAACCGCAGACCTTCGGCTCATAAGACCGATGCTCTAACCAACTGAGCTACAAGAACAAACCAGTTTAACGACATATACTGGTCGGTCTTAAGCCCCCTTCCTCGCTTAAAACTATGAGATACTAACTGCTGATTGCCTATAAGCTTAATTTTCATTATACTATTACAGGTAATACCCAGTTCCATCACTAAAATGGAATATCCCTCTATTTCCTCATTGTGTAGGACCTATGAGGCGTCCTACTTTACCTATGTGTAATATGCCCCCATCCACGCATATTACTATGAAATCCACTTTTCGGTTAGTTTTTTAATTGATTTCTCTATTTCCTCGTTTGGGGGATCTTTGGGCGTCCCTTAATGCCCCATCACCCGATGTCGGGCTTGAACCGACGACCACGCGATTAAAAGTCGCGCGCTCTACCAACTGAGCTAACCGGGTTTTAAAACTTTTAATGTGGTTTCATCACTAATACACGAAGCGGGATTCGAACCCGCGAAGCTAATGCAACAGATCTTAAGTCTGTCCCCTTTGACCGCTCGGGAATCCGTGTACCTTGTAATGACATGCCAAGTCATGTTTGGTTTTATATTTTTTATGTGTTTTTGTTTGGTTTTATATTTTTTATGTGTTTTTGTTTGGTTTTATATTTTTTATGTGTTTTTATATTTTTTATGCCTTCTTGCGAACTACCTTCTTCTTCTTTACCTCAGGCTCGGGAGCAGGTGCCTCCTCCTCCTCCTCTTCCTCCTCGCCATCGGATTCCACCATCGTGGAAGCGCGAACATCTTCCTCGCCGGCATCACTGGTATCTTCGACCTCATCAGACTTGGTCATCACAGCGACATCGTCATCATCCAAGGCAATCTGGCAACTGCCTGAGATTGTGGCACGAGGGCGAATCTTTGCCTGAAGAAGTCTCCAAGTAACACCGAACTTTCCGTTCGCAAACCAAAGACCACCGCATTTGATAAGAAGTCCTGCCTGAGTACCCTTCTTGAGATAGTCGAGAGGAGTCATTGAGTTGTCTGGATCAGGAAATAGACGATCGTTGTTTACATCGTATACTTCGCAGTCCCACTTGTTTGAGTCTGCGTAGAAAGGTGCCTTGACACGAAGAGTTGGAGAACGAGACATATCGTATTCGCCAGTAGCCTTGTCCTTGGGGTACTTCAGCATAGGTGTCCATAGGGCATCGACCACATCCTCGGTCATCTTAGGCTTGCCAAACCATTCTTTGGCATTCTTGATCGCATCTGACTTGAGACGTTGCTCAAATTTAGTAAGCACATCAAGGAAAATGTCTGCCTTGCTGTTAGTGCCTCTGTCGGGGAATTGAAGAGTAAGATCATAACGCTGATTTCCCTCATAGTCACTGAGACCATATGTCAACATGAGAGGAGTTGAAAGGTTGAGTGCGGTCTTAGCGCTTGTATTGAACAAGTTCACTGACTTACCACCATTCGCATTTACGCGGGGCTGGTTGTAGTCAAATGACTCGTTGGTGAAAGTGTTGTAGGTAAGGATGTCGTTTCTGCTCATCTTAATATAGTATACTTATTGGTGATGCCTTTAAACCCATTTCAATTTTAATTTATAATGGCCGATATGGACAAACTTTTTCGCTTCATACATGGTTTGGCGAAATTCCCGAAAAAAATATTTTAATTTAAACGTTCGAAGTATAACCGAAAATGGGTGATTTTAGGTTTATTATTCTCTCTGTATAAATGCTTCCACGATAAACTAATTAAACAAAAGAATATATCATTCTAGTATATGAATGAAAATAATAACAAAAGGAGACGTTCGTGCTCGCAAGGATTGTTAACTTATTCAAATGATGTGAATGTTATGAATGACGTAGAAAAAATAAAAAAACGAAAGGTACGATCTTCTGATTTCTCTTTGTTGACAATTGAAAACTATCAAGATCTTAATGTATATGATTACAATATTTCCCAATTGAAAGCGATGTCTAGACACTACAAAATTCGCGTTTCAGGGAATAAAATGGAACTTAGTACAAGGCTTTACGAATATATGTCGAAATCCTTCGTTGTTACACGTATTCAGAAAGCATTTAGACGACATATTGTAAAATTATGGAGATATCATAAGGGTAATGGGTTGGTTGATCGACGTTTATGTACAAATGAATGTGATTTTTTTTCATTAGACCCAATCAATGAAGTAAGTATTGAACAAATGATTAGTATTAACGAGAATGGATTTATATATGGATTTGATATATGTTCTCTTAGTGAATTATATATTAAGACTACCAACTGCGAGACAATGTTAAATCCATTTACACGAAATGAATTACCACCTAACCTAAATTTTCGTATGAAACGCGTTACACAATTACAAAGGTGTTTGTATATGGATACAATAATAAAAAGTGTGGTTGATCCAGTTTTGGATATTTATTGTGACACAAACATACATCATCGTTTGGTGAGTATATTTAGTGATATCGATCAACTAGGTAATTATTCAGACGTTTCGTGGTTTCTATCCTTAAATCTGAGACAACATACTCGATATTTGCGTGAACTATATGATATATGGCAATATAGAGCACAATTAAGTAATGAAACAAAAAGGAATATATGCCATCCGTCAGGAAGTCCATTCACATCACATATGAATCATATATTTCATTCTACTAATATAAATTATGTAAGATATCATACATTAGAAATTATGAATAATTTAATATCAATGGGTGTAAATAATGACAGCAAATCTTTAGGAGCATTTTATGTACTTGCCGCACTTACATTAGTAAGTCGTAGTGCAGCAGCAGCTATGCCATGGTTGTATGAATCTGTGTGCCATTTAAGCAATTTTTAGCTTTTGTTCGTTTGAAAAGTATTATTAGCGTGGAATTAGATGTCAATAAAAGGTCGATATACATATAATATAATTTATATAGATAAAACACTTAAAAAGGATACGTAGTTAGTATATATAATGGCTAAGCCTACTAAAGTAACCACCAAGACTACCACTGCTCCCTCAAAGGCTTCTAGCGAGCCTAAAACTCCTCTAAAGGCTTCCACCGAACCTAAGACACCTGCTAAGGTTGTCAAGGCTAAGGTTGCCGCTGCCACTCCTATTGTTGTAGCCGCTCCTGCCCCCGTTCCTCCTACTCCTGTTGTCGCCGCGACAAACGATGTTGTTGAGACTCCCGAGGAAGCCCCCATTAGCGAGCAATTCTCCGTTTTCATGTCCAAGCTCCAACTTGTAGCTGGACAATTCTCCGCTCTTCGCAAGGAATTCACCATCCTTGAAAAGAAGTGTGTTCGTGAGCTTCGTGTTGCCAAGAAGCTTAGTGGCAAGCGCAAGAAGGGTGGTAACCGCGCCCCCAGTGGTTTCGTCAAGCCTACTCTCATCACCGACGAGCTTGCCACTTTCCTCGGCAAGCCCTCTGGTGCCGAAATGGCTCGCACTGAAGTGACTAAGGAGATCAACACTTATATCCGCGCAAACAACCTTCAGGATAAGGACAATGGTCGCAAGATCAACCCTGATGCTCCTCTCGCCAAGCTTCTTAAGATTTCTGGTGGAGATGAACTTACCTACTTCAACCTTCAGCGTTACATGTCTCCTCACTTCCCCAAGACTGGTGCCGCTGCTGCTGCCGCCCTCGCTGCTGCCACTGCCAATGCCACTGCTAGTGCCACCGCATAAGTTGTGTTGACATCCATAAAAAATTTAAACCCTAAAATATTAATATATATTCGATAATATATATTAATTCAACCTTCTACTAATAATGAAACCAAAAACTATCCAAATAATGTCATTCTCCCTAATGAATTATTTGACACATTTGTTTCGGTTTTTCTTCTAAGTGACAATACCATATTATACGCGTCGTTCGTACGTTTGATTGTCTCTTTATGATTGTATATTTTTTTGAAAAAATTAATCCATAGCATCTCGCATTTCGAATTGAAAATAATATTTAATGGATTATTCATACATTTGTTGGATACTCGTAAAAATGCATTAATATGTAACAAACATAGCGACTTCAATATATAGTAACAAAAAACATTTGTGTTTTCGCGATACTTTGGTTCTTTTTGTTTAAACATGTCTGAATATTTCATATTGAATATATTTAATATTTTGGTACTTTGAATCAATGTGAATTGTTGCTCATGCGCAATCAATGTTTCTACATAATTAATAAATCTTTTCGGTTCATTAGATTGACAAGTAATATGATATGCTTGGTATGCCGCCGTCCATAATGTAGCCCATGTTTCGCAATATGTTTCAAATAGTTCATAATCAGATTGTACCCTGAACGTATGTTTCATAAATGTACGAAATTTGGTAAAATCGTTTGCATGGAAATCAAAGTTGTATGTGTGGAAGGTTTCATGTAACAATACCTTTTCCCACTCTTCGTGTCTAAATATAACAATTTTGTTGTTTTCCTTGCATCCATATGTAAACGCAGAATTGACGTGCTTCGGTTCGACTATTGTATTTTTATCTTCTGGTAGAAATTTCGCAAAGGGAGACATTAATAGGTATATATTTAGATTACGCGAACATTCATTGTCTGGCGCAAATCGATTCGCTGTGTAAAACCAACTTATCATGTAATCCAAATTATCCTCATCGAATGTATACCCTTCATAACAATAAACATGGATGGTGAATGTGCGTTTTCCAATTTTGAAAGAAAAACGCTTATATTCGCCCGTATTTTGTAATAAAAACGAGTTTATTTGTTGAGGAAAGAAACGAGTTACTTCGACAATTTTTGTAAGTGTTTCTTGTGTAAATGTGTGGTTTTTCATGACATTGCGAGTCACTTTGATATGCTGTATGTTGTTATAAGCATTACTAATTATTGAATACATATTTTGTATCATGTCTACATTATCATTGTCGATAGTACATGTTTTTAACCATTTTTTATCTATAAATTCATTTATTTTATCGTATGGTGTGTTAATAAACATATTGTAGTTATAATAAAAAAAGATTATTTTTTATTATAAAAATATTATTGATATGTCTGTCTCGATGAGAATACTCACTTTCGTATCGGACTGCGATGATGATGTACAGCTCCTAAATCCTGGATGGGCGAGTTATCATTTGTCAGAAGTCCAATATTTATCTGTATATTCATATTTATTTAATGTAGGCATTATATTTTTGGCTCTTCTAGCTTGAACCCAATCATAATCGTTATGAGTATTAACCAATCGGTTTTACAACGTCTTTATATATTTAATATTACGTATTCCTACACTGACTCTAGAAGCTGTTCCAAGTAAATTAAACAATCCTCATCCACGTTTTTTTGTTTTATTTTTTTTCATTCTATGTCTTTTCGATCTATTTTTGTTCGATCTATTTTTGTTCGATCTATTTTTGTTCGATCTATTTTTGTTCGATCTATTTTTTTTCATTCTATGTCTTTTCGATCTATTTTTTTTTGATTTTCTACCTCCCAATAAATCATTTTCTGTTTTATATGTTGTAGTTAAATCGGTATCTTGTTCTAAAATTCCGTTTCTATGTATGTATACGGAAACGTCATATTGATTATTTCCTTCGAACAATACTAAATCACCTTTTTTCATTGTAGATTCTATATCTTTTAATTCATCCCTATCATATATTGTTTGTTTGAACTTCATATAATATATAATTATATTTTATTTTCGAAGTACGTTATTATTCACTACCACATATATCCACTACATCTATACACCATATTATATAAAAAATACACAATATACAATATCGTACATCCGTTAATTAATATTTACTTTTCAAGTTTTGCAACATAATCAAACATATCGTAATATCGGAATAGTGATTTATTGGATAGACTTTTTACGTCCTTTACTTTTGTATTCTTAACAATGGTCATCTTACCATTGAGTGACGCATATCTTTCTTCATCCTTGAGACATTTGAACCCTTCTGTCATAATGATGAAAATATTCTCGCAAAGTTCATCACATAATGGTTGTTGCCCGTCGGTCAGGATGTGCATGTCGAAATAGCTTTGTAGTTTCCAACACAGGTCAAACAATGTTGAGTTATCAACCTGCTTTTTCAAGGTTAAATTAACGATAAATGTTGTAAACGCGCGTCTAGAGGCATTGACCGCGGTCTGTTTACAAAATTCATCATAATTATCTGATTCACTAAAGGATGTAATGTTGTCATATAGTTTCAGATAACTACCGAATGACTCGTCGAAAATAGTCTTGAAGATTGGGAAACGTTCAATAAGTTCTGTAAACAACTTGGCATACAGCTCAGAATAGAATCGATTGTTACTAGCTGTCTCGAATACAAACTCAGTTACTTTCGTAAGTTCTTCATTTGTCACCTCATTGTCCATAAGTAGTTGTATGTTTTCACAAATAATAGGCGCCACTTTATCGTAGTTATTCGTAGATAGTTTGTTTAGATTGCCTCTAATATGTAATACATTTCGATCAATACCTTCTACCTTCGTAAATGACGACCCAGTATAAGGAATAGTAGTGGGAGGTTTCTTCTTACGAGAAGATTTAGCAAACGTAGGTGTTCTTACATAACTAGGTGCTCCCACCTGTTCCGAAATGTGTTGGATCATGTCGATTGCCTCTTTCGGAAGCGTCATATCGAATCCCATTTCTTTAATCTTTAGAATATCTGCTTCGTTATAGATGCACGTCATGTTATTGTTTAATGAAATGTATTTATATCTATTTAATATCAATTTTAAATATTTTGTTATTACTTATTGTTACCTTATTATTATTATTATTATTTTGTTAATTGAATTTTTTTGATATAGTAAGTTTGATAATAGAACATATTTTCTCTTCGTAGAAGTAATGGAAGTCGATAAGGGATTGAAAAACAAATGCTGGACACAGGAAAGTATAGCCACTGATTTCAGGATGCCAATTTCATTTAATGAAGAGAAAATACAACTCGAGGAACATATCATAGTAGATCTTGAATTATCTGGTCCCGATTCGGTATATGAATCTATTCTAACATCAAAAACACGTGCTGGTAAGACAATACAACGCAGCTGGGCGTCTTATTATACAAAGGACAAACAATTTCTTAAAGACACACAAAAAATTTATACAAATATTGATTACAAGACTGAAGAGAATACCGATGAAATAATGCAATTATATGAAGAATTACAAGGCGATTGTAATTTTTTGGATAGATATAGTTATATTGACTGGAACCACCTAGATTTCTTAAATAAATCATCCTATTTTCTAGGTTTTATGGGATTATACAACATCTTTAGTCCTCTTCTAGCATTATGTCTTCCTATTTTTCTTATGATTCTTCCATTTTTCATATTGAAACTACAAGGGGTAGATTTAACATGGCCTCTTTACACCCAAACATTAATGTTTCTCTTTAGGAATAATGTTGTTGGACAATTATTATTAAATTTCAAAGATGTGAGTTGGGAAAAACGAGTATATCTAATTATTTCGTGTTGTATGTATCTCTTCCAGATATATAGTAATATCATAAGTTGTATTCGTTATCATAACAATATGAAGCATGTACATCATATATTCAATTCCCTGAAGTCATATATAAATTCGACATCAAGAGAAATAGAGAAATTCATAACAATAACCAAAAATTTAGAAACATACAAACCTTTCATCAGTGTCTTGAGTGATAAACTAGATACGTTAAAACATTTTCAAACCAAAATATTATTCATCGAAGCATATAGTTGGAATGTTAAAGAAGCAATGAATATCGGTGTTGTCATGAAAGAATTCCATCAGCTTTACAGCAATCCTGAAATTAAAGATGCTCTCTCCTTCAGCTTTGGATTTCATGGTTATTTAGAGAATATAAATATGATAGCCACATCTATCAGAGCAGGAACCATGAACATTACCAAATTTAACACAAAAGGGAAAACGAAGTTTACAAAGGCATACTACCCAAGTATTCCTGGTGCGAAAGCGGTTACAAATGATTATGACATAGACAAAAACATGATTGTTACCGGACCAAATGCGTCTGGTAAAACCACGTTATTAAAAACGACCATGATTAATATTATATTAAGCCAACAATTAGGATGCGGTTTTTTCAAAAAAGCAAATTTAGATACATATGATCGCATCCATTGTTATTTAAATATTCCAGATACGTCTGGACGCGATAGCTTATTTCAAGCTGAAGCTCGTAGATGTAAGGATATTTTGGAAAGTATTGAAAGGGATCCAACGAAACGCCACTTTTGTGTTTTCGATGAATTATACTCGGGTACAAATCCATACGAAGCGGTTGCAACAGGTGTTTCGTACATTGAACATTTATCCAAATTGAAAAACGTGGATATAATGATTACAACACATTTCATTGATTTGTGTAAACATCTCGATAAAAACAAGAGGATATCCAATTGTAAAATGAGAATCGATATCAAAGAGAATCGTGATTTTCATTATTCATACAAATTGGAAAAGGGAATATCGTCAATTAAAGGCGGTGTAAAGGTATTGAAGGATTTATGTTATCCCGAAACGATCATACATCGTAGTGAAAATATTCTTGGTATATCCTAGTGTTTTACGTTTAATCGCGTAACATATATTATCATAGTCTAGTAAATGGATATATTTGCAATCGCAGGATTTGGTACGAACTTCATGTTTTCTTTAGGAATAATATTTGTAGTAATTTTCATTGTTTTTTATATTCGTCAACGTTTAACCAATGTTGATCATAAAATAAACTCAATGTTTCAATTAATCAATGCAATGGCCGATGAAATGAATACAATAAAATCAAAATCGATTTCAGACGATGATCAGATTAAACATGTAAGTGGTGTATGTCTCAACGATCCCATGAATATGATGTCAATGTTAAATCCTAAAAATAGTCAGTTGATAGAGGTTTCCGATGACGATTCATGTAGTGATGATAGCGACGACGAAAGTAGTGACGATGAAAGTAATTGTGATCACCCCATCGAAATCATGATAGATAATGTAGAAAACAGCCTAATATTCGATGAAATCACCAAGGTTTCAGATGTTATGGAGGATGTGAGTTCAGATGTTATAGAGGTTTCCGATGTTATAGAGGTTCCGGATGTTATGGAAGAAGTCGAAGGCTGGCAAGATATCGTCGTCAAACAAGTCGAAGATATTGAAGAAGTGAATGAAAGTTCCAAAACAATTGTAAATTTACAAATATTGAACTTTAAAAAAATGACAATTAAAGATTTACGCGAACACATCATTAGTAATCAGTTAACAGATATCGATATTAGCAAACTCAAAAAAAATGAATTAATGGAATTGTGTAAGTAAATATTTTCTTATTTGATATATATGAGCTGGAAAAAATGTTATTCTGGATCAAATAACCTATATTTAGATCACCCTCCAATTATGAACGATGGACGAAATTTTGCGACATTAAGACCAGATGAGAAAATAAACCAGGATGTTTTGGACGAAAACAAAATTATGTCAAGTAGCGCATATCGTTCCTTCTTAATGAGAAATGCTGATCATATGATCACTAACAATCAGATTGAGGCATGTAGCACCGCTAATTGTTTTCGTGGTTTCAAAAAGTCCGAAGGTGGACAACCAAATCAACCCTATTTTTATGTATCTGCTTTTGATAATACAAAACCATTTGGATATTCTGATAGCGATATGAAGAATGTATACCTTACACGCGAGCAACTTCAATCACGTATGGTCGCACCTACACTTAAAATTGAAAAGTAAATTAGTTAAATATATAATATGTAATTATACATTTAATCATGCCGAAGTTTGCGATTTATGAGAATCAAATCATGATGCCGGCAGAAATATACCAGAGAGGGATCTCACCAACATCGCATTTCACATGCTTTAATTGTGATGAACCGGTTCTATTACGTCAAACTCGCGGTAAAAACGAGAACTACGTTGAACATTTTTATCATCCAAACCCATGCCGTAATGGAACACATATCGAATGCGAAAATATCCATGTAGATAAACTTCGTAAAATGAGTGACTGGCATACAATGTTTTCGAAAAGCATCAATACAAAAAATGGAGAAATATTTCGTTTTGGTAAAAACACGAAACATTTTGTAGACGGATACGATTTTGAAAATGAATTAGGGATCGAATTTCAAAACTCACCCATCTCCCCATCTGATGTGAAAGATCGCGAGAATACGAGTCAAATCGATTGGATTTTCAACGTGGAGAAACAATACATGAAACGCGTAACCATTGGAAAATATGCAATCGTTGAGATTCCACATAAATCATGGCAAGAATCAGTGAAAGAATGCAACAATAACGTATTTTTGTACACTGGTAAGAAGGAGTGGTTATGGTTAACTGATCGCAATGCATATTCTATGGAAATAGAAGGTGTTCGACGCCACGTATGGGTAATTTTTCCGGATGATATCTGTAACTACAATGACGTGTTCGACAACACATGTTTAGCAGATATTATGACGAATGAAGGAAAGCAAATGTTCACCGAATTAGAAACAACTCAAGGAACTCTTGAAATAACGGGTATCGCATACTCTAGATGTCGTGAGTCAATGTATTTATTGGACGATATTCATCGTCATTACATCAAAACCTATAAATTTCCATTAAATAGCATTACCGCAATTAAGTCCGTTGCCGGAAGTGGTAAAACGACTACTCTTTTAGATCTAGCTAAGATCCATAAAAAAAAGAGAATATTATATCTAGCATTTAATAAAAATTTAATCAGTGAAATTCAGGGAAAATTAAAGACCCAAAATATTACGAATATGGTTCCAAGAACGTTCGATTCACTTATGCGAAGCATATACATTGAACAAAAAGGAAATCCTGAGAAAATGGATGATCTTAGACCAAATACAATACATCTTAAAATCAACTGGTTTCAAGGAAAGAATTGGCGCGTGAAAAAGCAATGTATTGATTATTTAACAAAATTTTGTCGTCAAGTTGGATCTAGTACCATCGAAGAATTCAGCATGGAACGTTTCGGAAAACCGATGCCGCTAATGAAAATGATGTGGGACAAAGTAATCAGTTCATATATTGTGACATTCGACACAATACGTAAACAAGTTCAGATTAATCACTGGGCACGTGATTACATAAAGAGAAACTACGATATGATTTTCATTGATGAGGCGCAAGATTTCGACGATTTAATGCTTGATGTGTTACTAAAAGATACCGATATACCTAAAATTTTTGTGGGAGATCCTATGCAAGCTATTTATCAATGGAGAGGATCGATTAACGCCTTCAATAAACTTCCTATTGATACGATGTTCATAGAGTTTTATTCGACATTTAGGATCGGTAATCCGGCATGTGATAAGATTCGCAATATGTTTGACAATTGCTGGATGATTTCAAAAAGCAAACAAGATACACACTTCGATAAAAACTTTGAAACGACTGAATCCTATGTATATCTATTTAGATCATGGAGATACCTGCTTCTTAAAGCGCAAGAGGAAAATGATGTTTATATTTATGGATATGACGACAAGGAACGCATGATGATTTCGCTTCACGCGCGGTTAATGAAATTTGCATTAAGCGACGAAGAGAAGCAAGACATGGAAGATGATCTCCCAAACTTCCTGCTTTCGTATACTGCCTTTGAACTGAAGGAACTACTTCGCAAAGTACGAGCGAACATCGTGCCTAAAAACAACGCGAAATGTCTAATGTATACAATTCATAGTTACAAAGGATGTGAACATAACAATGTCAAACTATGTGAGGATATTACGGAAGAAGAACAAAACCTGTTATATGTGGCACTTACACGCGCCAAAAATAAAATAGACTATGAAAAAGACCATGTAAAAGACAATGTAAAAGATTATTAGACCCCTTTATAATACCTATTATACAACGGCAGTATTTTTGCTCTTTTTTTTCGAATCTCCATTTGATTATCGGTTCTGTTTTGTCCGAAAAAACAAGATAGAATATAGCGAATGTTCATATTATTAACCGATTATTTATATTAAACCAAAAATAATAATCAAATCAATTTTTCAATCAATCAACATAGTTTAACATTTCATCCACTATTTTTCTACCACCAATACGTGATGGCTCTAAGTTATCCACAAAATCATTTTGTTCAAAAAGTACTTTATCAAATCGCATAAGATTATGATTATTTTCTTTACAGAACATGTATAATTGTTTATTCCATTTTTTAATACACCTTTCGTGAAACGACCCGCGCTTACTATATGGAATATAAATGTTACATAGTACTAACTTACATTTGAATGTATAATTAGATAGAATTTTTGTGTACGTAGTAAATAATTTACGGATCGTTTTATCAACGTCTATTTGGTCATCTTTAAGTGTAAGAATATCATTACCTCCAATAGATATAAAAGCAGTTCGATCGGACTTACCAATATCCTTTTCAGCACTACGTATTTGTTGATGTAAATCACTGATTTTCGCTCCATCACGAGCTAATACGACGGATTTAAATATATCATGATTCTGTAATAAATATGGGATGTTTTCACTTGTACCTACATATGGACGATTATCAAAAGCACTATCTCCAAAAATAATAATGTTTCGGTCTTTAATTTGCATGCCTTCTTGACTAGGATTGATATCGACCATACATATGTTGAATAAAAAGGTTATGAAAAACGTGAACAGAAATAAATAGATGAAAATACGTCCCGATTCTTTCATTACATTTTATTTATAAAATATTTAATTGCATAACGATAAAAAAATACGCCCCCCCCCCCAACATACGCATTTTTTTATTTCATCTTGTTTTTTATTTTGTTTTTATTCATTTTTTTTCTCGCTAGAGACATCCTCCGTCTTGCTACTATTACTCGGTACAAACTGCAGAGCGTACCCTGTAACAAGACTACCGAGCAAAATCCACATACCTGAAATGACGTCAGATCCTTTTGTTACAACCCACAAAATACCACGGCAATACGGGGTCACTGCTACAAAGGGAGATGCAATAAATCCCATTATAGACCACCTTGCGCAATGGTGTGCATATAGATTTGCGAAAAGGAAATGACTACAGATCCACAACATATAAATGCCAACTGACGACTTTAACCAACCGAGTCCAGAAAGCATATTTAGGCATTTAACCCAACCCACTTTAACATATTCGTATAAAGTGCTCATGATTACAATAACTTGTTCATTCATTTGATGCTTTTGGTTGCGTTTGTAAGGTTTGCTTCAATTTTAATTTGGCGTTTACAATTTCAAGTACATTTTTTTTATTTTGTTGTTATAAAATATAATGAGTGAAACTGAACCTGTACAATCATCCTGGTCCAGATTCAAAAGTGGAGTCAGTGCTGTAAAGAATAAGGCAAAATCAGCCGCATCGTCTGCATCATCAGGTATTAGACGTGGAATGGCAGCTTCAACGGACGGAAGCACTGGTGAAATTAAGAGAAATGTACACAAATGTAAGTTAGCCGCTGAAGTAATTTGTAGTGATGGTAAATTACCTGTAGCCGGTGGTGAATTATTTACTACAGAAACTAAACAAATTGGTGATGTCGAAGTTACTATATATACAGCAACTCCTTTAGGAGCTAGTGAGGGAATGGTTTACGACGAGCAAAATTATCAGGCTGTTCGTAGAGCATTGCCTAGTAAGGGTGTAAGACCCTCTATCAATGATGCTTCTAAAATGGAGCAGTATGAAAAAGACGTTGTCGTATTACAACCATGGAGCGATAAACGTAAGCCAATTCCACCTGGAGAAGAAATCGCTGCTGAAGCAGCAGCAGGAGGAGGAATATTTGATACAATTAAAGGTAAATTTGGTTTATCCTCCTCATCCGCTGAAGCCGACGAACAACAAGCTGGAGGTACTAGACGCGTTGGTCGCAAATCTAAACGTGGACGCAAATCTCGCAAAGCCAGTAAATCCCGCAAATCCAGCAAATCCCGCAAGGTCCGCAAAGCTAGACGTGGTTCCAAATCTCGCAAATCCAGACGTTGTAAGAGTGGAGGGTTTAACATTCCTGGGAAAAAAAAAACTAAATTATCACCTGAAGGAGCAGCACTTAAAGAAAAGATGAGACAGGAAAGATTAGCGTGATTGTCAGGCACCGCATAAGTGAAGAGAATAGCCTCTAGACAGGTGATAGGTAAACTATACCAATATGTCAAACTAATAATTATTAAATGCGTTTATAAATTTTATGCATTTAGTAATAGGTAATTTTTTTATTACTATACTTTATAATGGCTGGACGTATTACCAGACGTAATTGTAAAAAACCAAAGGGTGTTTCAAAATCCAAGAAATCTAGACGTGCTTCAAAATCCAAAAAATCTAGACGTGGTTCAAAATCCAAGAAATCTAGACGCGGTTCCAAATCCAAGAAATCTAGACGTGGTTCCAAATCCCGTAAATCCAGACGCGGTGGAGACGCAGATTCATTATCGAAAGCCCTAAATAGAGGTTATACAAAAGAGGAAATGGCAGAAAAAGAGAAACGTTCTGATTTACTATGGGAAAAGAGAAAATTGGCAAACAAGATTGAGAATGAACGTAGAGCGAAAATAAGAGAAAACATGGAGATAGAGGCAGAGAAAAAAAGAATTGACAGACTTAACAATCCCACAAAATTAGACAGATTTAAGAATTATGGCAAGAGTTGGTTTAATAAACCAGCACCACCAACAGCAACACAATAATTTCCAAACATTTTATAGACATGTAAATTAAAAAATATTTTGTTATTATTTTAATTTACTATAATTATTTCTACCTATATCACACTCCTCACTTAAATATAAAGCATATGATGTGAAGGGTTTAGTTGTTTATCCAACTTAATAAGCTTATCCACTACATCTTTTGTGACATGGAAAGGGAACTCAACTTTGAGTGACATTTCACTCTCGAAAAGATTGGTATCGGGTTTCATCAATCGATAAAGATTCAGCTTGGTATAGATGATCTCCATACATCTCTTCAAATTACGCATACCATCCTCCTTGTTGGTGTAGTTCTCGATAATGTGTTGGATAACATTATCGTCGAAAATGATTTCTTCTTCGGTGAACTTCACTTCATCACGGATCTTTGGTAGCAAATGCTTGTTGCAAATAATCTTCTTCTCCTTAGAATCATATCCGTTTGTCTGAATGCGATACATACGATCACGAAGAATAGGACTTACTTTTGACTCATCGTTATAACTAAAGATGAACAAGCACTTACTAAGGTCAAAGTTAACTTCTGAAAAGTACTTATCGTGGTACTCGCTATTCTGACTAGTATCAGTCAGATGCGTCAAAATACCAATGATCTCTTCACCCTTTGGGGTGTCGCTCACCTTGTCTAACTCATCAAAGTAGATGACGGGGTTCATACACTTACTTTTCATCAAAATGTCAACAATCTGACCCCAAGTACTTCCCTCATATGTATAACTATGACCCTCGAGGAAGCTGCTGTCCGTTGCACCACCGAGTGCAATAAACGCAAACTCGCGACCAAGAATTTTACTGATTCCTTCTTTGACTAGAGTAGTCTTACCAGTACCCATAGGTCCTTTGATGGCAATTGCTGTGCCTATAGCCTTGGGGTTAGTAATAAGTTGCCCAACCATTTGCATGATCTGCATCTTCGCATCATTCAATCCGTAGACAGCTTCATCAAGAATATTCTTGGCATTTTCCATGAAACCATGACACGCTTCAACACCATGATCTCTCGAAACAGGGAGTGAATGATAGATGCCAAACGGAATCTTCATGAAGGTGTCGATCCAATTCTTCACCTTATAAAACTCCCCTCCACCAGGTTCCATGTACTTTAGCATGTTGATCTTCTTCATCGCACATGCCTTAAAATGAACTGGCATGTCAGACTCTAGAAGCGAAATACGATAGGGCTTATCGACGGCAATAATCTTATTGATTTCTTCAACCTCGTTAAGAATCTTTTCCTGCTCAACAACAGGAAGTCCCTTAAAGAAGATAAAATCGTTCATATTCTTCTTATTGGAAATAAGCTCCTTGAACTTGGTGCTATTCTTAACCTTGATTTTATTCTCACACTTGTCGTGAATTTTTTTAGAAGCCTTTAATTTCTTTTCAGATGCCTCGATCGCGTCGCGAATAACAACAGATGTAGAGTTGTTCTTTAGCATATCGCGTAGTTCATCAAGCATCTTCTCTTCCTTCTCGAAATCAATGGCGGCGACGACGACCTTTTCGTTGCCTTCACCATCTTCATCATCGTCTTCAGAATCATCCTCCGATTCAGATTCAGTTTCGGACTCCGTTTCCTCCTCATCCTCGTCATCATCTTCGTACTCGTCATCATCTTCGGTCTCGTACTCATCATCATCTTCATCGTAATCTTCGCCTCTACCTCTGCGAAGACTCTTTGGATCAATGCTCAAAACAATGTTGATTGCCTGATCCCCATCATCATCGCTGGCAGTTTCGTCATCTGACTCGCACTTTTTATTTTTTTTATTTTTGTTTTGGTGTTTGGTCTTGCGCCTGGGACTACTGGTTGCGTCAGCAGCACCAGCTTCCTTATCGATTTGCTTGCGCATATGTTTGGACGGAAACATCTTGTAAAGAAACTTTTTCCACTCAACCGGATCCATATCTTGACCATCGTCTTCATCGCTCTCCACCTCCTCCTCCTCCTCAGATGAATCAGAATCTACGCGTTTCTTCTTTTCATCCTTCGCTTCCTTCTTGGAACGAGTGGTAATTTTTTTGTTAACAGAATTAGTAGTATCAGACATTTTGGTCATTTACGTTTGTATATATATATTTTAGTACATTCTTTAAATAAGTTTCAATTTTTTTTAAAAATCAACTAAATGAAAAATAATACATTTAACGCATTTGAAGATATCTACAAATCTACGAAACATCCGGTTTAGACGAACCAATAAAATCAAAACAAACACATATATATACAAATAAACACCTATTATGCTAATATATCATACAATTCTCTTAGCGGGACATTCCGATTTAATTCCGTTTTAACAACACCATCTGGTAATTGAAAATTTTTGGTGGGGGTGATAGTGTACATTGTATCAAATCCATCATCAGTTTCAGTCTTTGATATAACAACATATATGTAATTTACCTTTTTTACCCAGCCAATTATGTCGTGTAGTTCGAAAGACATTTGATAATATGTAAACACGTTATATTTTTATACTGGTTTTATAAATAAATATCCTCAAGGGTGTAAAGCGGGACAAATTAGTCGGCATTTTATTTTTTGACATTAAAATATAAAATTGAATTAAAACAATCTAAAATTTAGGTATAGTATATAAGGAAGATGCCGAAAATTACTAATCTTCGCGCAAATAAGCAGTCAGCTAAAATCGTAGGCATTCAGTTCAGTATTCTTTCACCGGAAGAAATACGACGTGCCTCGGTTGCTGAGATTACTTCGCGTGAAACATATGACAATAACAAACCCAAAATCGGGGGACTTTTTGATCCACGTATGGGCGTTTTAGAACCTGGTCTAATCTGTCCCACAGATGGTTTGGACTACACTCAGACCCCGGGTTATTTTGGTCATATCGAACTTGCCAAGCCCGTGTTTTACATTCAATATTTGAACACCCTATTAAAAATTCTCCGAAGTGTATGTTTTAAATGTAGTCGTCTACTTGTTGACAAGGAAAAATATAAGCAGGCATTGAAGCTTGAATATGAAGAACGCTGGAATTATGTTTACCAGCTTGCAAACAAAGCAAAGAAATGTTGTGGATGTGAAAATGACATTGGGTGTGGTTACAAGCAACCCTCCAAATTTCGCAAGGAAGGACTTGCTAACATTTACGCAGAATGGGACTCCAATGAAGGTATGACCGCCGAAGAATTGGAAAATCTGTCAATTCGCATTAGTCCTGAAATTGCGTTGAAGATTCTCCGTCGTGTGAGTGATGAAGATGTAACATTCATGGGATTTAATCCACTATGGTCGCGTCCCGAGTGGATGATCTGTCAAGTTCTTGCTGTACCACCACCAGCTGTACGTCCATCAGTCAAGCATGATGCCCAACAACGCAGTGAAGACGACATCACACATACTATTGTAAATATTATCAAAACAAATAAAATTCTAGAAGAAAAGTTGAAGCAAACGCCCATGCCACCTGATAATGTTATCGATGACTGGTCGACAATGCTTCAATATTATATCGCAACACAAGTGGACAACAAGATCCCTGGTGTAGCAGCAGTCGCTCAACGTTCAGGTCGTCCTCTAAAGTCAATCAAGGAACGTTTGAATGGGAAAACCGGACGTGTTAGAGGAAATCTTATGGGCAAGCGTGTCGACTATAGTGCTCGTTCAGTTATTACAGCTGATCCAAACATTTCAATTCGTGAACTAGGCGTTCCACTCAAGGTCGCTAAAAATATTACGAAACCTGTAGTAGTAAACAACCGAAACAAGGCATTCCTTATGGCACTTATTGAGAACGGAGCAGATAAATGGCCTGGTGCTAAAATTATTGAGAAGAGTAATGGACAATGTACTTCACTTCGTTATGCTAAGAATATTGTTAAAATCGAGAATGGTGATATCGTACATCGTCACATGATGGATGGTGATAACATTCTATTCAATCGTCAACCCACTCTTCATAGAATGAGCATGATGTCACATCGCGTTAAAGTAATGCAACGTGGTGATACATTCCGAATGAATGTTGCTGATACCAAGCCATATAATGCTGATTTTGATGGTGATGAAATGAATCTTCACATGCCGCAAGATATGGAATCTGAATCGGAACTTATTAATATGGCAGCAGTTCATCATCAACTAGTAAGTCCAGCAAACAATGCAACCATTGTTGGTATTTTCCAAGATTCACTTCTTGGTGCATTTCGCTTCACTCGTGAAGGAACATCATTTACACCTAGACAGGCAATGAATCTATTGATGAATTACGACAATGTGAACCCTGATCTTCTACAAGACAAGACCAATATTTCATACCAAGATATTCTTACACAGATTCTGCCACCTCTCACACTCATTCACCAGAGCAAGCTCTTCAAGGAGGGTGAGGATGCCGAAATATCTAATAATGTCCTCGATATTCGCAATGGTTCGTACAAGAGGGGTAAGTTGGAGAAGGGTCTACTTGGTTCAGGTACAAAGGGCATTCTACATCGCATTACGAATGACTTTGGTAACGTGCGTGCGGCAAAATTCATTGATGATCTTCAGAACATCATTACAGATTATATGAATACCAGTAGTTTTAGTGTTGGTATCAGTGATCTTATTTCAAACCAAGAAACAAATCAAAGTATTGTTGATATTATTAGTCAGAAAAAGAGGGAGGTAAAGGATCTTCTTGATACAATTCATCTGGGTGTATTTGAAAATAATACAGGCAAGCCAGACATTGAAGAATTCGAAACACAAGTGAATGCAATCCTTAGTGTTGCTACAAAAGAGGCTGGTAATATCGGTCTTAAGAACTTGGATCCAAACAATCGGTTTGTTCAAATGGTCAATGCCGGTTCAAAAGGTAGCGACCTTAACATTTCGCAAATGATTAGTTGTTTGGGACAACAAAATGTGAATGGTAAGCGTATTCCTTATGGATTCGACAATCGCACACTTCCTCACTTTTCGAAATACGACGATTCAATGGCAGCTCGTGGATTTGTCGAAAGTTCTTACATTTCAGGACTACGCCCAGAGGAATTGTTCTTTCATGCAATGGGTGGTCGTGTTGGTCTTATTGATACGGCGGTGAAAACATCTCAGACAGGTTATATTCAGCGTCGTTTGATTAAAGGCATGGAAGATCTGAAGGTAGAATACGACATGACAGTTCGAAACAACAAAAATAAAATAGTTCAGTTTTCATATGGTGATGATGGCATGGATACAGTTCGTGTTGAAGGTCAAATTCTGCCCATTACAAAAATGTCAATGGAAGACATGTATAACCACTTTCATGTATATGATGAGAATGACAACAAGACATTTAGCAAGCCATTTACACCCCAGGCAAACGCACGTGCGAAAAAACAAAAGGCAGATCTAATTGTAATGTGTGAAAAGTATGTAAAAAAATTTATCGAGGTTCAAGATAAAATTGTCAAGAATATCTTCAAAAATTCAACAGACAACAAGGTATACCACTCTGTGTCGTTCCAACATATTATTCAAAACATCCAACATCAATGTAATCTTTCGGGAAATTCGCTTGTCGATATTACTCCCTTGGAATGTTTCCAAAAGTTGGAAAGAACAATGGAAACCCTTAAAAACATCCATTTCTGTCCTCCAAACGAGTTATTTAAAACATTGTTCTTCTATTACCTTTCCCCGAAGCAACTTATTTGTGTGAAACGTTTTAACGCAGGTGCACTACAGATTCTATTGGACACAATAGTTATGACGTATAAGAAATCAATTATTGCACCAGGCGAAATGGTTGGTATGATTGCTGCACAATCAATTGGTGAACCCACAACACAGATGACACTGAACACATTTCATTTTGCAGGAGTTGCATCAAAGTCTAATGTGACCCGTGGTGTTCCTCGTATCGAGGAAATCTTGAGTTTGTCTGAAAATCCCAAGAATCCAGCGCTAACTATTTCATTGAAGGATGAAGATGAACTTGAGCGCAGCAAAGCTCAGTCAATCATGTATAATATTGAGCATACAAAGCTAGGAGATGTTGTGTCTAGTGTACAAATTTGTTTTGACCCCAACGATAGTAAAACATTGATTGGTGAAGACGACAATCTTATGACAAAATACATGTATTATGAAAGCATTGTAGATGAATGTAGCGGCACTAGTTCTGAAGGAGTTGCGAAAGATAAATCCAAGTGGGTTATTCGTATTAAAATGAACAGGGAAATATTACTTGAAAAGAATATTACGATGGACGACATCCACTATGCGTTAACCACAATTTACAAAGATGAAATCAGTTGTGTTTTCAATGATTACAATGATGACAATCTCGTCTTCCGCATTCGCATGAAAAAGCCTAAGAAGGGCAAGAATGATCCAACCTTAGACCAATCGGATGAAATTTACATTCTAAAGAATTTTCAAGATAATCTTCTTAACAATATTGTCCTTCGCGGTGTTAAAAACATCAAAAAGGTAATCCTTCGTAAAGTGACAGAGGTCAAGAAGCAAGAGGATAAATACGAACAAGTGGAAAAATGGGTGCTGGACACAGTTGGAAACAATCTTCTTGATGCTCTCGCACTAGACTATATCGATCCTAAGCGAACAACGAGTAATAACATCATAGAAACGTATAATGTTTTGGGCATTGAAGCTGCTCGACAGACAATTTACGATGAATTGGTGGAAGTCATTGAGTTTGATGGTACATATATCAACGCACACCACTTGAACATTCTATGTGATAGGATGAGTTACAATACAAAAATGACATCCATTTTCAGACACGGCATTAACAATGATAATATCGGTCCCATTGCTAAGGCGTCGTTTGAAGAAACACCTGAAATGTTTCTCAAGGCAGCCAGACATGGTGAACTTGACATCATGAGGGGTGTATCATCTAATGTAATGTGTGGTCAAGAGGGTAACTTCGGTACAGGCGCATTCCAAGTTGTCATTGATATTGAACAAATGCAGACACTAGAGCCTATCGAACATGAAGTCCTTGAAAATTTGGCTGATATCATGGAGGAAAATAAAAATATAGATAAGGGCGAATTCTGTAGTACAGATCAGATTCAAATTACTAATAATATGAAACATCTCACAAAAGTGGTACAAGATGATGACGATGGTTATATGCCTAACTTTTAATAAAAAACAAGTATAAAGTTATAATCAGATGAAATAATAGTAGTAACCATGTTTTCCTTTTTGAAAGTACCGAAAGATACTATTGAAATAATAAAGGAAAATATATGTATAATGGAACGAATTGAACCTTGGGATATTACAAAATATCCAGATAATCACGAATATATAAAAACACCATTTGAACACCTTATGTATTATTCTTTTTTTAATCTACCATTTACAAAGTCCGATAACAAACATAAACTATGTGAAATACTCAACAATTCATTTTATTCGGAAAAGATACGTAATCATATTGAAACGATTTTTTGTAAAATTAAACGCATTGATACAATATTGAATCGATTTGTTAGAAACTATAAGTGGAAAAAATCAAAGATATTTGATAACAACGTGGATCTTTGTATGAATGATCTTGCATTATATCGTGCACACACACTTATTGTTATTATGGAGGATTGTGTGAAATATACATTTCGTTTAAGTGATATAATGAAAATAATTCAAAATGCATTAACTCATCACTACGAAATGTTCGCGGATCCACAAACAATTAAAAACCCGTATACAAATAAACCATTTTCGGAACACAATTTATATAACATATATTATTCCATTAAATATTCCAATTATACAATGCCTATTTTATTCCATCTATTTTACATAATAGGTTTTAATGATAAAAAATTTATACTAGATAATGAAGTATTCATTCGAGAAGAAACCATTATGTCCGTTTATAAAAATCTTTCGAAAAGTTCATTAACTAATCATATACGTGATATGTTTGACAAATACAAAAGAAGTTATACATTAAAGGTTGATGTCGATTTTCCAACTGATAAGTTGAACGAGATATTTTATCCGTTTATCAAGTCGTATCTATTTGTAAAATACTCACTTATTAGATACAAAACATTATATCATAGGGACCTGTTAACAAAAAAACTTATACAATTCTGTAAACAATCACCGAAATTTGGTAGAAAAATTATACGTATAAAACATAGGAAAAAAGAGGTTTCATTTATAACTGAACATGTAGAATACGCAAATCTAAGTATTCATTCGCAAGATTCATCTACATATCCTTATGATAGTAATATCGATTCTGATACTAACGATACTGATACTAGCGATACTGATAGTGATGATGAGTTGGAAACCCAAATAAATGAAGTAGAAGACCAAACGGATGAATTAAATGAACAAATTGATGATTTAAATGAACAAATAGAGGAAATGAATGAATTAAATGAACAAATGGATGAATTAAATGACCAATTGGGTGAAATAGATTTGGACAATGACCAAATGAGTGTTTCAGTATTGGACGATGTTGCGTCTCTCAATCACCAAATAGTTGTAGGCGAGTTGATATTAGACGATCAAAATAGCGGAATGCGATATCACAATGTATTAAACCCATTAACATTATACAACTTTAACCAAGAAGAAAATAGTGAAGATACAGAATATATTTGTCATTCAGATTCAAGTTCAATCGAAGAAGAAAGTAGAACCTTTCCGTATAACTATGACAGCCATTAATAGTTTGGAATGAGAAATCCGAATATATATCTACAACAATCAATGGGTAAATGGTGTCGATTTGTATGACAATTTATCCAATAATTTAACAGAGCATCATTTTGTATAAAATGCTCTGTATTTTTCATATTGCACATAATATCGCGCAATATGAAATAATATTCCATGGTAATACGTTTGTTCACCATGCGTATTAAATACTTTATGCGTACATAATCTTTTTTACGCATATTAACCAAATTTTTTGTAACTGCCTTATACGATCGAATGCTCCGATCGATGTTACATACATTATTATCATATACAATTGCACAATGGAATTTTGTCAATCTATCTTTCAAATATTCTTCATGAATACGGCAATTGAATAATTGTTTATGATACAACATATACAACTTAAAATGATCACGTATATCAACACTTCCGTATGTTAAAACGTTATTAAAATCGCTTCTTATTGTCCTACGCGTTTCGATATATTCATCTACTTCACTAGATGACACATCTTTAAAACTACAGGTCTTGCGGTTATGTTTGCCCACTTCTTTACATATACTACACCTAACCATGATTTGAATATTAACATTCATAAATTTGTATTTATTATATCAATTTTATATTAATTAGACACCCTTATCGGGCAGAGCAACATTGTTTACAAGACATTTCTGTAATGTTTTATTCCATTTTGTACCCTTTGGGCATCTTTTTACCTTTTTATTGATTTGTATTTCGAGATCATCATCATTTGTTTTCATTCGTTCGATTCTTGATGTCATTGGACTTGTTCGCTGTATTTCTTGTACATCTTCTAGATAGGCGTTTAAATCATAAATTGTATCGACCATTGGATTAGTATAGTCATGTGTATTATCCTTATCTGTAACATACTTATACAAATCATCGTCATTATAAATATCCTTATTTCCAAGCATTGTTTGTGTAACTAAAATCTCCTTATTTTTACCATATTGATTGTTCATAAATAAATATTGATCGTCTATCATGATAAAATGACGAGTTCTATAATTTAAAACAATTTCATACGATAAACGCGTTGTATATAGGTCATTATCATCTATTTTTGCTGTCTTAGTTAACCGCCCAATTATTTTACTAATCATCTTGATCTTTTCACCTTCATTTTTATGATAATCGTGTAGATGCTTAGTTATTTCGTAGCGAATATCCTTGTGTTTACTTGAATGTAAATATTTTCGAATGTATTTTTTAAATTTTTCATAATTTCGTGTTTTTTTTGTCAAATGTTTTATTTCACTATTTTGTTCTTTATTAACTTCGTTGGATACAATAATTTCATCTATATTCAACATCTTGGTTTTGTCTTTGGAATCGGGTACAAAGTAATTATTTATACCAAAAGGTAAATTGGTATCAGTTACAGGTTCAGGGATTTTTAATGGTGCAAGTAGCCCATCTAATGTTTTAATACCAAATACCATATTCTTTTTTACAATCTGTTCACTTGGTACACAGGGTATTTGCTGTGTTGTTACGTTATAAACATATTTGAGCCCCTTAGATGTTTTATCGTAATCGGCAAAATCATAGTCGGATATATATATTTGGTCTATATCATCGTGTAATGCACTTAATCGACAGGGTATATAACATTTGATATGTAGATGCTCCGTCTCGACACCACACACCCTACCATCATAATATATAATTTGTTTCAAAATTTTAAATCTATATTTTTGTAAAATGTCTACAATATAACCTAATGTATTTTCTGTATACGTATATTTCGATTCACTAAAAGAACGTACCCCGCAATATTTTTTTCGGTCATTTTGTAAAGATTCGAATTTCAGAAACAATGTATATAAATATTTGTTGTAGAATTTAAAACTATGGATGATATTGATTACATCACCTTCGGTAGCATGACCATATATTGGTTCATATACATTTCCATACTTGACAAACATAATTGTGTCCCTCTTTCTATCGAAATGCGTAGAATTATAGAAATTAGTGGGGCAAATAAATTTAAACCCGTTTGTAACGTCCATATCGTCTGTCTCTAAAATCACCATATTTACACCTTGTTTAAAAAGTTTTGAATTTGGCATACTAATTAGGTCAAATAAATAAAAATAATCTATAATATGACTTGATCTTATATAGATCTTGAAATTGTTATACGCATCAAGGATAAGATGGAACAATTTCTTATTTTTACCATATAATTTCTTGTATGTCATCGTATCCTTGATATCGGACTTTATAGTTGGTTTTTCCATATTCTTTCCAAACACCTGTATTAAATTTCCATTTTGTAAAGTTACAAATTGATCAAGGGACAACGCATCAGCGATCATACCTCTTACGTGTGTAACATTATATTGAGAAATATTTCCAAGGGACATTTTTTCCTTATTGCGTTCCAAAAATAACATAGATCCTAATACAGAAAGAAATGAATTCTTATGCTTTTCTACACCAAAACGCAGAACACAAAACGCGTCTTCGCAACGAATACCTTCCGCGTCTAACATCGCCTGTATATTTAATGGTAAATAACCTAATTTCTGCTTTTCTAATGGGAACTTATTATGTTGTTGAATGTAATTATATTTCTGTTTTATATTTTTTTCATCTTTTTGTGTTGGACCACCTTCAATGTCCAATTGTTCTTCGCCTTCGTCATTGTCTCCATATGCATCCAATGTAGCTTTTCTTTCCGTCTCTTCATCCGAAGTTTTAATATCCTTTTCAGAATTTTTATTATCCACACATTTTGAGTTAATGTCACTTGTCTTGTTTTGATTTTTAAAGCAACATGGTAAACACGATTTACTACTAACTGCGGGGACATTGTATATATATTCTCCATTTGAATCAACATGATGTTTTTCGTGGTTAAATTCGGTTATCTCTGCATATGTACCACCATCACGTTTACATTTATCACTCTGGTTTACACCATTGACCTTTGTAACGTCTGCCGGTTTTAACGAAATATTCTTTTCATTACACCAATACCGGGGACAAAAATAGTAATTCATATGTTCTTTATCACTTCCATATTTTAACGGATCTCCTTTAAATGTGTCCTTATCAATATTTTCCATTTCAGCTTCAGTAGCGACGATTGGTTGCCTCGATAAATTAGACGGACAATAACGACTATATGCTAGAAAATCCAATGATTTATTGTTTTTAAATAATTCTGGATCACGCTCTCCCATGCGTTTCTGTAGCAAATTGCGCTCCTTGGCACCTCCTAAAAAGCTCCCTTCAGAATTATTGGAATCGTCATCCGAACCCATTAAAAAATCGTCGTCATCATTCTCATTTTCAAATGTAAACCCCTTTACGGATTCGGTACTTTGATTAGATTCATCTTTATCAAACAGATCTTCGCCATCTATGCTTTCAGTATCACTCATATCATCTTTATAATCACCTTCTTTCTCTTTATCTTTATCTTCCTCATCATTGTCAGGTGGTTGTATATGTTGTAATACACCATCACTGATTTCACTTGTAAAAGATTTGGGGGATTTACATATATTCAATAGAGAAAACAGATAAAACCTTAAATATTCAAGCATTCCGTAATGACCTATATTGCGTATATCAATCGAGAACATTTGGTTACGACTATCTAGCAAACTAATATCTACATCTATTCGCCTGAATTGTTTAATGCGAAACATGGGTATAATATTAAATTGTGCGCCGTTATTCTTATTACCAGTAACATGAATGAAAGAATTCATTACATTTTCGATTAATAGTAAATTACGAAAACATTGTTTATTATTGTCTATTTTATGTTCAAAACGTAAATGCATATCATCTATGGAGACATTGTGTGTTTTAAACGTATAAAATAATGGTAGTGTTGTACCACTATGGTCAAAATAGCTGTTAATATGTTCAATAATATCATTGTAAAATGACTTCAAAATATCAGAATAGTCGTTCATTTGAAACGTACTATTTGTTTTCTCGAAACGGCGGTCATCAATCAATCGTTCACTATTGAAGTAAATTGTAATTTTACCATTTTCGTAAATCTTGATAATCGCTGGATATTGTTTTTCTTTAAAATTGTATTCGCAGTAAATACCAACATATCGTTTTCTAGCATTTGTCATTTCAGTCTGTATTTTCTGTAAATAAGTTCTACGTAAAATAGGTTCTTTGTACTCATTTGTAGCTAATTTGAATAATTTCTCTCCCTTCATACCCGGATTATATTTTGTAACCAAAATAGACTTTTCATTATTTGTTGGAAAAATCTTGAACATCGTCTCGAGAGATATATATGTTTTGTTCAATGGTACCAACGTCATAACAATCGATTTAATATTAGGTACACCATCATATACGGAATTGAAATGTTTATTAATAATATCCTTTGAAGTTGTAGATGATTTTAACTCTGTCATATCCGAAATCAGTGAATCACGAACATCTTTAATACTCGTATCATTGTCGATTATACCTTTTAACATTGGATAATAAACCGATAGTTGATGTATAGATTCATCAAACATTTCATCATTATATGGATGAACATATATCGCCTTTGAGTTTAAGAAATATGTGAATAGTGGAAGTGAAGGAGTGAATTCACTTTCATAATCAAATACTCCCTTTTCAAAATCTCCTGGGTCGTTAAAATATTGATATCGATGATCCGATTTAAAATCCAATCCTATAGGAGTTTTCATTTTTCGGATGTTTTCAATCACGTTCATTTCTTTCAAATCTGAATAATCAAATAGTGTTTTATCATGATCGTTAATAATTTGGATTAACCCTGGATCAACAATACAATTCTGTATAAAAAATAATAATCTTTTCTTTGATATATATCCTTCATGTGTCAGAAATTCCATGATTTCATTATATCCAAAATCTACATCTCCTGTCCCATAAAGATATAATTCTTGGTATGAATATTTTCCCGATACGTTGGCAATCTTAATAGCAACTTCTTCCCATGTATTTGTGTCGTAAATATTTACATTCACAAATGTAACATTCATATTATCATCATTTATAAATGTGTTTTCATATTCGCTAAATAGTTTTACAAATTGTTCCTGCTTCGAATCTTTATTAAAATCGTCTTGAATTGTTTGAAGTTTACCTAACTGAATATTACCTATAAAAACGTAGATATGGTATTTTCCTGTTTCTTTGTTATGAATAAATGCTTTATATATATTGTCACTCATATATATCAAGCATATAAATTTATGTACTAAAAATCATAATAAGGGTTATCCTTAATTGTCATACCACAATATTGTTGTGGATTCTTTTTATAATCTACTGGATCATAAATGTTCGCATTCTTTGCATTTTCCAATAAAAATTTAAAGTTCGCCCAAAACTCGGGTTTATGTCCAACAGATTCTGTCATAATGTGCGAAATTTCATGAATTGCTACGAATGTTAAAGTGTGGATATCTATTAATTTATTACCTTCCTTTGTAGTGTTCAAGCAAAACGCAATCTTTTCACCTTTATTTTCACTATAAGCAGTTAAAGCACTTGTTGGTAGTGTTTCCTGTATTGTCTTAGGGTTGAAATTCTTTATCAAACGTTGAACATCAGCATTATCTGGGTGTTTTTCACCTACATATTTGACCAAATGTTTACATTTTTCTGTTGCCTGTGCTAGTAAATCCGCGGCTAATTCTAACTTATTGCGTTCACGCACACAATAACGATTTCCATCCACATCCGAGACAATACATTTCAATTGAAACATATCCGAATCCTCATATATTTTATAACTCAAAACCATTACTAAAAATATCAAAACATATGCTAAAATATTTGTCTCTGACATATATTTTTACGATATTTGTTTTTTTTTCAAATATTATTATTAAACGTGTATAACGTTTATTGTTGTAATGCGGGAGCAGAACCTAACTCTAAAGGTACGCGCATAGTATCAGGCTCAATGGTAGTATTATGCCAAGGTCCAACGTTTACTTGGGGAACAGGAGGATCTGAGCGGATTTGTTGATTGGCGTTTCTTAATGATTGTCCAACGGTGTTGATACCAATATGGTGACCAGCCTTGAGAAGATTCACGTCAGATAAATCACCTTGACCTACGGGGTTAAGACGCGCCCATTCACTATTTGCGTCACTAGGCAATAAATCCTGGGGATCCTGGATGGAGTCTTGAGCACTACAATTTGCTAAACCAGGGGTAGAAGTCTTTATGTTTTCGACACGGGCAAAATCCTCGTTTGTACCTAAAGGACCAGCAGGGCGAATGGAAGCGTTATCCATAGTGGGAGCTGAACCTGATCCATCGCCGTTGTGTGCTCTGTTGTTTGACATACTATCCATAGTCATGCTTTTAGAACCAGAATAGTATCCGACACCCATAATACCAATTAAAAGTGCGACAATCAATAACATGTTATCGTTAACAAATGAGGTAATCTTTTTAATGAATGAAGCCATTATATATAAAATTGCTATAAAAAAAAAATCGAAATCATTGGATTAATTACTTTCATTATTTTCACCATTATCACCATTATCACCATTTTCATTATAATCATCATCTTCGCCATCTGAATAAGTTTCTAAAGTATCTGTAGTACTTTCCAAATCACTTGTATTAATAGTTGTATTATCATCCTCGTCATCATCACTCATTTCCATATTGTTCAGAAGATACTTGTCCTTAATATTTTTCGCCTTTAAAAGTGCCTTTAATGCGATTATACGTGCTCGTTTTGCCTTGTCCTTTGCTTCGCGATAAGCTTTAATATAAACATCATCCTTATTTTTCAGTTGTAATATTCCCTCTATTGTAGGTTCTAAATGTACTTCTTCAAGTTCCAAAGGCAGACTTTCATTTACGTTTATAATTGCTAAAGATTCGATGGCATCGTCATCATCGGGTGCAGTATTTGATTCAGATATAGTATCGCTTAATTCCACATCAGTTGTATGCGTTGCAACTATGTTCTCATGAATGTTTTTGCTTAATTCTATATCTTCTGGGATATTATATTCAACATTCTCTTTCGTCTTAATCATACATTTCGAGAAGGTTTGTTCTACATTCAGTACCATCATTTGCTTCATTTCGATATATATTTGAAAACTTGTAGACGAAAATTTGATTCCATGGAAATGTAATATGCTTACAAATTCGGTTTTACTTCCTACATCTTCTTTGTTGAGTGGATTTTCATTTTCGTCAAAAATACTTATTTGGTCAGATTGTAACATGCGGGGACTTTGTAACATTGTGCGCAACAAAAAATATTTACCTGAATTAAAACTCCTCAATGGAGATGTAAAAATATTATCAATATCATCTAAATCGACATCTTCGTGAAACCAATTTTTACGACGTTCGAATATTAAACCGCGTAAACGTTCCTCCAATTTTTCAACCCATGACAAAATTGTTTTATTTTCACATGGTATCATTAAGTCACAATATTGTCGTTTGGAAGACGTCATAAAACCTTGCTTAGAGAAACATTTTGGCATTTGGATCAAAATATCACTGCCTTTATGTTGCATTTTTGTAAAATATTGTTGCTGTTGTAAAACAATGGGATTGGCTAAAGTCATATCATTAAAATCATAGTCATCATCAGGGAAATTGATATTATTCATATTAATTTAAAACATAATATTTAGTCGTAGTTCACGCAAAAAACTTGAATTGTAATATATTAATGACACAATCATTTATACGTGAATGTTTCGCGATGCTTGAAACAGAAGATTTTAAAAAAGAAATTCAAATCATACTACGTCCAATTATCGATATTATATTACAGGAAATCCAGCCTTACATTTATATGACAATCATTTTTATTTGTATGTGTTTTCTCTTAATTTTAGGCATATTTATTCTATTAATGCATAATAAATATATGTATCAACAAAAGTTGCTACTTTAATTTTTTTCGTTTGAATATATATAATGTCAGAACCAGAGGGAAAGTCTTTCCTTGAAGGACTATTTAGTAAAAAAGAATCTGAAGGTGGTGCTAGACGCCGCAGCAGAAAAGCCACTCGCAAAGGTAGCCGTAAAGTCAGTAGAAAAGGTAGCCGCAAAGGTAGCCGTAAAGGTAGCCGCAAAACAAAAAGAGCACCAAGATGCAAACCAAGAAAGGGTGGTTTTACAGGTGCTATCGAGCAAGCAATTATTCCATTCGGACTTCTTGCTGTCCAAAAGCGTATGCAAAAAAAACACAACAAGGGTCGCAAACCTAGTTCCAGAAAATCCAGTTCCAGAAAATCGTTTTTTAGCAAATATAGTTCAGGTAAATCTAGAAGACGCAAGTCCAGTTCTCGCAAGGCCAGTTCCAGCAGATCCAGTTCCAGAAGACGTTAAAATATTTATACAAAGATAATAGAATAGTTTTCATATGCTATTGTATTATGAGTTTCGAAGAGTCTATTAAATCATGGGTCAATATTGACAACCAGGTGAAAATGCTACAAGATAAAATTAAAGAATTGCGTGAAAAAAAGAGTGATGTTGAGTTCACGATTTACAATTATGCGGCGGAAAATAAATTACAAAAAGCGGTGATTGAGATTAGCGATGGTAAGCTAAAATTTATCGAAACCAAAACAACAAATCCATTAAGTTTAAAATACGTTGAAAAATGTCTTAGCGAAATTGTTCCAGACAAAGAGATTGTTAAACAAATCATGCATTATATCAAGGAAAATCGCGAATCTAAAGTGGAAACAAATATTAAACGTACATATAAAAACGATAAAAATTAGGCAGAATATAAACATTTATATCTTCATATCATATATATATGTACGGAGGAGATATGGTATTGGATACATATGTAAATGGTGATAATGAAATAGAAAGTCAAGGATTCTCTCCTTTTAAACAAGAGGGGGGGAATCTCATGTCGTTGGCTGTACCCGCTGGATTATTCATTCTTAATCATATATACAAACCCAACGAAAGTTTAGACAATATAATTGTATTGGATAAAAAAGAGGATATCAATGAAGAGGATTTTTCTAAATTTCTTAAACAAGATGGTTTCGAAAAAATTTCGATTACACGTAAAAGAGGTAAAAACAAGACCAAACAAAGAAAAACACGTAGGAAAACAACTAGATCAAAATAGTTTTTAATTTTGGCAAATCTGATAATTTATTATAATTAATAACAAATTATCTATATAATTAGATTCTTCTATATCCATTCCATTTATCGGAATTAAATGGCGACACCAATACATTACTGAGCTTATCCTTATAAAAATCAGCACGCTCATCAATTATCTTTTCCTCTCGGGATTCGACAGGTGTATCTTGGTTCTGTCCTTCTTCCATCAATTCCTTTTCTGTCTCTGTCATGCGAGGTTTAACGCCGTAACAATTTGCACCAAAACGTACAGCAGGATTGTCTATAAAACCACCATTTATACCTGGACGTCCACAATCATTTTCATGTCCTTCTTTCGATTGTAAATTATTCCACGTATCCTTTTGTGTTGGGAAGAGAGCCATTTGTCCTTCAGACCATCCATAACTACACCATTCACCACCTTTCTTATATGATTCCTCTACTTCATCATATGTAGCCATGCGAGCACCATATGCTTGACATAGTGCTTTCGCATCAGGATATACATAATGATTTCCAGGAATGTGAAACACCTCGCTTCGAACGCCTAAATCAGTAACATTTACATTGATTTTTGGGTTATTGGTAAAAAAATCACTTAATGTTGTTGTGATATCCACGCCAAAAAAATACAAAACACCATTGATTAAAACCAAAAATAAAAACATAGCAATCAAGATTGTTTCTAAAACCCCGGAACTTGATGGTGATCCCGTCGTTGAACCACCCGATTTAAGAGTCATTGCAATCAATACCAATCCTACTAAAATAAGTAATAATGGACTTGTAATAATTTTGCTTATAAAATCATAAAGTTCCGACGATAATGTTGCTGATTCTACGGTTACTGCCATATATATATATAGTTTAGATGGTTTTTTTTCTGTAGAAAAGACAATAGGACTTATTAGAAATTAATTTATTCGCATTTATACTATGAACTTGATTGTCATTAATATGATACCAATTATTATTTTTTGTTTTTACCATACATGTATAATGTCCTCCGTTCATTGAACCACCATGATTACAAATAGCGAATAAATCATATTTGTAAGAATCAGGAGAATATCCCTCTACATATTTAGACAAATTACAATTATCTATCGGGAAATCAATCAAACTATGATTTTTACGTAAATTACTCCCATGAAAACGCTGGAAATTAACAATTAAGATATTTGGCAAACTCCAGAACAATGTCCTACGTTTGTACGTATCGTCTATTGTTATAGACTCTTGTAAATAGGTGTCAAAACATTCATAAATATTTGTTTCCATTTTTCCAGCAGGTATGGGTAAATTCAAAATAAAAAATGGTTCCGGTTTGTATTCTATTTTATCAGTAGAAATATTTATTTTTTCATCACATATAAAGCCATAAAATAAGTCCAACATCTCACTAAATTCATTTTCATAAAATTGTTTCTTTGATTCAAAACACGATTTAGCCAATACATCCTTTTTATTCTTCGGTGTACCTTCTATCTTCATTGTCACATTCCTATGTAGTGTCTCATGAAAACTATTTATAAGAAAATATAGACATTCGCTAACATCGTTTTGATCGAAACCAGAAAATTCGTTCATTCCTTTCGATTTAGCAGTATTTTGCAAAACCATTAGAAATCTACCTGGTTTGACAACGCAATTTTTGGACCACAATAATTTTTGTAACTCCCCATATTCTTGCAATAATTGACATTCTACACCATTTTTCATATATTTTTTTGTATTGTCAGAATGTATTTTTTCATTTAGTTCATGACAATGACTCAATGCTTGAATACATGTATTTAAATAGCACGTATTTCCTAAGTTTACTAGTCCGGATAATCCGTCGCCAGACATTATTTATGATGATACATTATATTTAAACATTTTATATATTATATATTATATTTATAAAATGAATAGAGGTTTAAATCAAACTGACAATAATAGAGATAATAATAATCAAATTTCATTAGTGAATGCATATATAGACAATATTGGCAACAATCAAATTCTATTTCAACAAATGATTCAAACGTTGCATAATCAAGAAACAACCATTCGCAATTTAATTACTAATGGTATTGCCCCATCGAATAGTCAAGAATCTCAAGTACCATACCATCCTCCTAGGCGCGTATCTCCGAGACGCCAAGATACATTTTATGGACATGAACGTCCATCGCCAATGGCGACGGCTGCAGCAGCAGCTGGACAATGGTATTCGCGCACACCCACATCACGTACGCACGTACCACGTACTTCGCATCGTACTTCGCATCGTACTTCGCATCGTACTTCGCATCGTACCACACCAAGTTTTAATACTAGAAATTATACAGATGTGTCAAATGATAATGGACTTACTAATTTACTAATATCCATGATTTTGCCACCTACGCGTGGCATTGACCAATTCATTTCACGCGGTATGGACCAATTAATGACACCTGTAATCGTACATCCCACGCGCGAACATATCAATCATGCTACCGAACTAGTTCGTTTTTCAGATATAAGAAGTCCCCAAAATAATACATGTCCTATCGATTTACATACATTCACAAATGAAGAGGATGTAACACGCATATTGTATTGCGGGCATATATTTACACCTAATGAACTCGAAATATGGTTTGCTCAAAATGTTAGATGTCCGCTATGTCGTTATGACATTCGTACATACTACAATGTAAACGACCATTTATCTGTAAACGACGATGATTTCATAAACGAAGAAAGCGTGAATGAAGAAGAAAATACAAATATATCTGCACCTGAACCATCCCCAGAACCACAACAGCAAGGTGTGCCTGCCCCAGAACCACAACAGCAAAGTGTGCCTGCCCCTGAACCACAACAGCAAAGTGTGCCTGCCCCAGAACCACAACAGCAAAGTGTGCCTGCCCCGGAACCACAACAGCAAAGTGTGCCTGCCCCAGAACCACAACAACGTAGACCTGTACCAGAACCACGCCTACAAAGTATACCATTGCCTATGGAGCAAAATATACCATTTTCGAACAATGGTAATAGACCAGCTATCCCCCTTAGCGAGTTATCCAGTGAAATGAACAATATTATTTCCAATGCAATGAGTGGTATTCTTCGAGAAACCATGTCGAATCCAGACATGCGTATGGATACTTCAGGAACATACATTTTTGAAACATTCTTTCCGACAATTTTCGATAATCCGAATAATAATTAATTTGTGTCTAATAGTCGACGTTTCCTTGTGAAACAACACAAATAATATTCGATGCGCGTTTTAGGACGATCTTTCGATTCCATCACAGACAACATACGATGTTCACTATCAGACCAATAATCCATACTTTTTTATAACATCATAAAACTCAATCCATATTATATCAATTTATCATTAATATATGATATAATATTGTTTACCTACGTTTTGTTTTTCTACGTTTTGTTTTTCTACGTTTTGTTTTTCTACGCCTTGTTTTTCTTTTTTTATTTCCACCTTTTATGTTTGGTTTATGTTTTGGTACAGATGGTAAATTATATACGGCAACGTGTTTATTTCTCTCCCCAATATCACTCAGTTGTATTAATTCGATAGAACGTTTTGAAATCTTTTTATCAAAAGCTACTAGGTCATCAAATAGTATTACGGAGAATTTATGAACATGAGTTATTTCTGTTGATATAGAAAGAGGAATTGTATTTAATTTTTTTGCACTCAATAGCAATCTATTATATTTATTATTAATATCGTTATATAGGTCCGTATACCCAATTGCTTTTTCACTTAAATCAAGACAGCAGTTATATTTGTTTACAAGTGATTCTAAATTTTTATTTATAATTCCCAATAGAGAGAAAGACCCCTTTAATTTTTCCTGCGCTCGATAAAAAATCTGAATTATTTTTGGGTCCATTAATATAATGGAATATTTAAATAAAAAATAGGTAAAATATTATTTACACATTCAAATAATTATATAGATTGAAAGAAATTGGTAATTGTATTATTTTTTTGACGCAGCAATTTTTGTAAGAAAGGATCAAATAATATTTTCTTCACCTCGGAACATCTAAATGCCTCCTTTTTTTTCATAGCTGTTTCATAATCGTGTTTCTTGTCCAATTCTAACATTGTTTGTTGCATCTTCTTCATTGTCAATGGCTTACGTTTATAGTCAGGTATTTGTTCAAGAATAAGTGCGAACAACTGCTGTAATGGTTTCATAATTTGATTGGTAATGTAAAATTCATAATCAAGTGTTATATCATTTTCGGTGATATAACTAGGATGTTCGATCTTTTCTCCCTGAAGTGCCTTCTTATTTGGATGGACAACATACGCAAACGGAATTCGATCACCTGCACCCGGTTTATTTCCCGGATCTCGACGACCCATTCTGTCCGCCAATACCTTATGAGCAATTTGTTTCGGATTCTTGTAGTGCGATCGCAAGGACTTTGTTATCAACAACTTGTCCATCGAAATTGTACCACTTACAAGATTATCGAGCATTTGTTTCAAGAATTCCACCGATTGCGCAACATTTTGCTGATTCATCAATATATCAATAATACCTCCGTAAACATCTTTTACAATTGGAGCATTATCCCTACGCTTTAATACAATCCCCATACTCTTTTGACTACATTTATTTACGTCTGTTTCATAGAGCATACCCACATAACGTTTCTTTGACAACAAACAGAACGGCATAAACGTTTTTTCATACTCCAAGTCATGAGGTTTCTTTAAAAATTTGGTTGCCAATTCACCTGCGTCTATCGCCAACTCAATCGTCGCGGCTAGCGCATCCTTACCGCGAATTTTTTCCCCATTCATCGTCTCTAGATTGAATGTGAAGAATACAGAATCCGTATCCCCATAAATATATTCAGCATACGTTTTCACCTTTCCAATCTTTGTATCACACACTCTTCCTCCTCCGTAAGCTGTTTCGATAACACCCTTCGCATATGTCAACAACGTTCTACCAGTGGCAGTCGTCGACGCAGCAACATCCTTTTCAAAGAATGTACTCGTTTTTGCACCACACTGACCATACAACGAATTTGCTGTAACCTTATAACTCAACTGACGCTTGTCCAAAATATTTTTCATGAAATCATCGCTTTGTTGCGGAATTAATTTTCTAGTTGCTTTTCTGGCTGCCAATAACTCCTCTAGAATTGACGGCATAATACCTTTACCATTGTTTGGGAATTGTGCCCATCTACAGACACGATACCCAGAAACAACTTTTTCTAGTTTACCACGAGGATTCTTTTTCCACGAATATGTGTCGTAGCGAATATTTACATATTTATAATCTGGCATACAATCATATACATAATTACCACTGATATCGCGCACTCCTTCTTGTTTTATGAGGATGTCGTGTAAATTATACTCTTTCACCCACACTTTACTATCATGGGATAAATTTTCGCTGATCATTGAAGATGGATACAACGACGCATAATCCACACACGCTACAGGATTATCCAAATACAGATCGCACTTAGGATCTAGAACGATTGCGCCATCATAACCATTCCATTGCTCACCATCATTTGGATCACCATAGTCTGGTTTTTCCAATACTGGCATAAGTGTTCCCTTTTCACGACACTTTTTCGCAATGAAACTAGTTAGCTTAATACCTTGTCCACGCATGACAAGAAACTCCATGGGAACACTACAAATTTTAGACATCTCAATAAAACCAGTTATAACGTCAATCTTGTTCATTAAATGATGAACCAAGTTGCAATCCTGAATACAATATTTTGCTACCAATGCACGTTCATTAGGTCCTTGATTTGCCAAGCGAAAGATATCATGAGGTGTAACATCATCTTTTGCCAATCCCCAACGTACCTGCCTCGTCATATTCAAATGTTCGTGATTATTTATCATAAATGATTTCGTTTCCTTGTCAATATGTGTAATAATAAACTTCTCCCCCTGTTTATAGTAATCACTACTATGACCGATTTCTTCGAAATGAACATAACTACCCTCTTGAATACCCATCATATTTTTGGTAAATATTCGAGTAAATGGAGTTTCGTCACCAACGTGTTCCAACTTTAATACATTATCTCCAATGAATTGCCCCGAAACATAATCCAATTTGTATGATGTTAAATTATAATCACGGCGAAGATAATTGTAAAGATCGATTTGAACACGCCCAGGCATTTTAATATATTGTAATTCGTGTTCACCACTAGCAAGGACAATCTTACTTTCTTCTATTTTATAAGAACCATCTGTTTGTTGGTCACCACACACTTCATCATCGTTTCGCGAAAGTTCCAAAAACTGCTCTACGCAATCGTTTTCTTGGGCGCGTTTGAACATAAAGTTGTAATCAAAACCAAAGATGTTATATCCTGTCATAATATCAGGATTTTCTTCCTTGATCAAACGTTGCCATGCCAACAAAACCTCGCGTTCAGTTTTATAACACTCAATCACGGCATTATCCACATTTTCCATGGGACTACACGTGTCCAAAACAATTATATGATTTTTATAAGGTTCTTTAGAACCATACTTTTGAAATGTCGAACCAATAAATGTCACCTTATCTCCTTCCAGTTGAGGAAATGTCTTTGACAAGTACATCGTGAGGAATGTCACCTCTTCATCGTGAGAAGGATTATTTTTAAACATATCAAGCACATTCAAACCCATAAACTTTTCAAGATTCAATTGACGTTCTTTTTCGTCGTCATCTTCTTCCTCCTCTTCACGTTTATACGCATACTTGTCTGGTTCATCATAAATATATACATCTGATAATTTTTTCACATAAAAAGTGTCCATTATCTTTTTCAAACGCTCCTTGGTTACCTTCTTTTTTGGATACACTATATCAATGTTACGTTTAGGTTTGAAACCAAATGCTTCGTATATCATATCATTGAATAATTGTTTTTGGGTACCTTCTCCATATTGACCCCACGCATTTGCAATTGTATCTTTGTAAGCAACCATATCAACCGCTAACTTTTTATAATCTTTAATCGGTACGGGAAAATCACCATGACTTGAACTAGCCTCAATATCAAAACTACAAATCTTGTAAGGAACAGGGGTTTCAATATCATTTAATGGGCGAATATTAGTGTAAGCCAATACAAATTCATAATTACACGTTGTCGTTTTTTCAGTCGCCTCGAAACCTTCGATTTCTACCCAGCCCGTAGGACTGATATTTTGAATATGAAAGTATCTCAACAATGGTGGAATGTTTGCCTCGTATAATTCAGTATCAAAATTGATGTACTTGATCGTTTTGCGATCATAGTATTGATTTTTCTGAAACAAATATTTTACACGATTATACGAGGTCGTATTATGAAATTTAACTTCGAGAAATTTATGTTTTCTACCACCATCGAAACCATAAAGTTGCTTTCTGAAAACCATCTTGAATGATTCTATTTGCTGAGCGCATTTTTTACCTACCTTTTTCATAATGAATTCTTTATAAGAGTTGATTTGCATTGGTGACCAACTATTATCTATTTTAATATAGAAGAATGGCATATACTCCTCCACAAATATGGAACATGATTCACCCTTCTCGTTAATGCCAAACATTTGGATTTCAAAGTTTGTTTCAGCATCCTTACCATCGCCTATTGATTTGTTGAATACCTGAAAATCAAATAGGCGAAATTGGAACTTTGGAACCGGGATTTTACTCATAATTAGTAATTGTAATATATATTTAACTAATTATGACATTTTATATTTCAATTTTAAGCATTTTCTAACTGGGCATCTGTAATTGGCGATTTAACCACCGATATTTCACATTCTGTCGACGTATTTTCATTTGACGTATTGTTGTAATCTCCGCAACAATCACCATCACATTCTGCGTACACCATAAAACATCCACAGCAGCATACAACAATAAGAAAAATTTCAATCATATAGGTCATTCGTATATATGGGTAAACGGATATGTTTGTAAATTCATTTAACAAATACTTTTATGGAGGTGTATAGAAAATTACATATACGAATAATATAGGATGTCAAAATTCGGACCCCCATTGCATATCATTCAACAACCATATGTTGTAAATATATTAGACCAACCTATACAAAGTAAATCAAAAGTGAAACCATTGTCCAAAAAAACAATAATACCGAAAGTTGTGGAAAAATGTGTCATAATTAGACTCCCGCAATTTGATTTTGTAAATATAGATCAGATGAAACAAGAATACACCCAAGAAATTAATGATTCAGAGTTTATATCACGGGTCGAATTAGATGAATCAGATATACAACGATTGGATTTTTTAATAATAGATGAATATGAAAAAATCATGTGCGATTTAGATAAAATAACATATATCTACAATAATATCAATTCCACCCATATAAACCCAGGTACGACCCTATATGATACAAAAATAGAGATATACTACAAACAAATAGCACCACTTAGAGAATCGTATATGAAAAATTTAGATGAAATTCTCAATATATATGGGACATCTTATGAGATGGAAAATTAATAAAATCTAACACCTTTTACGTCTTGTCTTTTTTCTCTTCGTCTTTTTATTGCGTCTTGTCTTTTTACCACGTTTTTTTGTTGTTCTGCGACTACGTCTCTTTTTACGCGCACCCCCTCTAATATTAGGTGTTAAATTTCCATTTTTTATCATGAAATCCAATAGATTTTGTTCACTTCTCTCGCCATGATACTCATGTTCACGATTGCCGTGATAACTCATTATGTGAGGATAACCTTGAATTTTATCTTTTGGTAGTTGTAATGAATTTAAACTATCCATATGAACAAGTGCAATGACAGCATTCCCTTTGTAGCCATCCTGTATTTGTTTCGACGCAGCATTCCATTTAGGAATTAAATCCTTACAATGTACACACTCAGGCATATAAATCGCGCTAACAACAGGATGTTTCCCCGCAATAAACTCATTCACATCAGCGATCTTGGAAGTTTCGTTGGGTAAAACACGAAAAATTTTTACCATATATATATTTTAATATTTTAATTATATATGATGATGATAAAAAACAACGGGATACTCTTCCTAATCATATTGATATTCCTAATGGGACTATATTTCATGATCAATTATACAAAAGAAGATATGAACGAAGGATTTGAAAGTTCACCTAGATGCCCAGATATGTTAATACAAAAAGGCTCTAAATTTTTTTTATATAATTCGAAATTGGCTAAAGTACCAGGTGTAAATCCCATTGAATTTGAAAGTTTAGAAGAATATGTTGAATTTACAGAATGGCAACGAAGCCAAGATATTCGATGTCCCATTTTATTTGTTCAAGGTGCATATGACGCACAGGGAAAAGAAGTTTTTAAAGTGCGACCTGATCCACTTGACCCTCAAGGTGGTTTACCATCTACACTTCCATATGTTCCCTCTGTCGATGACGACACGCGCCAACAAATGCTTGTAGATGCCACGCGCGATGACCCTCCATACAATACAAATTCATTCCCAGGTTTCGATGGCGATAACCAATATATAGGTGAAAATACACCTCTAGATAAACTTTATTATTCTGGAGATCAGATAGATCAATCTTTAAGCGCAATGAATCCAAAATGGGGTGGTGTAGAATATAGTAGGAATATGATTGATAAATTACGCCCCAAAAAAACACAGGGTAAAGGTTTCACACCTCGTTTTATATATGAAGAAAATAAGATTCAGGGTTTAACAGCTACATAAGGCATTTTCGTGCCTCCTTGTTGTTTGAACGAGTATTCAATGGTGTAATTTAAAATTGATTTATATAATGTTTACAATATAGTTTGTAAAAATTATAATCATGTCTGAGGTATTATTGATCGTACTATTTGGTATCGTAATATTGTTCATAGTATCTGCACCAGTTCGTGGAGATTCGAATGATAGACGAGTTACTCCGCGTTAGATAACTATTTACTACTATCTAATATCGCTCCAACATTATATCATACTCATCTACATAGTTTAATGAAACCATATTTTTATTTTCTGCTGCGTTAGATACATCATTCCCTATTTGAATAGATTCGTCGGTTGTGTACATATGTATGATATTTATTACACCTAGTACAATGGTGACCAATAATGTGACAAACAATGCATACATCATTGGTCCCTTCTTATTTAAAAATTTGATTTTACCGAACAATTCTTTAATAGCATCATTCCAAGCAAATGCTGCAACGAGCGTTAATGATATTGCTATATGATGATAAAATTCTTCCAATGTAAATAATCCCATTATATAGTATTTAATAAGAAATTAAATTATTTTTGTCATATCGATATCTTGCGAGTAGTCTTTTTCTTTACATAAAAATTTACGGATATTATCAATCACCAAACATGTGAGTTTACGCGGTTTACCCGTTTTATTAATGTACGTGAATGATGCTAAACTATCAGGGGTTTCCCTCAATGTTTTTGTTAAATCATGAATTGTTATATACTTATCTAGTATGACATTTGCAGTCAATGAACTGACATTGGGTATTTGACACAACATAAATACATCAATGTTTTCAGGTGTTATATTTTCCTTCTTCACTTTTTTTATGGTTTGTGTATATTCTGTCGTAGAAATCGCATTATTGTTTGGTTCAGCGAACGAATACAATGATTTATCCTTTTCCTTATTCATCTTTCTAGCAAAATCGGTTAGCATTGCCGCAGTATGTTCAAGTGATTTGGTTTGTAAAACAGAAAAACCTTTGTAAAAAAGAAGAGAGAAAATACAACTATGTAGAAGATTGGGTGCCATTGTACGAGCCTTTGAGTATTTATTGGTTTTTACACTTTCTTCAAGTAAATAAACAATACGATGGTTACACATCTCACCAGCATTTAAGCGAAGAGATTGTTCGTTATAACGTCCATCTTTCAAACTTGCGTTTAAATCATTGTGCGATTTTCGTTCAAAAAGTATTATCTCTTTGTCATTATCATCTTTGAAAATAATATCTCCTAGCAATAATTGTTCTCGGCAGCATATTATGTTTGGAGTAGCCTCCAATTCTTTCTGTATGAGTTTATAAAGAGATTCTTCACGACAATCTACTACAATTTTCATATTATATTTATCTTCATCCTTTTATGTGTTGTTTATGACATATGTGTTTTTATAATATTTCTATTATTTAATAATGTGTATTATTTGTGATAATGAACCAGGAAGCCATTCGTTTTATAAATTAGATACTAATAATAATAATAATAATAATAATAATATTAATTTTTTTTATACATGTCCTGCTAAAGCTAGCAAATATTGGGATACAAAGGGCATATTAGCTCATTATGAAGAAGTTTTAGAAGAAAATGGCGAAAAAGAATGGATATGGATATTTGATAGTCATCGTTTTGGACTCAAACATTCTATGGAAATGTCGACTGCCTTCGGTATTTTAAAACTATTAAAAAATAAATATGGAAAATGTTTAAAAGAAATACGTATTATAAATAATTCTATATATATTAAAGGGTTCTATAATCTACTTTATCCGTTTATACCCATTGAAGTTATTAATATTATTCGTTGGGGATAATATTATCTATTTGTCATTTTTTAAAAAATTGAAATGGAATTAAAATTCAATGATTTATGCATAAATAACAACCATGAGCACTCATCTCACTTATGACCAATCACACATTATCAAGCAACTTTATGATAATCCCCTTACATTACAAAACAAATACAAAGAGCTTTCTGATAATGCGCGCGATGCCAACGCAACACATCAACACTTTGAGTGTAACGATGATGAAACCATTATTGTTGATAATGGTGATGGTTGTTCAGACTTGTCCGCAGAATTTAGCACATTACATAAACCAAATATTGCAGGTAAAACTGGACTATGTGGTGTAGGTAGCAGGTTTGTGTTAATGGATCGTGATTATGGTAAAATAACCATTATTTCAGGTGCAAACAAAATGAATATCGATTTGACAAAATTACAAGACAATCCAAGCGCTACCGATTATATTTCGTATGGTGTACCTTCCCCTGAAGAGAAACTACAAATTTCGAAAATACAAACAAAAATAGGAATGAACCAGATTGGACTGGTTATTATTATTAAGCATGCCACCAATAGCCGTCATACTCTAAATAATTATGCAAAGAGTATCAATAACGTTACCACACCTCCTGCCCCCAAAGATAATTTGGCATTTACATTAGACTACGATTGTGAATTTAAGATTACATTCCGATTCGATGACGAAGAGAAGATACACACTTTCAAGTCTTTTATCCAATTACAAAATGAGAGACTAGTTAATGAACAGAATTATGAATTCTTTTATATACCAAGTGACAGGACTACATATATTAAAGTGGGGGACAAATATGTTGTTTTCGGTGATACTGACAGGTCCGCGAAATCGTACAAATTTAAGAGGGGTAAATCAATAGAGGATGTTATGAATGGTGATTATCCAGACGAAGTTCCTATCCAAGGATTAATTGTTAATAGCACTCAAGGTCTAGCACATGATAACTTTATCAAGACCGAAATAGCATCCGGATATAATAATACGAAGGATAATAATTCTTTTAAATCTGAACGCGAAATGTTCAAGGATATTTTCGATGTTCCACTGAAACAACTCGGTTACGAAAACGGATTTGACGACATAAAGGCACATCGCTATGACGTACTTTCTAACTATACAATGTATAGGAAGGGTAGTGCAATTCGCTCCGAGAAAAATGCATCGAATACACGCACCGGGCGTTTAAATGACGCAAAGCCTGTTCTAACACAATCAAAAATTATGGTTGGGACAGGTTTGGACGTTGTATTGGGATTTCATGCTAATAAGCATATGCCAACAAAGCTTATTCCCACTAGTATCCTCAATGCTGTTAAAAAATCTAGACAGGATCACCAGGACAAATTTATATTCAACTATCTTCCTTACACTGAGGCACGCAAACTAGCATTAAAGACCGAACATGATCGATTGTTGGCGGCAAATAATCTAACCCAAGACGACAACGACGAACCGACTATAGGCGAGACACCCACAAACAATGTGATCTCATTGCTATCAAACGAACATGAACATGAACATGAACATGAACCTGAACCGACTCTAGATGAGATCTCCACTAACAATATCATATCAAATGAACCTGAACCTGAACCGACGAATCCAATTAGTGCTTTGACATCTATTCGAGGATATGATTCCCCCACAGATTCCGATACAGATTCCGATACAGAAAGTAAGAAATGTAGAAAACCTCACATGGTAAAACCACATATCAACGGACAAATTAATCTTGAATGGTTGCGTGACCAGATCATGACAGGGACGCTGGAACAAATATGTGATTTGATTATAGATGATGAAAAACTTGCGAGGGATTTGGTCAACAAATTGATTCAATACCCTGACAAGTTCACGTCTTACAAGAATGCGCTATAAAATATATAGACCATCGATTTAGAAATAAAATTTTGTATATATAAATAAATGAATATTTATTATGCCTTATTTTTTATTTTTACCTATGTTATAGCAATTGATTTAGAAGAAATTTCAAATGTCTCTGTAAACATTGCCCAATCATCCTATTGTGTAGATTCAACATTAAACTGGAATTGCCAAACATGTTGCGATTCGAATATTTTAACGAATGTTATTGAAAAAAATGGCGAACAGGTTATATTTGGTTACAATACAGATTACAAGGCTCTTTTCATTGCGTTTCGCGGGTCATCTAATATACAAAATTGGTTAGATAATATCCAATTTAGTCATATTCAACCTTATGATGATCAAACCATATCGGTAGAAAAAGGGTTCTATAATCTTTTCAGTTCACTGAAACCAACGATTTACAACACATTGCTACCATTGTCGGAAAAATACGGAAAAGATATTATTGTTACTGGACATTCGCTTGGTGGATCATTAGCAACATTATTCGCGTTTGATAACGAATACAATGATATGGGATACAATATTTTATCCATTGTTACTTTTGGGTCACCTCGTGTAGGAAACCATGATTTTGTTACTAAGTTTAATGAATACAATGTTTACTCAAAACGTATTACTCATTACCGAGATATAGTGCCACATGTCCCGCAAAATATGTTGGGTTATTATCATATTCCCAATGAGATATGGTATAACGAAGACAATACGAATTATAGTGAATGTAACGATACCACCTATCCGTTCGACGAAGATTCAAAATGTTCTGATTCATGTGCACCTACTCATTGTACCAGTACAAGCGACCATACCTATTACTTAAATGTTACAATGGGTTCAAGTGGATGTTAATATTGGGTTTAATAAATAATAAATATATTTAATGTATATTTATTATTCCATCAGTAAAGATTAACTCTAGGGTTTTGTCGATTTTAATGTTTTACGATGTCGCTTTCGTCTCTTTTTTAGTGTTTTGCCCCTTTTTTTACGTTTATTTGACTTGGTACCTCCACTTGATGGGCTATTACGACCAACACTCGACAACCCAGTAACAACTAAGTTTTTACCCGTTTTATACAACGTGCCACCAGGGCGTAATAGAAACCAATATGTAGTCATTATTCCAAATTTTGCAAAGATACGTATAAATTTTGTTGCTGGTATGGCTATATTGCGCTTTAGTTTTCGCCCAAGTCCGTTTCCAAAATCAGGCGTCCAAGTTCCTATTTTTGTAATATCGGCAGAATAACTACCTTCAATAGTTTGGTCTTCCTTAGTTGTTTTTTTCATAATTCCTTGCCTAAAATGTAATTTACGTATTCTATGCATTTCAGATAACCAAAAAGTATCGTTTTTCAACGATGTGCTAGACCTAGTTATGTTGTTGATTATATCATCGATATTATCACCGGTCTTATCTCCGGTCTTATCTCCGGTCTTATCTTTGATTTCTGTCGTTACTTGTGATTGATCACAGAAATATTTACTCATTTTATCTAGTAGTTTGTCTAATTGTTGTAGATATGAATGTATTTGTTGTTCTTTTTTATAAATAATTGAAATATTATTTTCATCGTTTCCAATAATTGGTTCAAGTATATATTTATTAGAACTGGATTTTAAAAATGTTTTAAAGTAGTTTTCAATTTGAAATGCGTTGTTATCTTCGTTAGTGCCTCCAAAATGAGCGTCTAATAATGTTCCATCAAATATTGGATTATTTTGCATAGAACTTATTCTCTCGATATAGCCATTCACACCCCTAATAATTTTAAACCATACAACAAATTGGTCAAGAGTAATAGATCTATTTTTCCCCTCGACACGTATTTTTCCTTGTTCGTCATAATATCCAGAAACATATAAGTGAAAAAAAAACTTTATTATTTTTTTAAGACTTATTTCATTGACACCTATTTCACCTGAACCTGGTTTTTTTAACTCGCCCCATACAGCATTTGTTTTAATAATATCTAAAAATTCAGTACATACAGAAGATTTAAACCATCTGCCTCTACAACCAAAGTCGGTTCGCAATCCTCCTCCACCTTGTCCAGTAGGTTGTATGTGTGTGTCTGAGTCTGGAACAATGTTACATATGGAATCGAAAATCTCATACACACTATCTTCCTTATATAAAAAGTCGATTAATATAGTTTTTATGGATGATTTATCGAGATTAACATCGTCGATATTATTGGCATTCTGACACGTTTTGTGTCCCTTTATAACTCGTACAATATTATATATTATTTCCTTATTTGTTTCTATTTTATTTTGGTCCTCGCTATTCACTTGTATTCCAAATGTATCCGAATATTCTTTAAAATAATGGGTAATACCATCATCCATTCGTTGTATTTTGTCAAAAAAATCTATAATTTTATTTCCGTATTTTTGCTCATTGTTTTGCATGAAATATTTTTGGTTTATCCACATTCTCTTATCCACCAATTGATTTTTATACATAAAACTGGTGTCTTCCAGATCCTTTAAACATGTAATAACTGCTGCATTGAGTACATGTAGTTTTTTTGTATGATCGTAATATCGTTTATATTCAAAAAATATTTGTTCGGGTGTCGTATGACATCCAAGCCATAATGAATCGTTTTTAAATATCTCCTCATTTGGACTTAATTTATAACCATACACATTTAAATCATTTTTACCTCTAATTCGTTTAATTGTATCTACATTAACATTAAATAGATTATTCTTTGGTTCAGATATAAAATGTTCATATCTACCACTATTCGATAAATTATCACTATTCCGAACCATCCTACTAAAAGACTGACTAACCTTCCCAATAGTATGAAATATTGTTTCATCATAATCTAGATGATACGTGGTTACTAGATAGAAGTATCGCTTGAGCATATATTCTTGTACATTACGATATTTATCAGTCAACTCCTTAATCATTATACTATTCATATCATCATCGCCATCTACATCGTCACCAATTGCCTTGCCAAAAACATTCGCCTTTGTTTCGTGAATATTATACAATGATTTTTGTAAATCCGTCAATATGTTTAATGAATGAGCATCCATTTTTTCATGTATTGTATGCTTCAGAATATACGATGTTAATTGCATTTGAAAATAGGTAAACATAGATGATGATAAATTTGCCAAATGACCATTTAATATACTAAGCGACGACATACTTTCTTTGCTCCCAAAATTATCACGTTTTTCGGTTAAAATATTCGTTTCTATATTGCCTTCACCAAGTTCATGTAATCGTTTTGTAGCAATACCTATTAAATCTACACGGCGTTCGGTTAATGTAATATGAATTCTTCTAGATAATGCCATCCTTACGGCATTCGTATAATCTTTACCAGACTCGGTTAAATTATCAAATGCTGTACCCATAGAAATAATAACCTTTTCCTTTTCACTGGGTAATAATTTATGCAATATACCAAATACAAATTGTTTATTACCTGTAAAACAAATCTTTGTATCTTTGTTATATAGTCCTTCTATTCTTTTATGAAAGTTCATAATATTTTTTTTTAAATCAATATTAGTAAATAATGGTTCAATAATGCTCCATTTACACAACATATCACCTGTATCAAAATCGTATAGGTCGGTTGATAGTGGTTGAGATAACTTTGTACATAGTTCATTTAGATGAGTTATAATGTCTTGATCATTTTCAGCAAACAAAAATTTCGAAATAAATGTTGTTCCATTTAATACTTGTCCAAAACCATAATCGTCTTTCATAATGCCACCACTTTCCAATATTTTAACCACTTTATCTTCCAGTTTTTTTTGTGGTATATGACACATTTCCTCGTCATTACCCACAATACAATCACCCGACGTTATTTTAACATTAAATATATCGACGATATTACGTTTAAATAAATCTAGTTTTAAGTCTGTATTGGCTTTATTTGGCTTGTACTCAAACAATATGGATATGTCAATATATTCTTTAAATGTATCTATTATTAATGAATCGATAAAATTACATTTTTTGTCAAAATCTTCAATAGACTCAGCGTCTTCTGCTTTTTTAACATCTGTCACCTTTTTTTTTACAATCAAAAGCAATGATATAATAAATAATCCTTCTGTAAATGAAATAATCTCCGTTTTTATTGGATCTGAAACAATACCATTGCCTTCATATAATTTAATTATTTTTTGTAGGATTTCATCTTGGAATTTTTGTAATTTCACTAAATTTGATCTGACTTTATCATTAAATATTGTGGCATCATCTATATTTACACCTGTATTATTTCGTTTAATTTGTATATTGATAGAACCGAAATACTTCGCAAAATTGCACCAATTTAAAAATAAGTCCTCAACATTTTCCACACTATAACTATCATTAATGTAATCACCAATGTTATAATCTCCTATTTCTTCTTCTTTAAAAATATTTCTGATAAATTTGTTCATTAAATTTTTAAATAAATCACTATTCAATAATTCGATATCGACATCATCGAGTTTTTTTTGGATACCTGTGTTAATAAGATCTATGTATGTTGTTATAGATAATGGGTCTATATTATCATTAATTCTATCCACCATTTTATGGTTCATATTATTTACTTCTGGGTCAGCATCAGCAGCTTTAGCAACAGCAGCGGCTTTGGCAACAAGATCAAGCGCAAGTGCATCTTTATTTACGCTAATATCAAGCATTTTTTTCTTCTCAGCTATAACAACTTGATATTGAGCAAATATCACAGCTGGATTGGTATCTGGAACTGGAGCAACTGGAGCTTGGACTGGAGCAACTGGGACTTGAACTTGAGGACCTGGACCTTGGACTTGAGGACCTTGAACTTGAGGACCTGGACCTTGAACTTGAGGACCTGGACCTTTACCATTTATATTAGAACAAAAATCTTTATAATCAAATCCTTTTACATTCATAATATTGTTATTAATATCTTGAATAACGCTATAAAAATGCTCTTGGGGTAAATATTTGAAAAAATATACAAAGCAATCATCTAATAAAACTTTGTATTCCTCTGTAAATTTTAACGGGATACCTGTTTTAGTATGTAATTCTAACAATTGTGTATATAAATCCAAATTACGCAACAACGTATTTCCGAATTGGGTTAGATTTTTTCTATAATTTTCTTTATGAAATGCCAATGCCTGTAAAGTTGCCACTAAACCAAATATGGCAAATGTTATAGCAGGTAATCCTAAACCAGCACTAACCACCCCTAGTGCCTTAAATATAGACGCGATATTTTGTCCAGTTATACCATCCTCCTGATGTTGAGTTAAAAACATACCTACACTACCATCTGAATTAGCTAGTGTATTCATGATTGTTATCATGGGTATAAATACGGAATGAAATCCCGCTTCCCATCCATTTATTATATCCATGCTATGTTCATGCTTTGTTATACCATTATTTCTGGTAGTTAATACACCATCCATTTTCGATCTAAATTTATTGATATATGTAACGATGGGTAATAATGGTGAATCTACTACACCTTCCTGCATAATATATATTATGTGCACAATATTTTAATACATATATTTTGGGGTGTATAAAAATAAAATGATGAATCCTAAATAATTGCATACATTCGTGTTTCAGAAAGTTTTTCACCATATTCAAAAATACCCAAAAATAAATGTCCTTTTTCCAAATCGATTAAAAACTTTCCGACCCCTAAAACACGTCTTTTTGAAAATACTAGATATATCGTTTAAAACTATAAAATTATATTCAAACCTTGTTACCATAACTTTTTGGGATTTATATATATTCTTGTAATTTTGATTTAGGCATTTTTTTTTGTAAGTATTATATACTTACACAATGACTTACAAAAAAATGCCAAAAAATGCCGAAAAATTTATATGCGAAAAGTGTGACTTTAATACTAGTAAGTCGAGTAACTATGAAAAACATTTACTGACACGTAAACATAAAATACTTACAAATACTTACAAAAAAAATGCCGAAAACGCCGAATATATTTGCGTTTGCGGAAAGCAGTACAAACATCGTCAGAGTTTAAATAACCACAGAATTCGATGTAATTTCGAAAAAAATCTTGAAAATAGCGACATTGAGAAAAATATGGAAAAAGACGAAAAGATGGAAAAATACGAAAAGATGGAAAAAGACGAAAAGATGGAAAAAGACGAAAATACGGGGAAAGGGGAACATCATAGTTCAAATGACTACAAAGAAATGTTTATTGAAATGATGAATCAGAATCAAAAATTGCAACTTGAAATGATGAATCAGAATCAAAAATTGCAACAACAAATGGTCGAATTAATCCCCCAAGTAAAAGGTAATACGACGAATAATACGTTGAACAATTATAACATTAATTTGTTTCTTAACGAGCAATGTAAAGATGCACTCAATATAATGGATTTTGTGAATTCGCTCACTATTGAATTGTCAGATTTAGAGCGCACTGGTACACATGGTTTCGCAGACGGCATTTCCAATATTTTTGTCAAAGCGATAAAAAATCTGGATATTACCAAACGACCTATTCATTGTACTGATTTGAAACGCGAGGTTCTTTATGTCAAAGATAACGAAAGTTGGAATAAAGATAGTGAAGACAATACAAAATTAAAATCTGCGATACAAACATTGAAACAAAATAACGTTCGTAAAATAACGGAATGGGTAACGGAGAATCCTGAAAGTCAAGAGATGAACAACCCAAAAAGCGAGATTTTCATGAATATGTTACATGCAAATACGGGGAATCAAGATAAAAATATACCGAAGATTATTAAAAATGTCGCAAAAAATGTGGTGCTTGATAAATAAACAAAAAACTATAATTTCGATTCATAGTCGTAATGCTCGCTTTTTTCGTTATTCTCGTTCAAAAGAAACACAAATTTCAATATGCGTCGTTCGCCACTTGTAATAGGTGTTATTTTATGGTATACGCTAGATGGTTTTACCAATGCTAATGAATTTGGTTTGGGATCAACACTATGAATATTATCATCAATCATAAACTCAAACATACTATCCGACGTATTGGTTATCGTTAGAACACATTCATAGTAAGTTTGTTTAAACAGAGGTTGGTCTTGATGCCACGGCATTCCTTCAGATCCGGTTTCATATTTTCGATATTCGATTGGGAATTCACTCGGAACACACTTGCCAATTTTCAATATTTTACGTACTTGTTTAAAGAAATACGGAGAGAAAACCATGCGATACAATTGCGAATTCGTTTTAGAATCACACATATAGGTCTTTCTGGAAGTAACGCGCGTGTCGTTTTCCAATAGATCATCCAAAGTTAGGCAATATTTTACAATTTCTTGAAAATGATGGTTATTATAAAATGGATGTACGAGTAATAGATGGTCGTCTTGATAAGTTAGTATGGTTTTTTTAAAATACATATATAAAATGGCAACAATGATAATAGATATGAGTGCAACGAATCTGAACATAGTATAGACATGTATAATTATTATGAAAATTGAAAGCATTTAAAATTATAAATACGTTATCATATATAAAATGGTAAATTTTAAGAACGACGATATTATTACTTGCGATGACAAGCTTATTTTCAATCCGTACAATCCAGTGAATAAAGAGATTACATTGAGTGATATTCAATGCATTCTAGAAAAATACGGAATTCCTTTTCCAGTTCATAATTTAGAATTATACAAACGTGCCTTTGTGCATCGCTCTTATACAAAGCGTCCCATGCTAGAAAACGAAAGACAAAATATTTGTATTGTAGAGAAGCCTCATAATTGTATTTCATTGAAGACTAAATGCAATGAGCGTCTAGAATTTTTAGGCGATGGTGTATTGGAGCTTGTCACTAAATACAATCTGTATCGCCGTTTTCCAAAGGAGAATGAGGGGTTTATGACAGAAAAAAAGATTGCATTGGTGAAGAATGAAGCCATTGGTAAAATGGCATATGATATGGGGATTCATCGACATTATATAATTTCAAAACACGCAGAGGAAAAGAATACGCGAACAAATCTCAAGAAGTTGGGGTGTTTGTTTGAAGCATTTATCGGCGCTTTGTTTCTAGATTATAATAAGATTGACGTACTAGACGACGATGCGTGGTTTAAGAACGTTTTCGTGACTGGTCCAGGATTCCAGATGGCGCAAAAATTCATCGAAAACGTATTTGAGCAGCATGTGGATTGGGAGGAGCTTATTGACAATGATGATAATTACAAGAATATTCTCCAAGTGAAGATTCAAAAGGAATTTAAGGTAACTCCCCATTATTTGGAAATCGAAAATACACCTGAAGAGGGCTATAGAATGGGTGTGTATATTTGTCTAGGTCAACCAATTTTCCAGGTTGAACCATCCGACGCAATTTCAATGGCATCACTTGGCTCATTTCAGGCAATCCATGATTATGTAGCAGCAAATGGGAAAGTGTTGGTTTTTATGGAAGAAGGTCGTCATAAAATTAAACGCAAGGCGGAACAAATGGCATGTAAGAAATCGATAGATAATATGGAATAAAAATTCCTAATATGATAATACTCGTAAATTTTAATCATTTTCTATTATATGGAACAGGTCTTGCAAAATTTTAGAAAAAAACCAAACCCGAAAAGGCAAGAAGAACAAGAGGTAAAATTCGCAAAAAAATCATCACCTAATGAATTGCAAGAAATCGACGATGATATGATTGGTGAGATGCTTGAAGGAAGAAATGTGAAGGCAACTATACCTGAGGAGACAACCTTATTCGAAGATGCACGACCAGAACATGCGGAAACTGATTTTACGGATTTTTTAGCATCATTGCCAAACAGAGTGACAAATATTAAAACAATTGGAAAACAATCAAAGGCAAAATTGGACGACACAACAACAATAAAAAAAACACTAAAAAACCCAAAAGTAAAGACAATGAAACGTGTTGACGAAGACGTAGAAACAGAAATGCCCAAGACAATGACAATTCAACGAAAAAAACGTGTGCGAATTACAGAACGAAAGGACGTAACGAAACCGGCAAAACATGCGGTATTCAGTGTTTCGCTGGACGAAGATATTATTGAAAAGATGCCCAAAAAAGAAGATTTAGTTGTATTGAAGAAGTCGTCCTATTATTTAAACAATCGTGAGGTGTTTGTTAATTTTATAAGCAAGATGTTTAAGGAATATAGACGCGACGTAGTAGAAGATAAATCACAATTGAGTTGTGACAAAAGTGAACAAAGTGAGGAATTTAAATTGTTAACACATCAAAAGATCGTGCGTGAATATATTAATTTATATTCCCCTTATCGCGGATTGTTAATATATCATGGTTTAGGATCTGGAAAAACCTGTAGTTCCATTGCAATCGCTGAAACATTTCAACAATTGCCATCAATAGCATTGGCCGAAGGTACAATAAATGTTCGAAAGGTAATAATCATGACTCCAGCGGCTTTGCGTACAAATTTTTTCGAAGAGCTAAAAAAGTGTGGTAATCCAATGTATCGTAAGAACCAATATTGGGAGTTTGTCGAAACCCGTGGTGATTCAGAAATGGAGAAAAAGATGTCTACTGCATTGAGTTTACCAATGTCATATGTACAAAAAAAACGTGGAGCATGGTTCGTGGACGTCAAAAAACCATCCAATTTCGAGACATTGACAAGTGATGAAAAAATCACATTAGACGATCAACTAGACAATATGATCCATCAAAAATATACATTTATTAATTACAATGGTTTGCGAAAAAGTAAACTGAACGAATTTACGCAAAATAATACAATCAATCCTTTTGACAACAAGGTGATTATTATCGATGAGGCGCATAATTTTGTAAGTCTTATTGTGAACAAAATAGAACGTGATAACATGAAAGACCCAAATTTCATGTCTATTATGATGTATAAATTATTGTTGACAGCAGAGAATGCTCGTGTGGTATTATTAACTGGAACACCCATGATCAATTATCCAAATGAAATAGGTATTTTATTTAATATTTTGCGTGGATACATTAAAAGTTGGGTCATTCCATTGGCAGCTGATCAAGGAAATGTACGTACATACGAAACCAAATTAAAGAAAATGTTTCAACAACATAAAATTTTGGATACGATCGAAATTATTAATAGCCAAATCATTTATACACGAAATCCTTTTCATTTTACAAATAATTATAATGGTGTAAAATACAATGGTGTAGCGAAGCAGGAAACTGGAACAATGATGACAGACGCGGAATTGAGTGAGCAAATATTGAAAATGTTGCACGACGAAGGGATTCACGTAGATGCGCACAAAATTCGTGTCCAATATACAAAGGCATTACCAGATGATTTAGAAAACTTCCAGAAAATGTTTTTAGATGAAACAAGTGGTCAAACAAAAAACGCTGATATATTAAAACGTCGCATACTTGGTTTAACATCATATTTCAGAAGCGCCCAAGAAGGTTTAATGCCTAGTTACGACGAAATGAAAGATACACACATTGAGCATATCGAAATGAGTAATTATCAATTCGAGAAATATGAGGAGGCGCGTCTTCAAGAACGAAAGGTGGAGAAGAAAAAACGTGGACCCAAGCCGAAGAAGGGCGATCTTTACAAGGATTCGACATCAACATATCGTATTTTTTCGCGAGCATTTTGTAATTTCGTATTTCCAAACCCACCTGGACGTCCAATGCCCAATGATGGTGATACATTACAGGCAGCAATAGAAAATAATGACAATGAAGATATGTTGGATACAGCCATTGTCACCGAAAATGTAGATGGTCGCGTATTAGAGGATGAAATTGTTGAGCAAGAAAAGACGTCTTCAAGTATAGGTTCTAATTATGATGAGCGTATTAAGGAGGCACTTAACTTTTTGAAAATGAACGAACAAAATGTATTGGCTCCATCTGGTTTGGAAACATATAGCCCTAAAATGCTGAAGATGTTTGAAAATATCGACGATGATGCGTTTATTGGTAGTCACTTGATATATAGTCAGTTCCGTACATTAGAAGGAATTGGTATATTTAAGCTTGTACTTGAAGCAAATGGATTTCATGAATTACGCGTCCGAAAGAATGCAAGCCAAGAATATATTTTGGATGTACCTGCTGATAAATTGGTAAAGGGTAAAATGTTCTCTCTTTATACGGGAACTGAAACCCGTGAGGAGAAGGAGGTTATACGTAATATTTTCAATGGAAATTTAAAGGTACTTTCTTCAACATTACAAGAACAACTAAGAGAAATAAACGAGGACAATCTACGCGGGGAACTGGTAAAGATCTTCATGATTACTGCGTCAGGCGCAGAAGGTATATCATTGAAGAATGTGCGTTATGTACATATCATGGAGCCATATTGGCATCCTGTCCGCGTGAATCAGGTGATTGGTCGTGCCCGGCGTATTTGTAGTCATTCTGATTTACCTGATGAGGAACAAAATATCAAGGTTTTCATGTATTTAATGAAATTTTCCAAAGAGCAAATAGATACTTTAATGTCAACCGAATTAAAAATAAACGATACAAGTAAATATGATAAACGCAACAAGGACCCAATTTCGAGTGATGAATCATTATATGAAATTATGAAGGTGAAAGATGGTATTTCGAAACAATTATTAAAATCAGTAAAAGAGGCTGCGATGGATTGCGCAATTCATAACCGAGCAAAATCAGGTGAAGTTCTAGAATGTTATTCATTTGGTAATGAAACGGACCCAAAATATTATTCTTATCGTCCGAATATTGAAAATGAGGATCGTGATGCGAACTTGAAGGATAGGAACACCAAAAAGACGGGATTCAAAGCAAAGAAACGTCGTGTGAATGGTGTGGATTATGCGTTGCGTTATAACGATAATGGTAAAGCGAGTGATGAGTTATATGATCTAGATGGTTTCATGCAGGCAAAATTGAATCCCCGTATCGATGTGATGTTAGTCGGCAAACTTGTTATTGAAGACGGGGTAGAATATGTAGATTACAATGTGTAGTTACACTTTCGGATATTTGAAATTGGACAATATAATGATTAGAAAAAATGATTTAATGATTATACAATAATCCTATACATAATGTCGTCGCGTTATTCACATCGCGCAAGAGATATATTCTTGACCAAAGGAAAGAAGGAAGAGGAAGATGAGGATGAAGATGAAAAAAAAGTTAAAACATGCGCTATTGACAAAGATAATCAAAAAATAACAAAGGTGAATAACCACATTTATTTTTACTCTGAAGTCACTCGCAATTCCATATTTGCTCTAACCACCCTTATCCGTGAAGTAGAACAAGACAATATGGCTCTGGCGAATACCTTATGTATTGACCCGATCCCTATCTATTTACATATTAGTTCTTTTGGTGGCTCAGTCTTTGCCGCGTTTACTGCGATTGATGTTATCATGGCTTGTCAGGTGGATGTAATTACCATTATTGATGGTGCTTCCGCGTCCGCAGGAACCTTGATGAGTGTTGTCGGAAAACAACGATTTATGCGACCAAATTCGTACATGCTGGTTCATCAGTTATCCGCCGGATCATGGGGAAAAATGTGCGAATTGGAAGACGACTTTACCAATAATAAACGCCTCATGGAACAAATTAGAACCATTTACAAAGAGCATTCAAAAATACCCAAGAAAGAACTCAATGAAATTCTAAAACACGATTTGTGGTGGGATGCTGCCACTTGTCTAAAATATGGTTTAGTAGACGACCTATGGAACAAAGTATAAGACATTGTACAAAAAATTAATACATATTTTTAATCTATCCATTATGTATATGTTGGGGAATATACATAATCTGAATAAAATATCTCCATTACAAAGACCCTCTCAAATTATAATTGAAGAGGATGAGGATTTCGAAGATACATCAGACTCGTCTGTTGATGAAGAAAAATATAACCAACAGGAAATTCGCAAGAGTGCATTGCAATTTATAAGTAAAACAGCAACTCAGGAGGAAGTAGATAATGGGTTCAGGGTAAGTGAAACAGGGGAGAGTTTATTTCCAGATACAAACGTAGATATGTCTTCATACAATGATGAGGAATGTAATTATACTATCCCTGTGTGTTTTACCATATGTCTAGTTATTATAACTATAATAGTTGTAGTTTCTATAGCATAATGTTTATTTTTGTGTCGATGTCATTTGAATTGTTTCGATGCGTAATTTATCGTGTGATAAGAAATCATTAATCCAGCTTTTTTCTAGTACGATTTCATTAATCCATTCAAATGGAATCGTACGAGATCCGGGTACGTAACCATTTTTATCCAAATAATCGTAAACAAACAATATTTTGAATGGATGATATTCGATTTCTTGGAATGTGGCAGTAAATTTTCGCCTACGTATAGGTAAATTTTCTTTTCCAATGTAAAACGTGTATCGATATCCTTTCATTAATAATTCTTCCATTTTGATGTTATGTAAATATAACATCAAATTTTCAATTTTATTCATAATATTTGCGGCGTTCCATCACCAGGTTGCCGACGATATTTTTACCGACGCTACCAACCAGCCTGCGATTGAGGGCAAATTGTATCTCGAATTTAGACGGATATATCCACGCGGTATTGCACAAATATAATATATACTATATTATATAGTATAATGCCTGGATACTGGACAGAAGCAGATTCTAGAAGAGAAGCGCAAAGGGAACTACGTGCTGAACAAGCTGAGGAAAGACGAGAAAAGAAAAAGGAGAAGAAGCGCAAACGTAAGATAAAGCAACAACAGGAACAAGAAAAAAAGGCTGCAGCAGCAGTGGAAGCAGCAGCAGCTGATCCCCAACCTAATGTAGCGAACCCCCAAACAGCGCTAGTCCAGAGTGCTCCCGCTGTAGTTGCTCCCGCTGTAGTTGCTCCCGCTGTAGTTGCTCCCGCTGTAGTTGCTCCCGCTGTAGTTGCTACATCACATACAGAGATCGGCGGACGAAGACGTCGCAGAACCACTAAGAAGAAGAAGAGAAGCTCTAAACGCGCGTATCGATCGAGAGGGAGAAGAAGCACCCGAAGAAGAAGTACCAGAAGAAGAAAATAACCTTATTATCATCCTATTGTTCCAACAGCAATAGGATGATATATCAATTCACATACGTATACATCCACTAACTCCTCCGCTTGATTTGTATCATTTTTTTTCTGTCAATGTAATATTACTTACGTGCCAATTCATCTAAAATTGTCCTCTGCATCGTTTCCAATTGAACAATGCGTTTATTTAATGATTCCAATGTGTGTTCAGGCATTTGTCCAGACATTTGTTTTTCTTCATTCATTGTATTATAGTCTAGCGTTAATTCATTGGGTGTAATATCACCTACTAATATATCTTCATCTGTGTTATTGGTCATCTTCTCTTTGAAGATCGGTTCTGCCTTGATTGTTTCAATAACCACACCGCTTACATCTTTTGACGTTGTATCATTCACTAAAATACTATCGTAAGAACGTTCTTTCATTTTTGCGTGTATAAGTGTGTCTACATTTTGGATAGGTTCCTCTGTTTTTTTATCACTAAAATCAATATCGTCTGGTATATGTAAATCCATATATTTTGTAAACTCCTGTTGTCGTCGTTCAAGATTTTTTTCAAATTCGTTACGTTTTTGAGTTTGAATCTCGTCACGTGTTAGAAGTTGATCATCATTTATTGGCATTGTTTCTGGTTCGGACTTAATAGTTTGAAGACGTGACATCATTTCAGATATAAATATTTTGTTCTGCTCTATTAGCGGATTTTTATTTTGTACATCACCTATGGTTGTCATAGTTGTATTGAATGTTTGAATAACCTTTTGATATTGAGTGTTCGAAAATCCATCGAATGCCTTATTATCTCGCAAAAGTTCCCATAGCATCTGTTTATTTTCATTGCTGTTCATAATTACAATAATGAAAATAAAGTTTATATCTTTTACAAATAATATTTATTTTTTAGCACATCTTCTTGATTTAACCCTTCTTCGTTTTGGGCGACGAGTTTTATATTTTCGAAGTTTATACCTATTTTTCTTCGTCGTTTTATTCCGCGCGCGTTTTATTTTTTTTCTAGTGGATCTATTATTTCTTCCTCCAGAACTTGTCACATATTGTATTTTTCCAATAATAGAGCTTACCAAATTTGTAGAACCCATTGATATATTACCCCAACCTGAAGAAGTTATATAGTATTGAAATTTTCCGACCTTACTATAATACCATGCGAAATTCGATGGACTATAAGGATCGATATCATGTTTTGTACAATAATTTACGTATATGTCCCATGGTTCTAAACCAGTGGTTTCCTTATTAAGATATCCATTATAAAACCATTCCCTTTCGGATGCCACTCGATTATGGTTGTTCATAAAATATTGCATCCAATCTGGATTTTCCGATTTAAAATAATCAACGATCAGTTTAAAACTATTAAATATTACGGAAGTTATTTTATCATATAAATTATATATATCTGCCTCACTTAAACGTTTTAAACCTACGCTGCTAATATTTTCTTTAAATAATCCAATTAATTTTTTCAATTGATCAAATAAATATCCAATAGTTCCACTATAAACTTTTGTTACAGCAGTAAATAATTCCCGAATGCTTTCATTTGTAAGTCCTAGACGTTTCATAACAATATCTGCTCTCCCAACAGAAGTTACATAGCTACATCCTTCATCACTCGAACATTTAAGAGCATATGTTGATATTTTTACAGGAAATGTTTGAACATTATCCAACATCCCAGCAAATCTTATATGTGGTGGTATTAAGCCTTCCGTACATGAAGCTAATTGTATTAAATAGGCGGTAATAACTATTATAGATACTAGATATGCTATATCACTTGTTAATTTCCCAGCATCCATTTTTGTAATGGAAGAGCCCTGCATCCCCATTTCAGTAATCGATGTAAGATTACGTCTTAATGAGCTGGTTGTAGGCAAAATATTAATAACTGCCTTTATACCATTCTTAATAATACTATGCCATATTCCTTTAGATTCACTCTTTTCTTTGTCATTTATTATACCAATATCAGAATCCTTTTTTATTGTCTTAACGATAATTTTTTGTTTCGCATTTTTTTCACCATGTTTATTATTAAATATATTTATCAAACCTTCCATCCATGAATCAGCAGCACTAGATATATTAAGAGCTGTTAAAAATAATGCAATATTATCACCCCAAATACTATAACCAAAACTCAGTGTATCAGCGGAAGACTCAGACATACTTTTCAATAAACATAAAACATCATGTATAAAATTCACAAGTATCATTGCATATTCTATGTTATCTCCTAATATAGGAGTTAATAACGTCCATAATGCCGGGGACTTTAATAATGCGAACACTATCGTGAGATGACCTTGCATACTTTTCACCCTATACCAAAATGACATGACGAAAGAATATGTTTTAAGCATCAAAAACCCACCTGATTCAATTAGCGATATTGTTTTTGCCGTATAACTAAGTTTTAATTCTATCAATGGTTTATTTTTCCCATCAACATATGACATATCTAAATCCAAAAATAACGTGGCTAAATTATGACTATCCAGTTCATTTACGGAGGATGTTTTGTTGTCAACACTTACTAACGTATATGTTTGTTCTAGGTTGAAATATTTATACCATGTTTGTCCAATATCGACATATCTACCTTTATTCAATAAAGTAATTATTTGTTCAATTTCTTCTTCGTTATCGTTATTAATATGTGAACCAATAATACGATTGACTTGGTAATCTCTTATATCTAATGTTTCGATATATTTATTTATTTTAAATGATAAATTGTCCTTTTTTCGTTCATCTGCTTTTTTAGTTATATAATCGATACCTACTAAATATGACCATGATTTTTCTTTCGATAATGAATTAAATAAAAATATAAATAATGTTTGCTCTTTAATTGTAAGCGATTGGTTATTGGTAAATCTATAAAAAAGACGCAAAATAGTATATGCCACTTCAAAACGAGTAGGTAGGTAATTTTTATAATGTTCTTGTGTAATACCATGTTCTGAACAATCTACGTCACTCGATTCCTTCTTTTTTTTTTCTTCGCATTCTTTTAATCTAATAGAACCAATCAAATTACACTGACCTAACACATTAATAAACGGATCCCTAAGTGTAGGTATGCGTATTAAAAGGTTTGTTATAGAATCAAGTAAAGTAACTTCTTTATAGTTTTTCACAGATTCAGATTCTAATAATTTACGTATATTAGCAATATTTTCATTCGCCACTATTTCGGGTGCGGAACCCTTTTCAATTGTTTCAAGGGATAATTCGAAAAGTTTTAATTCCGCCTTTAATTTTTCTATTATGAACAATTCTGTATCATTGATTGTAATTTTATCTAAATTATCAATCACTTTTTGAAAATCAGCCGATTCGATAATCGTAAACTCCTCTTTAAGTTTTATAGTGGATGACAAAAACGAAAACGATGATGCGAAATATGAATTGGTAGTGTCAACGCCTTTGTTTTTTATACACGTTTTTAGATTCTCAATGGCTCCCAATTCATATAATTTATACATATAGTCAATTTGCGCACGTGTCAGTGTTTCATCGCTAGCTGTAAGTAATTTATCACAAAATAATTCGTTTTCTGGACGTGCGTTACATTTTCCATTTTCACTAAACGTGCAATATAAATCCATAGTAGTACAATGAATCTCTTCGGCTTCAGGTTCCAAATTCGTTGTTACTCCTGGCCAAAAGATATCATTCTTTTCTGGTTCACAATAATTCGCCTTCTTGGTTTTATTATCACTTTCTGTTGCTTTACTTAATTGTGATTTACATCTTCTCTGATATAACTGGATCCAGTCCATTTTTTTAAAATACACACCATTAAAATGATACGAAGGATATAGTGAACTATTTTCACATTTAAATTCTTTTATACATTCTTTACCATCTACTATACAATCAGTACGTTTTATATCTCTGTCTAATGTTCCCAAATCACAATAATCGTTCATTTTCTTGATATCTTCTTCGCGTTTCGATTGCGTTTTTGTGTATTCTTGTTTAGCCAATTCCTTATTTTTTTCAATTTGGTTTTCGTCCATATAAATATAAAAATATTTTTATCTTTTCAATTCTATTCAAAAATAGAAATATCTAACGCTATATAAAATGCCGGCTTCTTTATCTGTTGGTGGAAAACAACGTTCGACAAAACGAAGATCCACAAAAAAGAGACGTACACAAACTAAGCGTTGTTCCAGTACACGTTCAAATGGTCGTCGCACGCGTTCCAGTAAACGTTCAAATGGTCGTCGCAAGCGTTCCCGTGGACGTCGCACGCGCACACGTAGGGGTGGTGGATTTTTTAGTACCGATCCTTGTGCAGCAGTAAAAGGTGGTCCATTGCCTACGAAAGAAATGGGAATGTTTGACTATGGTACACTTGGTAATAATTTGAAAGGAACATATACTGGTAATATGAAACAACTTATTCAAAAAACGAGAAAAGGTTTGGTTACTGGTAAAATATGTCAGGCAAATGGGCAAGGAAAATGGGTATCATCTGATGGCAAGATTACCCTTGATGGATTATGGGAAAGTGACAAATTCAAAGGAGATAAACCAGCAGCAACACAACGACAAGTGTCAGATGCTGCTGGTAATAAGACGTATTTTTGGATGAATGAATCTGGTAAAGAATGTTCCAAACTTGGGTATGGTAATAAGGAACCCGTCTGCGCAGAATAAAATGTATGTATAAATAAATTTTGTGTAATTTCATGTTAAATTATACAAAATCTTATCCTATCCCAATTTGAATCAAACATTATTATTGAAATATGTTTTTCTATATTTATGTACTACATCGTCTGTAATGCGTTTACTCATAATATCATCCCATGTTAATGTTTCTTGTAACATATTGATAATAAAAAATAGGCAATAGACTCCACATTCCGTATTTTTACGTTGATGTACTATTTTATCATTTAACTCATAGTCAATCTTGATATTTAGTTTTTCTCCTTGTGTTACAATACAATTTACTAATTTTTTAATTTCAGGTGGTTCTTTGTTCGTCGAAGATGTCTTTACGCTGTCGAAAAAATATAATTTTTTCTTGCGAAGATTCAAAAATAACGCTACCCAATGAGATCCACTTTTTGTATGTTCGTCCAAGTTGAATATAATCCCAATTTTAAATTTATTGTTCCTTATATTTTTATCTACGTTGAAATCATAAAGTTCTGGCCATACGCGTTTTCCTTCATCATAAGAGTCTGTTTTATAAAAATCAATGGGTGAAGGTCCAATAAATTCGAAGCACTTATAACGTTTTTCGAACTGCTTCATCACTTTTTGTATATCACTAGATGATAACCAAGTGTGATCGTTTTTATTCCAACTTTCGGGATGTTCTGGTGCGAATGATTCTACTAATTGTTTTCCTAATTGACTGGGCATAAATTCTCGACGTAACCAGCACGACTCTGTATTACACACATTGTGGTATTTATCTCTCAATGTATCCCAAATAATTTTAGGGTCTTCAGATTTTATAGGGTCGTCCCTGTGACGTTTATTATATGTTTCCTTCAACTTTTCAAGGTCGTCTTTGTCGTAACAAGTGAAATCAAAATCTTTATCACTTAAAGGACTACATGACAATTTTTTAAAAGTTTCTTTTGGCATAATTATTAGGCAGAAAATATTTTTATACCCATTATTTGATTTGGTACATTTATTCTACCTATTTGACTTGGTACATTTATTTACCTTTGAAAATATTGCGCTGTGAACGTGTAGAATTATTGAACACATCATTATCATTAAACTCCTTAACATCAGTTTTTATTTCTGGTACGTGAAATAAAAGACCATGTTGTAGTGGTGCTGGTAAATCAGACATAGGGTAAGAATACATATTACTTGTTGTTGACGGAATGTACTCGCGTTGGTCACACTTTTGTAAAGCAAATGTGGTATTGTGTAATTTTGTTTCTAAATCGACATTGTTTGCGAAACCGCTCCAAGGCGCCTTACTATTTCCTGGATAGAATTGTTTGTCTCCGTTGTAAATGGGATAATTTGCCTGTGTTTCATTCATTTCGCGGCGAATATTGACAACAGGCATTTTCACATATTTAGTGGGTGTGGCACGGATGTCATAAACAGGTTCAAGAGGTTTTTCGGTCAAATTTCGTGCAAAAATACGATTATTTATCTCTGTATTTCGATCATCGTTGCGTATACACACACCATTTTTCATACTATAAATTTTATTCATATACTAATTCTAAAGAAAATAAATTACTATATGGCTCGCGTATAATTTACATTGGTAGTGAAAAAACACACATACTATAAAGAATGCGGGATTGGAAATATAACACAAATGAATGAAGAATGCTCATATATAAAGGTGCGTTATCCTTCGATTTGTTTGAGAAAAGCCTAAATGCGACTAACCCGATTGACCCAGCGAAAACAGCAAAGAAGAATATCATCAAATAGTAAAAATAATTGCAATATTGGGCATCAAATGGACTAAAAAAATCGGAAATTTCGTCCATCTCGTATATATATATACGTTAATAATATATATTTTCAAAAAGTGAATAAAGAATATGTGAGGTTAAATACTATGTGCGGAATATTTGCCTTAATGTCGTCAATTGATGAAATGACTATTCGAAAGGAGTTTATGAAAGGGAGACCCCGTGGTCCGGAATGTTCAACTATTGAAAAGTTAGATATTGTCACGTCAAATAACCCATTTTATTTTGGATTTCATCGACTGGCAATTAATGGATTAAATACAACGTCTAATCAACCATTAGTTTTCGATAATATTAAATTGATTTGCAATGGTGAAATTTACAATTATAAGCAACTATACAAACAAATGGGAATTACACCTGTTACCCAATCCGATTGCGAGGTAATTATTCATTTATATATAAAATACGGAATCGAACAAACGCTTCGCATGTTGGATGGCGTATTCGCATTTGTTCTATTTGATAATAGTGATATAATGCATCCAAAACTATGTGTAGCGCGAGATCCATATGGTGTTCGTCCATTGTATCAGACCAATACACATAATAGCAATACACATTTCCATCCAATATTAGGGTTTGCCTCTGAGATGAAAATGTTACATAATATCTCCTGTACATCTGGTGATAATGTAGATATAATTCATTTTAAACCTGGATCCTATTCGGTTTATACCATGGTTGATGAATTTTGGAAACCAGTTGTAGCGCATGTACCATATACTATGATTTCTAGTACCGATTTATCTGATTTGAATGACAATTCAGTAGATGAAATAGAATGTAATATAACGCGGTTGTTAAAATCTGCTGTAAAAAAACGTGTTGAAACAACAGAACGTCCGATTGCATGCTTATTATCCGGAGGTTTAGATAGTTCGCTAATTTGTGCATTGGTACAACGTGAAGTCACACAACAAACAGGTAAGAAAATCGAAACGTATAGTATTGGATTACCTGGATCAGATGACTTGAAATACGCGCGGATTGTAGCAAATCATTTGGGAACAAAGCATTGTGAAGTTGTTGTAAGTGAACAGGAAATGCTTGATGCTATACCCGATGTTATTTATAAGATCGAAAGTTATGATACGACAACTATTCGTGCGAGTGTGGGTAATTATTTAGTAGCAAATTACATTTCAAAGAATAGTCTAGCAAAGGTAATATTTAATGGTGATGGCGCAGATGAACTCACGGGTGGTTACTTATATTTCCATCAATGTCCAGATTCCATTGAATTCGATAAAGAATGCAAACGTCTTTTGACTGATTTACATTGTTATGATGTGTTGCGTTCTGATAAATCGATTTCTTCAAATGGACTTGAGGCACGCACACCCTTCCTTGATCGAAGCTTCGTACAATACTACATGTCTATTCATCCGGATATTCGAAACCACGTGCTTACTAATAAATGTGAAAAACATTTATTACGTAGTGCGTTTTCAAGAATGTTGTTTGATGGGAAACCTTTATTACCTGATGAAGTGTTATGGCGTACAAAGGAGGCATTTAGTGATGGTGTAAGTAAGCAAACGCGTTCATGGTATGAGATTATTCAGGAACATGTAGAAACGATTGATGATGATATGACATATACCATGTATGTTGATCATAATATACCAGTAACAAAGGAACAAATGTACTATCGACATTTATTTGAAAAAAACTATGAAGGACGTTCCCATATTATTAAATACTTCTGGATGCCAAAGTATGTCGACGCTCTGGATTCTAGTGCGAGAACATTGACAATTTACGATTCTATACACCTTTGAAGTAATATCCCAAGACTGGGGTTTTAATTTTGTATGTATAATATAATGAAATCATTGGAAAGAGTTTTTTATATTATACTTTATTCTACTTATTTTATTTATATAACAGGTTTTATTGGTCTCGCATCGTTTGCACCGGAATATTTAGAAACGCTTCAAGCAACATTTAATTTATATATATCATGTATCTTAATTTGGCGTTTCCACCCATGGCGCCATCATAAATTCACACCTTTTGATCAGAAAATAATATTTAGCGCTGCTCTATTTATTTTATCCTCTACATCATTAACAAAACTGACATCATTGTTTACATTTCATGAAAAAATTCTTGAAGACCAATTTGAATTGTTTTCCCAACAATAATATCGATTTCGTGTGTTTTATCAGACTTTTCGTAGAATTTGACTCCTGAGAATGCGTTTGTCATATTTTTAAGTAAATGTTTTTTGTTCAATGTCCCTAATATTTTGGAATCGATTAATCGATCAACCATCGTTGTATAATGCAATGACGATACGTAGGGATCAATATGTAAATAATAAACATTATTATTTTCCATGCCATCATAATAGACATCATCGATCATACATATTTTCGCTTCTTTGGGAATACGTGTAGTACGTAACAGATCCTTGTACGTTTTATTATGGGATGTGCGTTTTGGTTCAATCACTTTACCATTCACCATAAATGCGCGAATAATTTTTGTGAATATTTCAGTATTCAATTTGTATTCAAAATAATTTTTTATAAGTTGAACCCATTCCTTTGGTCCTTGATTATTCGTATAAATCATAATTTCCAATTTAGTGGTTCGTCTAACTTCAATTAAATATTTCAAAATAGAAAATATTTTTGGACGGAGAATCTCTGGATATAAATCTATTAATTTACAGAAAATCTCAAATGTTATTTGGTGTTGTATATAATTTTGGAGAGTATAATAAAATATTCCCATGTTTTGGAAATAACCAAGAGTCTCATCCATATCGAATACAACCACATGTTTTTTCATGGTACTTATATTAGCTATATATTATTCTTCGAGCAAAAAATAATACGCTTGTTAAAAAAAATAAATGTTGTATATATGTATGGAGGAAACATTGACACACGACGACTATTTAAAAGTGCTCGATTATTATGATATTCCCATGCCGAAAACGAGAATGCGAGTGAAAAAAGCAGCGGAACAAATTTTAGCAGAGAAACTTTGTAGGTGTATTAAACGTGTTAAAAGAAAACAGAAATCAGATAATACACGTGGATCTATTGGAATTTGCCGAACATCTGTTATATATCGAAAAAATTTAGATATATTTCGTTTTAAATGTAATAAAAATCCTTCATTAAAAAATTTTAAAGGGAAATCGTATAAAATCAAAAAACGTGCGGCTTTTCAAAAAACACGTAAAAATAAAAGAAACAAATAGGTGCAAATAATAATCCAATATATATATATGAGCTCCCAACAACATAGTTCACGCAAAAGGCATAAAAAAAAAACGTCTAATAGAACTATGAAAAACGATAAATCATCCAGTGAAGGAGAACAACGTTTAAATGAAGGTTTTTCGACATTACTTAGTGAGTTAGAAACTATTTTGATGGGTCAAGGAGAACCATTTAAGGCTCGTGCATACAAAAAGGCGGAAGAAACAATATTAGGCATTACTGATGACATTACAAGCTATAAACAATTGGAGGGAATGCCTGGTATTGGTGACGCGATAATAAAAAAATTACAAGAGTATGAAGAAACAGGTGATTTGGCTTATTTGAAACGAGAACGTAAAAATCCAATCAATGTTTTAACACAAGTCCATGGTATAGGTATTAAAAATGCTAAAGAATTAATTGAAAAGGGAATAACTACTATTGAACAACTTAAACAACAAGGTGAGTTATTGAATAATGTACAGAAAAAAGGGTTGAAATATTATGATGATTTAACACATCGTATTCCTCGTGATGAAATTGTAGAATATAACAAGCGCATAGACGATGTTTTTCGAGATACATTTGGTGAATCACAAACTGATGTATCTTTTGAAATCGTAGGTAGTTATCGACGAGGTGTTTCAAGTTCTGGTGATATAGATATAATCATTACGTCTAAAGAAAACAATAAAAAGGTATTTGCTACATTTTTAGATGCTTTAAATAAAGCAAATGTTGTGATTGAAGAATTGAGTAGAGGAAAGGTAAAAAGTCTAACCATTGGTCAATTAGAAGGAAAATTATCACGCCGTCTAGATTTTTTATATGCGCCTCCAACCGAGTACGCGTTTGCTATTATATATTTTACTGGTTCCAAGGCATTCAATACTATTATGCGTCAACATGCATTGAAAAAGGGATTAACATTGAATGAGCATGGATTATATACAATGGTGGATAAGAAAAAGGGGGCTCGTATTGAAGACTCGTTTGAAAGTGAAGAGGATGTTTTCCGATATTTAGGTTTGGTATTTAAGACACCCGAGCAACGTAAAGACGGGTCCGCTGTCATTGCGAGTACAAGTGTTACCAAATCACCCAGTGTTCAAAAAGTATCAGATGTCAAAAAATCGAGTCCTAAGTCGAAAAGTGCAAAAAAATCGAGTCCTAAGTCGAAAAGTGTAAAAAAATCGAGTTCCATTTCGAAGTCAAAGAGTTCCAAATCAAAGAGTTCCAAATCAAAGAGTGCCAAAAAATCGAGTCCAAAAACAATTAAAAAGGCATCTCCAGTAAGCAATGGGAAACCAAAAAAAATGACTATAAAACGAAAGGTTGTACCCAAGCGTGATGTTAAATTACATATACAGCAATTTTTGAAAAAGAGTATTGATTACCTAGATAAACTTGATGAATCAATGATAGTAAAAATGATAGAATACGCAAACGAACAATATTATAACGAGAAGCCATTAATGACAGACAATCAATATGATATAATAAAGGAGTTTTTTGATAAAAAGTATCCTAAAAACGAATTGTTAGAAAAAATAGGTGCTCCCATTGTGAAGAATGTAAAAAATAAGGTAACCCTTCCTTATTTCATGGGTTCTATGGATAAGATTAAACCTACAACAAATGCTATTACAAAATTTATTGAAAAATATCCAAATGATTATGTATTATCTGTGAAGTTGGATGGTGTTAGTGGATTATATTCTACCGAAAATGGAGAGTCGAAATTATACACACGTGGTGATGGACGCGTAGGTCAAGATATTAGTTATTTGATCCCTTATTTACGTCTTCCGAAAAAAGAAAACATTACTATTCGTGGTGAGTTTATTATTTCTAAAGAATTATTTGCTAAACATTATTCAACAACATTCAAAAACGCACGTAATTTTGTAGCTGGATTAATGAATTCTAAATCGGTCGATCCAGAGGTGATGAAAAACATCGATTTTGTAGCTTACGAAGTTGTTGAACCAGTTTTGAAACCACTTGACCAGTTTCATTTACTTGAATCATTGGACGTAAACGTAGTACATCATGAACACACAGACAACATATCAAATGAAATGCTTTCTAAACATCTTGTAGATTGGCGCGGATCGTATGGTTATATCATGGATGGAGTCATTGTTTGTCATAACAAACTTTACCCGCGCCAAGAAAAGAATCCCGAATTCGCATTTGCATTTAAGATGGTATTGTCGGACCAAGTAGCAGAGGTAAAGATTGTAGATGTCTTATGGGCACCAAGCAAGGATGGATATTTGAAACCACGCATACGCATTGAACCAGTAGAGTTGGGTGGCGTGACAATAGAATATGCTACGGCATTTAACGCTTCTTACGTGTTAGAAAAGAAACTTAATTTGGGAGCAATGGTAAAACTAATCAGAAGTGGAGACGTCATTCCTTATATTCAAGAAGTGATTGAACCAGCTGAAGAAGCGAAAATGCCCGACATCCCTTATCATTGGAATAGTACACATGTAGATATTATCATGGACAATAAGGACGATAGTGACGAAGTTCTAGAAAAAGTTATGACCAGTTTTTTTCAAACAATCAAGGTAAAACAACTTAGTCAAGGAACGATTAGGAAACTCATTAAAGGAGGATATCGTACAACGTGTCAAATAATAGAAATGACCAAATCGGATTTTATGAAAATCGATGGTATTCAAGAAAAAACTGCTACAAACCTATCAATAGGCATTCACGAACAACTAGCAAAGGCTGAATTGTCCGTGTTGATGACCGCTTCAAATAAATTCGAGCATGGTTTTGGTACGAGAAAATTCGAAACTATTTTACAAGCATATCCTGATATTTTGGTTTCACAAGATACAAAGGAGGCTAAAATAGATAAACTATCACATGTTAAGTCACTTGCAATAAAGACGGCTACTAATTTTGTGGAACGTATAGATGAGTTCAAGGCATTTTTAGAAAATTGTAAACTAACATACAAATTGGACACAACACCTTCATTAGAAAAAGACTATGAAATTAACCATATATTGTTTCAAAAACATATAGTTATGACTGGATTTCGTGACGATGAACTGACTACACTATTGAAGGATAGTTATCAAGTAAAGAATTCGTCATCGGTATCTAAAACAACCTTTGTATTACTTGTTAAATCGCATGATGACGATTCGAGTAAGATTAAAAAGGCAAAAGAGTTGAAAATTCCTGTCATGACCAAAGATGAGTTTGTTAGCGCATTTCTAAAATAACTTACATTTACGAATAACAAAATGGATATACGCGTGTCTATTATTTGATTGATAGAGAAATGTATATGTATTTGGCGAAAATTTGTTCATATTAATTAGAATTTCCGTATAGTTACTCATAAATAGGGAATGTATCTTCTTTTTGGGAAAAATCTTTTTTTTGGGTTTCTTTTTTTTGGGTTTTTCTTTTACTTCTTCAGTGAATAATGGATTTTTTGATAAAATTTCATTCAAATAACATGTATACTGACTCATAGTATATATATTATGTTTGCACTTTTTTACATTTGAAATATAGTTTTTTGAATCTTTCATATTGCTTAACAATTATCGAGTCGTTGAAATCATACTACCACATATGCTGCTGATGTTTTTGCCTTTTTCTTTGCTATACTCCAATCCGTCTCTGCCACTGGAAATCGTCGTCGCTAATTATTTTTTCAAATAGTTCATAGCACTTAATAATACCTTTTCTTGTTGTGTTAGCTTGCGAAACATGTGCGCCTCATCCAAACTCACCTGCATATATTTATTTATTCTATTTTTACATACAACACTTGTTCCTTTTTCACAAATGTTAATATCACATACTAACGCGCCACGCGTGAGAGCAATATGTTCAGGGTTTTTTAACGATATCCATCTTATATAAACACCCGGTACAAATTGTTTCATTTCATCGATATAGACATAATCGTTTAATTTATTCATCATGATTTCCATATCATCATCATCAAGTTCTAATTCGCTCAATACATGACGTTTTATATTTTCTAATTCGTCGCTTGTATATTGAAGAATGAAATTATTGTTATCGTTTTCTAATGCGTTTAGTAAAACATCTACATCACTCATATTACTACTTATATTAGAATCATATGTTAAAATTATTTTATATGTAAATCTTTTATCACTATAATGTATATAATGTCGAAATCGAAAATATTTAGTTATACTGGTTCAGAACAAACCTACATTATACCAGATGAGATATATACGATACATGTTGAATTAAATGGTTCATCTGGTGGTAAGGGTAGCTTTGGTGGAGGAGGTGGTATGGGTGGAAATGTAAACGCGAACTTAAATGTTACACCGGGTAGCGTATTATACTTGTATATCGGAGGCACAGGAACGGATGGTGTCTCGCAATCCAATACACAAGCAAATGCCAATATTCCGGGTGGTTATAATGGTGGAGGAAATAGTGGAGGTTTTGGAGATCAAGGAGGTAGTGGTGCGGGTGCAACTGATATTAGAATTAATGGAAATGGATTGACCCATCGCATTTTAGTTGCTGGTGGTGGTGGTGGTGGCGGAAGTGATCCCCAAGGAGGAGGTGGTGGCAATGGTAATGGACAACCGGGTGCGGATGATGCTAAAACTGGAAATCAAAAGGGTGGTAAAGGCGGTACACAAAGTGGCGGAGGTTTAGGTGGTTCAAATATATCCAACGACGAAGTATCATGGGGAAAAAAAGGTGTTTTGGGGATAGGTGGTATAGGTGGAATCACTGGATTAGCCGGATTTGATAGTGGGGGCGGAGGTGGAGGAGGATATTATGGAGGGGGTGGTGGTGCGGCATCCACTGATATATCACCAGGTGACGCAGCTGGTGGAGGAGGAGGGTCATCATATGCTTATGAATTAGCTAATGACGTAGAATTTAAACAGGGTATACATAATGGGTTAGGAAATATCACCATATCGTATGTTGTACCGAGCGTCATTTGTTTCGTAGCGAATACAATGATACGCACTGATCAAGGTGATGTACCAATTCAACTTATCAAATCAAAAAAGCATACTATACATGGATCACCTGTTGTAGGAATTACAAAAACTATTCATAATGAAAAGGAATTGGTATTATTTGAGAAAAATGCGTTGGGAGATAATGTTCCAAATCGCGATACAATCATGAGTAGAAAACACAAGATTAATGTAAGAGGAAAATACGTAAAGGCTGAATATATGATTAATGAATCGACAATTCGGCTAGTACCTTACGATGAAACACTCATGTATAATATTGTAATGCATACTTATAGTGTTGTTCGCGCGAATAATATTAAGGCTGAAACACTTCACCCGAGAAATAATGTTGCTATATTATTTAAAAATCACATATGGAAAAATAAACCAACTAAAATTACAAAAATATTATGAGTTTTAAGATGTAATGTATTTTTTATATTACACGAAGTTAAAAATCACTGAATCATTTATATAAAATAATCACTTTATATAAATGGAGGTTTCAAGACAAAATATGAATTCATTATTTGCCAGCAAAAATCTTGTTAATGATAGTTTTTATATTACATACGCATTTTTAATGACTACCGCTACTATTACTTTTATTGAAGCTATTCGCACTAAAGATATGAAAATTCGCAATATTCTTAATTTAGAAACATGTATATCTGTTGTTGCTGCTTTCTTTTATGGTAAATTCATTACTTCCATTGAAAATGACGAAGAAATCGATTATAAAGCTATTAATAGAACACGTTATACAGATTGGGCAATTACTACACCTATTATGTTGCTCGTACTTGTATTGGCACTTTTATATAATAGTAAAAATGGGGCAATGTCGTTTTCTTCTTATTTAAAAATTCTTGTCATGAATTATGGTATGCTCGGTGCTGGATATCTCGGTGAAATTGGTACATTATCGTTGGGTTTAGGTAATTTAATAGGTTTTGGTTTTTTTGCTGGCCTATTCGGATATATTTATAAAACATATGTTCAAGGTAAATATAACTTTGACAATATCATATTATATAGTGCTTTCTTTGTTTTATGGGCATTATATGGAATAGTGTATTTTTTAGATGAAGTAACTAAAAACATTTCCTTTAATATTCTTGATTTGTTTTCCAAATGTTTCGTTGGTATATTCTTTTGGGCTTACTACGCTAAAGTATTCAAGATTTAATTATATACGTAAATATTTATTATTAACCTCAAAAAGTGCTAATAAAAATCGATTATAAATTCACCCAATTAATGTCACTATATTATTATAGACCTTCAGACATTTAGAATTAATTATATTATATTGTATTATATTATGAGTTCAAAAACATATCGATCCATTATTGTATCGCATCAGGCAAGATTGCGTTGTTTTTTACACGACTATCTTATAAATAATAATGATCAAGGCAATTCGCGTTCAAATTCGTCAGATTCATATGACTCAGGTGTTACTGATGTCGAATCGGTTTCGTCCAGTGGTAGTGAAAGTAAAGGTGGTGGAGGAGGACTACACCGATTTCAGAATGGTTGCGTTATTAAATTAATCATTAATTCGACCAGCTTATCACTAGAATTAGTGTATAATGGATCAATTGATGAAGAAAAACCAACATATACGTATTATGTCAAACCAGGTACAATTGACGAAAAGGCGAAACAGGGTAAATACCAGATTGAAGAGTTATATCCTATCTTTATCAAAGTAAATTTCGAACACATAAACCCAAGTAATACATTCGAGTTTTATTTGATACGTCATGGACAAGCTGAACATAATGTACTCAAGGGAATGAATAAGGCATTCAGTAATAAAAACACTAAATTAACAGAGGACGGGCGTGCACAGGCACTTTCATCAGGTAAGCATCTAAAAGATATAGTAAGAGGTAAAACAATTAATTATCTATTTGCGTCCGATTTAAATCGCACAAGTGAAACAATGGGACATTTTTTGAAGGGTTTTAATAACCAATTGATGGGCAAGTCGATTGTAATTCTTCCTTGTTCGCACGAATTAACGTATACTAAAAACTCTCATTGTGATGGTCATCAAGGTATAACACCAAATGAAAATATATCCACATGTGAACCAGGAAAGACTGGAAAAACATTATTAACTAGACAAACAATAGATTCATGTGATACAATAGGTGATCTTAGATTGGACTGGAGTTTTTATAGTAAGTTTTATGGTTCTGGAACGCGAAGAAAACGCGGAAGTGAAGTGAGTAAACAATGTCGCGATACAGACATGTTTAAAGAGGCTATCGAATATATTATTAGTAAAGAGGGTCGCGAAAATAAACGTACGAAATTAAGTTCATTGTTACATGATATGCCTCAAACCACCCGTGATATAATGAGTAATAACTTAAATAAATTAAGTGATATAAGTGATAAAAGTGATCAACTTAAAGAAGGCGCGCATGCTTTTGCCGAAAGTGCACGACAATTGGCTTTGGCGCAAAAAAGTTCGAAATTGTGGGGCAGAGGTGGTAAAACTAGGCGGAAACGTCGTCAAGGCAGTAAAAGAAAGGGACGATCGATAAAAAACAAACGAAAAGGGTCAAAGGCCGTTTCACGAAAACAACATTGTAAAAATGGTCGACGTAAATATAAAACTCGTAGACACAAATAAAAAACCAAAACCCCAAAATACTTTTCCAGAAAAAAATATTTATTTTGTTGAAATTAAAATAATGCCAATAATGATTTAAAAATAAGTATATATAATTAAATTATAAGATGGGAAAATTTAATAGGCAGATGAAAGTATTTAATATAGATAATTATTTAACTCAGATAAATAATAATAGTGATCCATATACTATTATTAAACTTAAATGTAGGGCAGCAAATTGCTATATGAAGACTGGAAGTAAGAAAAATGTAATAAAGGCAATTGATTTATATAATGATGCGCATGATATTTTAAGTAAATATAGAGGTTCGCAAGATCCAAGAGCACAAAATGTGGTTTTATTTATTATAAAATGTGAGAAGAGGTTAGAAGAATTAAGTAAAAAAAGGATGATTTGATAGTTTTATTGTCACCAAACTGACGCACCTTCATATGCATCAAATATATACCTATTTTTTTCATAAAAACAAAACAATTTACACCTTTTCTCATTTAAAACACTTATTTAATAATATGGTTATAGAAATAAACTATATTATTATGACATTTAACACCCTCACCCCCTTCATTTTAACCATTGTTTCAATTCTGAATCCCACTTATTACGATGTTGTAAGAAAAAATCGGGATTCTTTTCAACTACGTCAATAACAAAATAATGCACCCATGCAGTGAATTTAGGATTGACGTGTCGGTATTTATACTGCTCCCATACATTTCGAACAATTGGATTGTTTAGATACATTCTAAAGCACGTAATCCATCCTGCGAATGCATTTTGATTGGATTTAATTAAATCTAACTTATTATTAATTTTAAATTTATCTTCTAGTTTAAACATTCTGACAATATTTACCATTTCTTGAATAAATTTAGCAGCGTAATGCCATTTTTCTTCATTTCCGTCGTATGGTATATATTTGATGTGTGATAACCCTTTAGCATTCCATTCCGCACGTGTATAAAAAGAATTACCAGTACCCATACTAAAAATTTCCTTATATAAAGTATTTAATACCGGATAATTCATAGCATCTGCCTCCCATCTATCTACGACAATTTCTTGTGTAAAATGTGATAATCCTTGTTGTATTTCTTCTTCCGTAGTTTCAGATGCCTTTAATGTATCGTATCCAATTTTTCCAATAGCAAAAAATACGAATAAAGATGCTAAGAATTTAAATGGAAATTGTATAAATAGATCGGCTTCACTCTTGCCGTACCTCTTATATAATATATAATTAATATACGTTATACATAACACTAATAATATTACTCCTGCGTATATAATATATAAACGATCGGTTATATATGTTTCACTCTTATTTGTGTGTTTTATTTTCTTAGTTGATGGAATTTTATTACTATTCTGTAAATTCATTTCTATTATAAATAAATATATTTTATTGATGGTAAAATGTTTAAAACATTGATCCAAATCCTCCACCTCCCAATGCTTCGTTAGCAGCCATTAACGGAGGAGGTCCCATTTGTTGTTGTCCAGGTGCGTTAGCATTGACCATATGTGTAGGGTTAGATTGGTACATTTGATCGAAATTTTGTCCACCTTGAATGGGTGTGGATCCTAAACTTTGTTGATTTTGCATTGGTTCACGCGCAATTGTTGGAGGTGGTAATACATGGGATACATTTTGATTTTGTTGTAATACTGGTTCCTTCTCCCGTAAACTTTCCTCGCCGTTTATTAAACCCATCACACGTTCGTAAAGTATATTGCCCTTTTCACCCAATTTTGTCTGAAGACTAAGAGTGATGAATAATATTACGAGAACAATATTAATTAGTTGAAAAGGTGGGTAACTATCGTTACTATATGTAGGTACGAAAGTGACAATGCGATGGATATAAAAAAGTCCAATTAATATTACTAAAACTTGAGCAATCAATTCGATCACTATTTCTAAACTTCCTTTCGTGTCATCTGCATCCGGAATATAATGCTTCATTAGTTTATTTAATCCAATCACAGGAATGATGGAAAGTACCGAATATTGAGATAAATTTAATAAATCGTTCTTAGTATCGTCTTTGAAGTCGAATACATGTTCGAAAAAACTATTTTTTTTTATTGTCCCACCAGTAATGTCGTCCATATGAAGTAACATTAGAAATAAAAAAAATGAAAATTGAAAAGAATATAATAAAAGATCGCTATTTATATATAAGTTAAAATGGTTCGAATTTGTGATAAACCTTATGATGAACAGGAGAATGTTGAAAAGTATACCGAATATTTCGATTACTTTCCCTTTCCTTTGAGCGATTTCCAAAAGTATGCTATACATGGTCTAGTCGAGTCACAGCATGTTTTGGTAACAGCACATACGGGTTCGGGTAAAACACTTCCGGCAGAGTTTGCAATTAAACATTTCACGTCTATGGGGAAAAAGGTGATTTATACAAGTCCGATCAAGGCACTATCCAATCAAAAATATTACGAGTTCAGTAAGGCATTTCCCGATATTAGTTTTGGTATTCTTACCGGTGATATTAAGTTTAATCCTGAAGCAGATGTTCTAATTATGACAACAGAAATTTTACAAAATACGTTATATCTACAGGATAAGGACGACGAAACAAAAAATAAATTATTAATGTTTGAAATGGATATCGCTAATGACCTAGGGTGTGTCATTTTTGACGAAATTCATTATATTAATGATCAAGATCGTGGTAAGGTGTGGGAAGAGACAATTATGATGCTACCAGATCACATTCAAATGCTAATGCTTTCCGCGACAATTGATAAACCGGAAAAATTCGCCTCTTGGTGCGAGGGTCATAAAAAAACAAAGGAGGTATATTTGGCTTCTACCGAGCATCGCGTTGTACCTCTACATCATCATTTGTTTGTCACTGCACCCGAACATCTATATAAACAAATTACGAGTAAGTCTGAAAAGGAAGAAGTTCGGCAGCAAATGGATCAACTTCTTCCTCTACGAAGTCCGAGTAAAAATTATTGTGAAGAATCTTATTTAAAAACGCGCAAACTGATTGATAAAATAGAAAAACATAAAACGTTCATCAGTCCTAATTTTGTTCTTAATCAAGTCGTCAAATATTGTAAACAAAACGAGATGTTACCTGCTATTGCGTTTGTATTCTCGCGAAAGAATGTAGAAAAATATGCTGAAGGAGTTGGTGAAATTGTTATTGATGATATGTTCCCCGTGCCTCAAGTAATTGAACGCGAATGTGAGCATATCATTCGCAAGTTGCCAAATTATCGTGAATATTTGGAGTTACCTGAATATAAGAATATGGTACGATTAATTTCAAAAGGAATTGCAATTCATCATAGTGGCATAATGCCTATATTACGCGAGATGGTTGAATTGTTATTTGCCAAGGGATATATTAAACTCCTCTTTGCAACAGAAACATTTGCAGTCGGTCTGAATATGCCTACTAAATCAGTTATTTTTACAAATGTTTCAAAATATACATCTGAAGGAAGTCGCTATTTGTATAGTCATGAATACACACAAATGGCTGGTCGGGCTGGGCGACGAGGCTTGGACAAAATCGGACATGTGATTCATTGCGCAAATATGTACAGACATATGATGCCAACTACTCTAGAAATGAAAAATATGTTGTCTGGGATTCCGCAAACATTGGTTTCTAAATTCTCTATCCATTGTACTCTTTTGTTAAATTTATTACAAAACATTCATAAGGGTGCGAGTTCCGAGATAACGCAATATATTAGTAAGAGTATGTTACACGGCGAGATAGAAAAACAAATCGAGGCGGAAGATAAAATAGGTGTCACGATGAAGGAAAGTGTTGAAAAGAGATATGATACAATGGTTCAAACCGGTATGTGTATCGATGATTTGGTTAGTTACAAGAACATACAGAATAATTTGAATGGACTACAGAATAAAAAGAAAAAGGCTGCTATGCGAGACATGGAGAAAATCGAGATGAAATATGGAAAACAATGGAAATCGTATCTAACACGTTATGATGGATATTTGTTGGAACTGGTCAATTATACCCATCATGTACATTTACTTGATCAACGCAAACAATTCATAGAAGGGACATTAACGCATCATATGAATACACTAGTTAGTCATGAGTGTGTTAGCTTAAGTGAGGATGATGATTATATGATTACATTAAAAGGCGAGGTATGTGCATTGATTAAGGAAGGTCCGGGTCTTTTACTCGGTGAACAATTGTTTTTGGGTCATGAAATATCTACATTTAGTTTGGCGGAGATGGTTGGAATCCTAAGTATTCTTACACCGATCAAGGTTCAGAGTGAATTGAAACAAATGAGACCAAGATTGGATAATAAACGTTTGTGCGATTTTATTATTTCACTAGATTCAGCATACACATCAAATTACCTTGAAATATATAATACAGAATTTCAATTTGATATTATCCAACACGTTATGGATTGGGTGGAGGCGGACGATGAACAAACATGCAAACAAATATTGTTTCGTGTCCAGGAAGAGAAAGGTATATTCTTAGGTGAATTTGTCAAGGCACTGCTTAAAATTAATCACATTGCATTGGAACTTGAGACAGCAAGTAATATATTAGGGAATGTACATTTGTCACATCTATTTAGTGAAATTTCTTCCAAAACGTTGAAATATGTTGCAACAAATCAATCGTTATACATTTAGTTAGTTTGATATAGATCAATTACATATTATTAGATAGTAATAATAATATGTCAAGGCTACATTTTTTTATGTGGTTACATATATCGTCATATTTAAGCTACATTCCTCCTTTCAATAGCAATACACTACAAATATCAAATGTATCTCGCAGTAATTCAATTGCGAAAATTAAACTGGCTCGACATTTGACATATTTCTCTTCAGAAGAATTAAAAAAGTACGTTAAACATATATTTATTGAAACAAGAACCATACCTTTGTCAATTATGCTAAAAATGTTCACGAAAACATATACATTGAGAGAAGACTGGAATTCACTGCCGGAACGTATGTGCGCAAATTGTTTCCCTAACAAATCGATATCATGGACACGCGTTGAAAAAATACCGAAACCTGGTCTACGTAGCAAATACGACGTGTATTGTTTTATACGTTCGTTAGAAAAATCACAACTAGATGTAATAGTTCGTGATTATATTTCTAAATATTCGATTCGTTTTTATTAGTCTGTCTACAAATTATATATATATAACAACCAGTTGATAGCATTCTCCTCTGCAACCATTACATCTTTATTTCGATGACATTTAAGTCCCTCTTTAATCTTCATATAGTGGTAGTAACCCAATGGATGCATCGAGACATATTCATTTAAGATTTCTAATAATAGATCTCCTTTTAATACATTAACCTGTATTAAATATCTTATATTGGACATACGCCTACGTTGTTTATAAACGTGGATAAATCTTGTCCAACATCGCATTTGTTATTTTATTATGATGTTATATTTCGATACTAAATATAACATATTATAATCCCGCGTTGTGTTCTTTCTAATCCATTAGATTCCGTATTCCACCCATAGATTCTGTTTGTTTCCTCATTCCACCCATAGATTCGATATGATCTTCTTCTTGTTTCCTCATTCCACCCATAGATTCGATATGATCTTCTTCTTGTTTCCTCATTCCACCCATAGATTCGATATGATCTTCTTCTTGTTTCCTCATTCCACCCATAGACTCAATGTATTGACCTTGTAATATCATTATACCTAGAGCAACAAACATGAATAAAAACGGGAATAGCACAAGAAACCATGAGATGCTAGAAAATCCAGATGTACATATCAAATTCAAAATGAATGTCCAAAAAATGATATATATAACTTTAGCAATAAATATTAATGAAATATTGTTTGAAGGACAACTAAAGCTACCTAAACAATATCTATCATGACTACCATAATTTTGTATAACCATCATTAAAAGGGCTACAATTGAAATGGAGAAATATATGAGCGCAGGTGTGCATAAACTCTTAATAGTTTTAGCGATTTTCATTATATATTACCCATACAAAAAAACATGGATACCCCCAGTATTTAACGAATTAGATGAGTTAATATCGAATAAAAAAATATGACTTATTATTGTAATGGTATTTGGAAATAATGGTAGAACATTGGAACAATTAATAACTCAGGCAAGAACGATTACATATATTGAACCACAGAAAGAATATTCACATTGGACCGAAGACGAAATTAACATGAAATCCATTTATATTTCTCTACAAACTCGTGAACAAATAGATTCGATGCTTTATCTATGTAGATACTTTCCACCAATTAAAATACTATTAAAGGCACAACTAAAGGTATATATTAAAGAATACGAAGTATAATTATTCCAACATATGGACACGAATTTTTTGTTTCAGTCTGTCCTCATCACGAAATAGGTAAATACGAAATAATACAGAATCAAAGTTGTTTTTATTTAATCGCGAGTTTACTTTTGATACCATTTTGAGTTCGGGTAAATAGGACATGTATTGATATAATCCATCATTTCGTTCTATTCGATCAAAAACATATCCCGTATATTCGGTTTCAGACATATTCGGTGTCTTTGTACATAATTCCAATAACGAACATTCAGTTTGTACTTTTCGAATAGAACGCATGGTCGTATTGATATAATCCAGTTTACCTAGCCAATATGTATAAAACCGGTCAATATCCCCCTTGAAAACATAGAGCCCTAAATTTCGTTGTATATTTGCCAAATTTATTAGATCAACCAATCTACGGATAGGAGACGTTATATGCGTGTATGTATCTAGTTCTAGAATTTCATGTGGTGTTTTTCCAACTACATATTGTCCTGCCGCCGCTCCCCATATTTTCATAAAATTATATACATCATCAGGTAATGTAGAAGGTACTGGCGCGGTGGTATTATGAAATGAAGAGCTTCTATATATGCCATTATCGTGATCGCAAAAATGTTTAGCGCAATAATAATTCATACAAATCATTAAATAGGCAATCACATCATAGCTGTTTTTGATGACCCGTACAAATTTATGTGTTTTTATCATATTTCTGGTCGTAGACAATAAACTCTGGTAATCCGACATGTTAATTAGAGACTTCTCTTCGTATATATAATTCTTGCGTACAGATATTACGCAATTTACGAAATCAATATCCACAATTTCTCCATTTTCGACAATGAGATCCATTGCAAATGTAATGCGACGTTCGCCTTGTTGAAGACTACAAAGTATATCTGAAAGAATGGTCGGTAACATAGGTCGTTTCCTATCTGGTAAATAAATAGTAGAAATACGATTTGCAAATGACTCCCATAGATTCAGTGTATCGATCCAAACGCAGACATTTGTTATATAAATACTCACCTTATGTTTCGTTTTATTTATCGGTGTAAAACTGACAGCATCATCAAAATCCTGTGTTCCTTTGCCATCGATAGTAAATATATTTTCATGTGTTCTGTCGACAATTTGAGGATTAGACTCAACGATCGAATCAAGTACTTTACTAGGATCATTTGTAAGTGCCTTAAAATTACGTGATGTACTTTTTGTAAAATTTTGGATAGATGCGTTCAAACTTTTACAATACAACTGATATTCATAAAAGTTCTCAATAATATCCACATCACCAATGGTTTGTGTTAACATGCCTAGTGGATGGTTGGAATTCCATGATATGAACTTGAAATTTACATATTTATTAACAGCCTTTTTCGAAAACCCCAAACTCCGTATTTCATAAGGAATCGTAAATGGGGGGATACGTTTATCATCCGGTAAACATTTGTATAGGCATTTATTCTTTTCCTTGCCGTACATTTTACCACCTTCCAACACCAATACTCCTGGCATTCCTTGAGTTTCTCGAATCGGAGAATGTATGATAGTACAACCATCGTTTTCGGAAAATGTAAAAATGTCTCCATTGAATAGTCTATGGTGAACTGGTGAAAAACCAACCAGTGAAACATATTCCATGGTACTATAATTATTAATTTTCCATGACGTCAGACTTCTGTCATCAAACATCACCTTATATTGAATCATTATATTGAATCTAGAATATAATGATTGTTTTGCTATTTTTTTAATTCAATTTTACCCAAAATTAACTATTTTCAGGTATCGATTCACTTATAATATCCAAATTATTCTTATCGACGACAACCTTGTTATAAATATAATTAATATAATTGGGTGTTAGAGCAACAAGATTCATTAATGATCTGTACTGCATAGTGATTATAGCAGCAGTGTCGACAATTTTATAACTATAATACCAGGAGGATGGGATAAACAGCAACTCGCCTTGTTTTATTGACAGACGTAATGGTTTAATTCTATCGAAAGCATCCCCCGATTGTGTTGCTTCGTCAAATGGATCCATCGTGCTTTCATTAACGAATGTTTCATAATTGTAGGTATAATTCAGAAATTTAATACTCTTTGGCGGACACAAATAAATATCAATATTTCCGTGACATATATAAAGAAATGTACGAAAACATAAGGGTGATACAAAATTGGTAGTACTATTTTTACCCATTGTTAAATCATAATTTTTATAACATGTAAATGATGGTCGTAAAAAATTATCTTCTGTATTTATTTTCATTAATGTATCGCTCTCACTTAAAAATGCCTCGTTATTAGACGTTAAAAAATTATCCTTTTCAAAGACTTCGCCAATCTTTTCTGGTACATCACTATTTAATTGAAATGATTTATAATTCTTTAATAAATGGCTAGGCGAAAATGTATTATTCATAATTAAGTTATTGTAATAGGTAATGAATGGTAATCGTCTATCACATTGTTCCTCGAAATCTTCTTTGCCAGTTATTTGAATTGTGCGAACCTCCAGTAAATTGTTCACCTTTAAATGAAATAATACGTGTATATAGACAAATGCGACAAACAGAAAAACGACGCATATATATAATGGTTGGTTCATACTAAAAAATAGTGACACTAATTTTATATAGATTTAACGTAAGATAATATATCATTGTTAATTTATAGTATTTTGCTTAATAATATGAATGGATGCCTAATCTTCTATTTGTGGCGCCAAGAAGAATTTAATATAACTATCCCCGTACAAATTAAAATTGCAACAGCACGGGATATCCGGAGACATCATAATGGTTAGGTTCTTGTTTAGTTTCTGAAAGTTCGACATTACCTGTAGATATCTCAACTGAAATTGGGTACTAATGTCACACCCCTCATCGACAATGTAAGTTTCAATGTTATCAGATAATATATTCACATCCATTTTACCTTCAATTGAACCAGTAATTAAATGTACACTATCTTCTTTACATTTGAATTGGACACTATCTCCAAAATTTGAAAGTTGGTCGAGTATTTTCTTCCATTCCTTTGATTCGATTTCCATGCTAACATTATAATCACATGGAGGTATTTCCATCATTTCTGATTCGTAGTCGATGAGTGGCATTTCAAATAATTTATTAAAACTACCTGTTGGGTGAGTAAACGAAACATCTAATTTGTCTAATGTGTCGGTGGTTGTTTTCATACTAATGTGCTGTATTGGGTCACGTGTATTCAAAATTTTACTAAAAATTCCACCATGAATCCCAATAGTAAATGGTTCCTGACATTCATACACACTAAACCAGTCCTTACAAAGCGAAACTTCGAAAATGGCTACATGTGAGTCGTCCATTCCTTGAATATATACGTCATCCTCGCGGAAATTAATACTAAATTTATCGCTAAATTGTCGAATGTTTTGAAATATGATTTGAAAACATTCACTCCTCTTTACGTCTTCGATGACGAGATTCATTTTATTATGATACTAATTACTATCTATGCGATAATAAAATCAATTTTATTTTTATGTCATTAAGCTTCTTCCTCTTCGACCTCCTCTTCTTCGACTTCCTCTTCTTCGACTTCCTCTTCTTCGACTTCCTCTTCTTCGACTTCCTCTTCTTC